ATGCACTGCTACTTATATATTGAGCGGTACTATCGAAGTTATTACTCATAGAAGGAGTTTTACTTAATGTCTTATAAGCATAGTAAGGAGCTAATGTTCCTGTATACCCGTAAAGGTCTTCGTTGAAGTAATAGGTTGTATATGCTCCACCTGCTCCTTGGACACCTATAGCGCCTGTTGCACCTTTCAAGCCTGTTGCACCGTGTATCCCTGTAGGCCCAACTAATCCTGTAGCCCCAGGCCCTGTAAATCCTTGTGCTCCTGTATGCCCTTGGATACCTGTATTACCTTGTGCCCCTTGTGCTCCTGTAAAACCCCTAAAACCAGTATGTCCTTGTGTTCCTGTATGTCCTTGGGCACCTGTACTACCTACCGCACCTTGTAATCCCGTTGCACCTTGTAATCCTGTTATACCCTTGTCTCCAGGTTCTCCTATTAGACTAAGATAAACTTCGTCAGAACCCTCAGTATAATTAGCGTTTGTCGTTTGGTATCCTAATATTTTAGTTATATGTGTTACCGTAAAGCTATAATAAGGGGGTACCGAATCTGACTTTCCTGTCACTCTATAAATGTTAAATATGTCTACATTGTCTACATCTATAAGCTTAAGGTACCCAAAAGGAGTTACAGAGTTATAAAACTGTACGCTATTTGTACCCGCAGTATTTATATAAATAGTAGTTACTTGTGAAGGATCGATATTATTTAACTGTATTTCAGCAGTAGCAGGGGTATTTCCAGCAGTACTATTAAATGTTCTAAGTAAGAGAGGAGTGTATCCTATACCAGTTATACCACGTAATCCTGTAGACCCTTGTAGTCCTGTATTTCCTAATACACCTGTTTCTCCTAATACTCCAGTTAACCCTAATCCTCCTGTGGGTCCCTGTGCCCCAGTAATACATCCTCCTGTAGTTCCTTGTGCTCCAGTATCACCCTGTATACCTATTAGTCCTTGAATACCTGTTACTCCAACAAACCCAGTAGTACCTTGAGAACCTTGTATGCCTTGAACTCCTGTATCACCTTGAGCACCAGTTAATCCTTGCCATCCGGTAGCCCCTACTAACCCTGTAACTCCGCTATCACCAGTATAACCTTGAGCCCCTGTATGTCCTTGTGCTCCAGTTAGTCCTTGTATCCCTATTGCTCCTTGTAGTCCTGTAGCACCTATTAATCCTGTTACACCTAATCCTGTTTGTCCTTGTGCCCCTGTCTCACCTATCAAACCAGTAGCCCCACCATAACCTGTAGGTCCCACTGGTCCAGTAAATCCAAAAGTACCTGTTAATCCTTGTTGCCCTGTCGAGCCTGGATATCCTTCTCTAAATATAATAACACCAGCAGCTCCAGTATAACTAAACACATCCTCTTGGTAAGGATTCAAAATAAGATGCAAAGCTGTATACTTATAAATGTCATTCGATAAAGAAGTCTGTATTTGATCCCTAGTAAGAATATAATATCTATTTCTCTTTATAGGATTTACAGAAGAAGCTATAGAAACATAATCTCCAGGCATAACGTTAGTATAGAATCCACTAATTTTGCTAGTATTAGAACCGGAAGCGTCTACGTTTGAGTCATAGTAAATCTCAGTAGCTATTGATGGATTAGTATTATTTATAGCTAACTGACCGTTAGCTACAGCATTATAGTCAGTGCTAGTCTGGAAATTATACGTCAAAGAGAAACTGAAATCAGCACCTGCAAGACCTGTATTTCCAAGGGCTCCAGTAAAACCTTGTGGTCCTGTTATTCCATATCCTGTCAAGCCTTGAAAGCCTGTAGGCCCGCCTAAACCTGTTAATCCCAATCCTTGTGGGCCTGTTACACCTTGGATACCTGTAGGACCCTCTATACCTGTTGGGCCTAAGAGTCCTGTTGCCCCAACCCCAGTCTGTCCTTGTATCCCTTGAGTACCTGTAGTGCCCTGTATTCCTTGAACTCCAGTTAAACCCATTAATCCTGTTGCGCCTGGAAGACCTGTCCACCCTTCTGCCCCTGTATATCCAATACTTCCGGTTTGGCCTAAGTCCCCTGGTTCACCTACTATAATCATATATACTTCACCAGAGCCAGAAGCATAATTAGCATTAGTCGTCTGGTATCCCGCTATTTTTGTAATATGTGTAACAGAGAAATAATAGGTGTTAGGAGGAGTATCAGACTTTAGTGTTACTAAGTATATATTAAAAAACTCAGAGTTATCTACATCCTGTATCTTTAAATAGCTATTTGTGCCTACAGAAGAGTAGAATTCAAGTGTGTCACTATCCGCTTTGCTTATCGTTATTTGTGATGCCTGAGAAGGGTTAGTAATATCCAACTGAACCTGACCCGCAGATGGCGTAGTACCAGCAGTAGCATTATAGGTTTTTTTTGTAGAGGCACGGAAAGATGTCCCTTGAGTACCCTGGATACCAGTAGCTCCATTTAGACCTGTTATCCCTAATGGACCAGTCTGACCTTGAATACCTGTATTCCCCTTAACCCCGGTAAGTCCCTGGGGCCCTGTGGCTGCTTGTATACCAGTTAACCCTCTTAATCCTGTAGTACCACCTAAACCAGTAACACCTCTTGCCCCTGTGTTACCTAACGTTCCTGTTAACCCTTGTAAACCTGTAGCTCCTCTTAACCCAGTTATACCTTGAGGTCCTGCTGCAGGTCCTGTAGGCCCAACTGCTCCCTGCGGCCCTTGGAGACCCGTTGCCCCTAATCCAGTAAAACCTCTTAATCCAGTTATACCCTGAGATCCTGTTTGACCAAGGGCTCCAATTTGACCTGTTAATCCCTGATTACCCGTAGATCCAGCCCCGACAACTACGCTATGGTTTAAAACTGTAAATGCAACCCCTGCTTTTACTACGTCATCAGTAATAGATTCAATTCTCAAATACATAGTATCTTTGCTAAATAGGACATTAGCACTAAGGTTGAAATTAAGAATCATATAAGAATAAATACTTTTACTAATGGTAGTTAGCTGTGTTTGTACAGTAAACGTATTAAGAGCTGGAAGAGAATTAATATTATCTCCACTATTAAAAGCTCTATATGAAACTCTAAATCTTAACCAATCCCCGGCAGTTTGCTCAGTACCAATAACTACACCCATTCTAAGGATTATATCCTGGCTACCGTCCCATTCTAAAGGAACAGGCATAGTGGTCTCAATCTTATTATCTGTAGCTTGAAATTCTATAACAGGGACACCAACATAATTCTGATTAACGGCATTAGTTATCTTCCAACTTTCTAAAGGTAGTACTTTCTGAAAAGAACCAAAGGAAGCTAATCCAGGGCCAGTAACTCCAGCTACTCCTGTAGTACCCATCGTACCCGCAGGTCCTTGATTTCCGCCTGCTCCTTGTAAACCAGTAGCTCCCTGAGGTCCTACAGGTCCTCCTAATGGGCCTGTGGCTCCTGGTATACCAACACCTGTTACTCCTCTAGGCCCTGTACTTCCTGCCAACCCTGTGGCACCTATAGGAGAGTTAAGAACTATAGTGGATATATTACTGTCTAGCAACTCTGTAGCTGCAAGGGGGTCAGATATTCTCCATGAAGCCTGAGAAGTATATGTGCCAACAGGTAATATAGAGGTAACTTTTTGAAGAGTAATGGTTTGGTTATAAATATCGGTACCTGAGAAAAACACCTGAGATTCTGGAGCGGTAACACCCGCTGTTCCTAATAAGAAATACGCTAAATGGCTACCAGATGTCGGAGCCCTGCGTACTCTTAATGAAGACAAGGTGAGGATCTGTGATGGTACAGTTAAAGTTACTGACGTAGAGACCCCAGTAATACCAATGTATGATGTAGAATTAGTTCTACCAGTAACCCCAAATACAGAAACAACTTGTAAGCTACCTACATTTAGTACAATTCCTGTTACGCCCTGTAAACCAGTTGTTCCAGAAATACCCGTAGGTCCTCTTTGTCCTGTAACTCCTGGAGGCCCTCCAAATGGCCCTGTTGATCCTACTAACCCCGTAGCCCCGCCAAGCCCTGTAGCCCCTGGGGGCCCTCCAAATGGTCCTGTTACTCCTTGTATACCAGTAAGTCCTCTTAAACCCGTAATTCCATCCCTACCCGCAACACCAGTTAACCCAAGGTCTCCTTTTGGTCCTGTGTACCCATAAGGTCCTAAAGCACCTTGAGGCCCTTGTATACCAGTAACACCTATTCCTGTTACTCCTCTTAAACCTGTTATCCCAGGCGCACCCGTTGCTCCTGGAATACCTGTAACGGCACCTATAGGACCCGTAGGTCCTGGAATCCCTGTTGATCCTTGAGTACCTATACCTGTAGACCCTCCACCACCTGTGGAGGGGATTCCTTGAGTAAGAAGTAACTCGATAGCTTGTTGTACATCAGTTGCATTTAGACCCGTAACAGGTTGAAAATCAATGTCAGAGGCATTAAGATTATAGAGCACTGTAGATAAAATATCTACTGCTCCTGAGATACCAAATATATCCTGTTCATTTTTTCCAACTCTTCCAGTTAACCCCGCAACAACATTTGAAAGACTATTAACAGCACCAGTAAGTCCAGTTACGGATATTTCAAGAGTAGCTACTCTACCAGTTAAACCAGCTATATCACTTCTTGCTGCGGTTAATCCGGCCTGGGTAGTTATAATAGCTCCAGATATACCTATAATATCATTTTGCATCCCGGTCAAGGAATTTTGGAGGTCTAAATCCAACCATCTACGAGTTATACGAGACATCTTTACCTCTTTTATTCTACTATGATATTGTTCGAGGACGTGAATAGTGATCCATCAAGCACCAAATCTTTTCCCATCTTATTCACTATGACTACTTCTTTAATACCCCAAGATCCTATTTGAGAGTATGAGTCCCACGAAGTAACCGCAGTAAAAATGCTACCTCTTCTACGAAAGGTAATAGTTTTAAATTGTGCAGCAGAAGGGGAAGTATAAACAAGAACAATCTTTTTCCATACGTCAGGGTTAAGGAACTCACTATTAGTATTTGGTATACGCCACCTTAAATAATTGTCCTCTAATTTATAAGTTGTAAGGGAGCCATTAGCTCTTGATGGAGAAAATTCTATAATATTGGTAGTATTTACATCTTGTACTGTAAGTGATACCTGAATATTTTTTAAAGACAATGGCATAATGTTATCCTAAAATTATTTATCTATTAAATTCTCTCTTAAAGTAGATAGTCTGTCTACTTTAAGAGAGGAGATAATTAAAAGATTATTAGAATAAGAATTTATTTATTAAGTAATTAAGGAATTAATAAATCGTTATATAAAATTATGGTAAGCTTATAAATAAGCGATAAGAAAGTATCTTATTTCAGTTTGCTGATAAAATCTTCGTAGGCGATTGCAATACCCTCTTTCAACTCAGTTTTATGGAACCACCCTAAACTATGCAACTTTGTGCAATCAAGTAACTTACGGGCAGTTCCATCGGGCTTGGTCATATCAAAGTGAAGCTTTCCTTTGTAGCCTACTACTTCTTGCACTGTAAGAGCTAATTCCTTAATAGATACCTCGATACCAGTTCCAATATTCACAATATCATTACCACTGTAATTATTCATTAAAAATATACATGCATCAGCCAAATCTTCCGAAAACATAAACTCTCGTTTTGGATTTCCTGTCCCCCAAATAACTACTTCAGGTGCGTTACTTACTTTTGCTTCATGAAAACGCCGAATTATCGCAGGTAAGACGTGTGAGTTTTCGGGATGATAGTTATCATTAGGCCCATAAAGGTTTGTGGGCATTACACTAATAAAATCAGTTTTGTATTGTTTATTATAGCTTTCACAAAGAACAATCCCCCCAATCTTCGCAATTGCATAGGCTTTATTGGTAGGTTCAAGCTCTCCGGTGAGCAAAAAATCTTCACGCATGGGTTGCAGTGCGTATTTAGGATAAATACATGAGGAACCAAGAAAGCAAAGCTTTTTTACTCCCGAAAGATATGCCGAATGAATAACATTACACTGTATTTGAAAATTTGAGTAGGCAAACTCCGCAGGATAGGTATTATTTGCATATATCCCACCTACCTTGGCGGCAGCTAAAAAAACATACTCAGGCTTTTCATCGTTAAAAAATCGCTCTACCTGCTCTTGGCGAGTTAGATCAAGTTCTGCATGTGTGCGACATACGATATTAGTAAATCCCTGATTTTTAAGAGATTTAACCAGTGCCGATCCTACCAGTCCTTGATGTCCTGCTACATATACCCACGAATTTTTATTCATAAGATACTCCTATATGATATAGATATATAAATTCAAAAATATTAATAAGTTATTATAGAATTCTATGATAGTTAAGATATGTTTATAAAAATAGCACTAATATTATCTATAATTACAGTAATATTAATACTATTAGTACTCTAATCCAGCCCCAAGAAGACAATTTCTAACATAAGGATGAATATTATCTGGAATATTAGTAATCCATTTATATTCCTCATGATGTGAGTCTAAACATATATTATGTGAATTATCATGTGGATACAAAAAAAAGCAGCTATTTATAGAGTGAACTGATATACCATAAGGACCATCAGGAAAAATTGTTTCAGCAGTATGTACGATAGGTCCTACATGGCAAATCAAACCTACTTCTTCAAGGGCTTTCCTTTTTGCAGCATCCTTCATAGTCTCCCCTTTAAAGATTCTCCCCCCAGGAAGCCACCATTCTCCTTTGGCTGGAGCATCTTTCCTTCTCACAAGAAGAATACTACCATCAACTATAACTGCAATATCTACACATGCTATAGGAATATTATTAAGTATATCATTGTATAACTTTTGCTCGATATATTGTGTATTATTACTTTCTAATAGCACCATATACTTCCCCATTTTTCATTCTTATTATCATGCATTCTAATATCTCTAAGAGTCTTTAAGCATGATTCAAAATTCATGGTATCTCCAGTAGGACTTCCCTCATGTTCAGTAATTATAAATTTGTCGTATCCTAATTTATGCACAAGGGTTAAACTAGCAGCATTCATCTCAGCAAATTCTGAAACCCATTCAAAACTTAACATATCTGTCTTATAGGATAAGCCTTTAAGAACATTTGTAGTATGTCCCTCAACATCTATTTTTATATATGATGGTATTACACCTATCTCTTTAATGTATTCATCAAGAGATATCGTTTTTACTTGTACCCTACTCATGTTTGAAAATAGGGACTCATGCCTACAACCGTATATCCAAAAGGATTCCAAAGTATTTAACCAGGGAAGATCATTGTTTATCATAAGTTCGACTGTTTCCCCTGAACTATTAGATACAGCTTTTGGAATCATAACTATTCCAGGATCATTTCCATAGTTACTCATAAGAGCCGAAAAGTTTCCGGGATGTGGTTCAAAACATATAATCTTTTTAAATCCTAACGCCTTTATTGCAGTAACGGTATCTCCCGTATAGGCTCCAACATCAAATGCTAAACTCTTATCTAAGTTCATTTGCATACCTTTCTATGTAGTCGCTACATATCCCACATGCTATGGAAATGTCTCCCGTGCCATTTTCCCACTCAGGAAGGACACATATTGATTTAGAAGTTAAGAATTTACCAGGATATGTCCATAGATATCCTTTTGATGTAAGAGTACAATCATCCTGGCTATGGAAAAAGCAATTAAGAAGCTTAATATCACTAAGATAATACAATGCCTCTACATTTTTGCAGTGTATCCACAAACTATTATAATGATCCAAAAAGAACTGCACATCTATCTTAGACATAGGACAATCATGACCCAGATAAAAATTACTATCTTTTTTCCATACATCTATCTCACAAGAGTATCCCATACAAATGGCAAACTCTATCGCTTCCCTAGTATTTTCTGTGTTTAAATTAGGGCCTGAAATATTACCTCTATGACTTATAAGATACTTAAACTTCGTATTTATCATTTTTAGCTCCTGGTACTTTAACAACAACAGTTGTAGTTGGCTCTAAAGCAAGAAAGTCTGTAGCTTCATTAGGCTCAATAACAAGTACATCTCCATTAGCATATATCTCACCATTCATTTTTACACTACCAGTTACAATAGTAGTAATCTCCGTAGCTATCTTGTGGTAGTGCTTTCTATCGTAGTCACCTTTAAGATAATGTTTTACAGCAACTTCACAGTTACCCGTTTGATATGCCGTTGGTGTAAAATCTCCCACCATCCATCCTAACTTCATCTCTTCTAATTTGAATAGCTTCATGTTATAACCTTGTTAAGTTTTGGTAGAGATAATCCTCTGGTAATGGGCCCATTCTCGCTATCTAGCGTACATAAAAACTTAATGTTTTCGGTCTCCTCTATAAAACGAACATGCTGAGAAGTACAACGATCCCAGGATATCCCAAACATTAAAAAGTTCAGGTCATACCTTGTAAAAAGGGCATGATAGCAGTCTGCCATTTTATCATTGTCCAGTATTGTTAGCGTCTCTTCAAAACCTAAACGAGTATCAGTAAGCCTATCCCTCTGCTGTAAAAAATATACTTCATTATTTACATAAGACCTAATCTCATCATTTACGCATACAAAAGTATATTGGTCTCTGTGCATGTGATATAGATAGAATTGATATAAAGAGAACTCAAAAATAGGTTTAATAGAAAGCATTACATTAACTATATTTGTCCCATGAAGTCCTTCTATGTATTTTACCAGCCCTTCTACTTTTTCCTTCTCAAAAAACCAATTTCCTGCTTCCCAAAAATAGAAAGGTAGGGTCTCTTTTTTAAGTATTTTGTTACAATTGCCTGATAAAGTATATAAAGCCCCATTACCAAAATTTTTGAACCTTGGACTTTTCTCCAAAGAGTTATCAGTATAGAAATATGTCCTACTCTTATTGAAGAAGTTAAGGAATACATCTTCTATATAACAATCTCGAATAACTAATGTCTCTGAATCAATAACCAAAGAATAAGGATTATCAGAATATAGTACCCCTATAAGTTTCTTTAAAGATTGATAACTCCATTTACCTCCAGAGAAAGGATCACACATATTAGTGAGCATTTCTTGTTCTGTTATATTGATACCGTAAAAGTCTTTTAATAGCTTACTAAATGTAACTATCTTAAAGTTTATTCTATTATTTTCTTCTATATCACTTCGAACAAATCCTTCTATAGCACCTCTTATCAGATATTCTTCTCCAGATGATACCACCAGAATTACATCCAATTTATCCAAATCTTTAATATGCTCATAACAGGAAGCAAGAAATTTACTTACTCTATGAAAATGTGGAGGATATGTTGATATTATAATACTAAAGCGCATACATCTCCCTTGGATATCTCTTTAGATGCCTTTCATATACACCTATCCCTGAGTTATGTAAACATCCATGTTTGCCCTCAGTAGAACAAATCCAGAATTCATTTCTATGTCTATATGAATCCAGGTTAGAGAAACGAACTTCTCTGGGATGTTCCAACCTTTTGATGTAGTCACTTGTGGCTCCCCAAAAGTTACCAGAATAGTGTTTCTCTGGCTCTGTAACTAAATCTACCCCAATGGTCTCATAGTCATCTAAAGCCTTTAGGCTTAAGTCATACCTCTCTACCAAAAAGTAAGTCATGTACTGTCGCCATTCCTCAATGCATACTTCAGTACCTATACGATTAACTCCCTTAGTCATTGTATATATTATCTTAGTATTTTCTGTACAAGCTTTGGCATAGTCGTACATTCTTTCAAGAGTAAGATATTCCCAGTCATTCGACTTATTATCTATTATGTTATAATTCTCAATACCACAACTATCAACTACTATCTTAACTTCAGTTATATCTGCATCTACACAATTAGCGCACAAAAATATATCATTACACTTTTCAAGAAGAGGCTTAGAAGTCTTCAAAAGCTCTTCCAAAATAGGTCTGAAATTATTTAATGCACCAATATGCATAAAATAAGCTATCTTCATATCCCTATCCCCTGTGAAATTCTATTTACAAAATCATTGGCTATATCCCTATGACTGTCTATTGTATTATAGATGGTATTTATACAATAACTATTTTTTACAGAAAGCATCTTTGCTCCAGTTTCATCCTTATACAAGTTTAAAGGTACCTCATCATAAGGATCTCTAAACAAATCTTGCCTACCTAACAGAGTTTTCCAAACGTCTGTTTTAATGAAGAAAATGCTATTACATAGGTAGGGTCTATCCAATTCATAAAAACTAAAATCTCTATTAGCACAGAATAAAGAGAGACTACTAAGTATAGCCTTGTGTATTAAAAGGTTAGGTTCTTTATTAATCCTAATTGGATGAATCCCTCTAAAATAATGATTAAGGTCTCTTGCAGCTTTATAAAAAAGATTTGCATTCCATTCCTTTTCATGATAATCTACTGTAGCAGAATTAAGAGAGCTATAATCGACTCCCCAATGAGTGCTTAACCTTGTGCCTTTAAACATATTATAGACCAACATACGTACAGCTTCAGGTATGTTATCCTCCAAAAAACCCTCTATTGTGGGGATGCCTATTGAGGTCTGAGGCGTAATCAAAAAATTCTTAGTATCCTCTAAAATTTGTAGATTATCTACTATAAAATCCCACAGGAAATTATTCATGAAACAATCTTCATCTAATTTCCCACTGTAAGGGGAGTCATGGTTACAGAAGTTCTGTACTTTATCTATGTAGTTATTACCTTCCTGGTATGTTAGAACATCAGTAGTGATACCAATAGAATTCAAATCCCATACAAATTGTTGTACTACACCTAAATGGCTCTGTTCCGTATGTATCTTAAAATGCATCAGATTTCTGTTAGATTCTTTCACCTTAGAAAGAAAATGAAAAACTAACTTAAAATAATGATGTCTATACCAAGGTAAATAATTGATTGTTATTAATCTCATAATAGCCTTTCTCAATATTTTAAAGTTACGCCTGTACTTTGTAGTGGTTTTATAATATCATCGTTCCACTCTTTAAAATCCCACTTTATAGTCTTTAGCTCATCGAAAAACGTCTTCACTCTTACGTGTCTATCATCATATATGTCATCTACTATTATAAGAGTTTCATTATTTGAAATTTCCATAGAGTATAGCCAATCAAACATAGCTCCCTCATAGGAGTGATCACTATCTATCATTATCATATCATACCCTCCTTTAGGAGCTATACTCTTTAAGTAGGATAGATTTTTCTCAAATATCTGGTCATTAGTCATTTCTCTAAATTCTGGCTTCTCTATCTGTTTTTCATATTTCCAAATATCGTAAGATGTATGGTGGGGGAGCCAGTAGTGTCTACGTATTCTTTTATTCAAAGTAACTGCTATATTATTTGATTTTAGATTGTCTATAATATCTATTGAGTCTACAACTCCTTCTCCATCCTCACCATAAAGATCATCCATTGCTCTAGCTATAGCAGAGGCACCTTGATATAGCCAAGAACCTATTTCAAGGACATATCTGGCTTTTCTAATTTTAGTAAAGGCATAGAGACCTGATCTACAGTGCGTCCTACGACCATCATAAATTGGTTTGGAATTTTGAACTGCTCCCTCTATATCAGGAGCATTATCTACATAGACATTACCAAATTCTTGTTTTATTTGTTCTATTATATTCATAGAGCGTTCCTCTTTTGATTGCTTTTTGATTTCTCGTTTTCAATGTACTCACGTATATTTTCTATCTCAATTAATTTTTCATTTTTAAATTTTTTTAAATCATTATCATCTTTTATGTATAATAATTCCTCAAGATGTATAAAACCATATTTTTTGAACCAAAATATAAAAAAATAATCATGATCTCTTCCCCACTCTGATATTTTTTTATATTTTTCTAATCCTGAAAAAAGTTCTTTTCTAAACCAATGATGAAAGTCTTTTACCTCTACCATTAGTTCAGAAGAAACAAAATCTGGAATTACACACCTATTACCTAAATCTATATAAGGTTTCTCTCCGTATAAAGAAGAGCCAAATCTCCTTACTAAAAAATTGTTATTAAAAGCTAACTCAATAAAAGATTTTTCAGCCTCTGATTCATAATATATGCCATTTATTTGTCCTGTTATTTTCCTATGTCCCAACTCACTGGTTTTTTTAGAAGCTTTAGCTCTATACTCTACAGATCTGAAAATAGACAAATATTTGTCTCTATTTTTAGACCAGCTATTTTTTGAATTTTTAGAGATGAGTCTTTTAGTGGCTTCCGAGTGTTTTTTTCTTGGTATACCTTTCTGAGACATAGACAGTGCATTAATGTAATCTTTATCTTTTAATTTATACCTATTTAAACAAGCAACGGAGCAAAAGTTCCTATATCCTATCTGTATATTTTTAAATTTAGTATGATTACCGCATTCTTTGCATAAGCCAATACCACTTATGGTATCTACATATTGTTTAGCACTTATATTATGGGCTTTTCTTATATGATGGCTTAAATACCTATAGTTTTTGACACTGACCTCACATAGCAGGCAACTTATCATACTGCTCTCTTCCTTTAATATATTCTAAAAAGTACATCAAATCATTAGGATCTCCTAGTCCTTTCATAATGTTAATATCATATATTTTAAATTTCTTTCCATCTTGTATAGCTTCATTATATACTGGAGCACAGTAAAACTCACTATTAACTCTTATATCTTTTTTAATCATTTGTTCAGCGTACTTCACAAAGTCGCTACCTTTTTTAAAGTGATATATCCCACAGGTAGCATGATTTGATATTACAGTCTTTTCTCTAATCTCTTCTATAAATCCTTCAGAATCTACTTTAGCATATGACCATTTAACATGAGTATTATGAAATGTAGGCACTCCTCCATCAATATAATCATTCTGCATCATATACATAAAATGTGAACTATCCCACTCTATATATTGATCAGAATTAGCTATTAAAAGTTGGTCATTATTATTAATAAATTCTTTAGCAAGTAATACTGTACAGGCTGCCCCTTCCGTAACTTTATCAACCGTTATTATATCACACCCAGGAGCTATTATTTGTAGCATATGCTTTAAGTCATATTTTTCGTAATGCTCTTTCCTCACTAAAAAAATATAGTGTCCTTCTATATTCAGATTATCAACTACGACCTGAATCATAGGCTTTCCATTCACGTCTATCAATGGCTTAGGAAAAGTGTAACCTGCTTCTACAAAACGGGAACCTGCTCCTGCCATTGGAACTACAATATTCATACTATTACCTTTCCATTTAGGTTTATCTCCATTATATTTAGCTACTGTAGCCTTAATAAGCTCGTAAGTTACTTCTTCTGGGTTTTTAACGGCGCATAAATAAGCCCCTGAGTTAAAAGCACCTTTCCTGCCTACATAAGAATCTTCGATGATTATTGTATCTCTAGGGCCTACTTTAGAGTGTATCATACACTTTAAATATATCTCTGGGTGAGGCTTCCCATTTTCTACATCCTCATTAGAAACAATGTAGTCTATATACTGCATAACTCCCATTTTAAATAGAACCAACTGTATAGTATACCTAATAGAATTTGAGGCAATATTTATTATGTATCCCTCTGATTTCAATCGTTTAAAGATATCAATAAACTTTTCACTTTTGACAATTTTAGTTTCTAATAGATTAAAGGTATATTCTTGCTTTTTCTTATTTATTAAATCATGTTTTTCTTTCTTAATACCTTTAAGAATTAACTTTTCTCTAGTAGGTTTACCATCATATTTAGATATATGGTCCTTATAAGAGATCGGGTCTTCTTTATAATACAAAAGGGCTTTGTTCAAAGACTCGTAATGGACATCAGGGCTATCTATTAAAACACCATCCAAATCAAAAATAATTAATTTTATACTCATAGAAAATTAGCATCCTCTATTTTGGAATACTTCATGAAATCTACAAGCTTATTAATCTCGGTTAACTTGCAGCACATCTGACAATTCTCTTTATAATCCAGGCTTCTTACAAATTCTATAGCTTTTTTCCTTCTATCAGACTCCCAAATCTCCTTAAAAGATGATAGATAAATGTTACCGAATACAAATCTCTGATCACCGGGGTGATACATACAAATAGCTATATCCCCGTTAGCATTGAGTATGGGAGAAAAGAAATGACCTTCACAGTGCCTAAATGGAAAATCTCTTTGATAGCGTATGTCATTTAATTTGTCATTACTTAAGTTAATTTTTTCATTATCGCTATGGTTATTTATTAAGTAATCCCATACAGGTTGATTCAGGTCCGGCCTCTCCGACCTGAAGTAGCAAGGAAGAACAGGTCTAAATTGAAGATATGAGGCATATGGTAGAACCTCGTCTATTAAGGTCTTGATGTCATCAACAGTATACTCTTTTATTATATTACTATTTACTCCTACTTTAACAGGATAGGCTACTAGGTCTTTTAAATTCCTCAATACTATATCCACCCCATCAACTTTTTTTAAGTTCTTATATGTTTCTCTGTTTACTGTATCTAAAGATATTCGTACCCAATCGAACATAGTGCCTATACATTCTATCAGTTTAGGGTTGAATACCCCATTAGTCATTAGCCCTAAATCCAATCCAATACTTTTTGCATATTCGGAGGCTTCTATAAAATGTTTATAAGTAGTTGGCTCACCACCACCGCTGAAGGTTACTGCTTTTCCTCCCATACTATGGAAGTCTTTAAGGAACTTTTTTAAGTCCTCTATATCCAGAGAGGCGGTACCTACACGATTACCACTTATACACCATTCACATTTAAGGTTGCAGAAGTCAGTAAGATTTAATTCCATAAAAATAGGATGAGTATCATTCATAGTCATGTACTCATACAGTCTATCTATATGGATAAGCATTTTAGCTTGAGAACTAAAAGGATTATCCTTTGAGAACTCTACATATTTATTAATCATTATTCACCATAACCTGTATATAGGTATTCTAACTTATATTGTTCTACAATCTTTTTTATTCCTTCTCGGAGGGATACCTTTTGTTCCCATCCTAAAGCCTTCAAATCTTGTACGTCACAGACGAAATCATCTATTCCTACATTGGAATGAAATACTGGAGGGGGGATAACTTCCACATTTCCCGAGGCAGCTTCTTCGAGGATGATATCTACCATCTCTCTAAAAGTGTGTCCTTTCCCCGTTCCTACATAATAGATTTTCCCTGATTCTCCCTTTTTGGATAGTACATCCAAAGCAGAAACAACATCATCTATGTATATATAATCCCTGGTTATCTTTCCATTATCGTACAATTTTATAGTACCATTATTTATTGCTGTATATATCATACGATTGAATGCTGCCTTCTTATTGTTATTCTCCTGCTCTTTTAGCCCAAAAACATTAGAAAGACGGGCAATGATAGGCTTTAATCCGTATACCTTTTGATATGTCTTTAGTATGTGCTCTGCTGCCAATTTAGTAGCTCCATAAACTCCTAGTGGTTCTGGTTTCATACTTGCGGTAACAGGAAGTGAAGGAGGATTACCATTAACAAAAAAGGTGCTGGTGTACACTATAGGAACTTCTTTATTAACTTTCCTACAAGCTTCTAAGAGGGCAATAGTTCCTATACAGTTTACATTAACGTCGAGGTAAGGATCTGTAAGAATATTGTAGTTATCTACCGTAGAGGCACAGTGAAATATGACATCTTTATCTTTTACATCATCTTCAGATATATCTCTTATATCTTTTTGTATGAATGTAACATTATCTTTAAATGGTCTAATGTTGTACTGCTTCGTACTTGTTCTACTTAGGATAGTAACATTATCTCCATTCCTATAATAGAACTCTGAAAGATTACTACCTATAAAACCTAATCCTCCAGTTATTAGAACATTCATATTATTTCCTTGATATAAGATTTGATATAATATCTTCTTGAGCTTCTGAAAAAGCTCGATCTTTACCTGTCTTGGTTATCTGAACAAGAGAGTGAATATTAATAGAATATAGGTATCTACCTAATACTCTTTTACTCCACTCCAAATCTTCCTCTTGTCCCCAACAAAGTTCTTCTTTAAGAGGGCACTCTTGCATCACCTTCTTCTTTGCTACCCAATAAGCTCCTGAGATATACTGAAATTTAGTAAGACCTGTTATGTTATAAGGGAGGAGCAAATCCCTACGTGAATGAAACTCAGGGGGTAAGAAAGTAGGGAAGAGAGTCCAATCCCTAAAACGAGTCCCATCATAATTTATTATAGGATTCATACAGATATCAAATTGATCCCCAAATTTAAGGTATCCTTGATACCAACCCTCTCTTAGACTTATATAATCATGTAGATATACTATATTGTCGTACTTAGCTGTCTCTGTTATTATGTTTTTCTTCCTTGTTATCCATGCTCTTTTTATAGTCTCATCAAATGGTATATGAACTGTCCCTTCATATGAGGAATCTCCCCCAACAATTATTATTTGGTATTCAGGGATTATTTGGCTTTGTATAGAGGATAACAAAAAGCTAAGATCTTTATTACCATCGGTTATTATCCCAAACGTAAAATTCACATTACCTTCCATTTCTCTGGGTAAATATTAGGTGTCGGTAATCTTCTATGCCACTTCCTTGGCGCTATGACTATCTTATCATCTTTATTATTTAACCACGCTCCCCACCAACTAAACGTACTATTTGCTATGATGTGGTGGTCGCATTCTATCATTTGTTTTAGATCTTTTAAAGGGTCCCCTGTATTTACAATGTAACCGTCTTTATCAAATTCTTTTTTATTTTCTAATAGCCAATTAGAGTCATCAGAAAAATATAAAAAGATTGGAGGCATCTTTGTATATCTATATATGTATGCCTTAGCCCTCTGATAGTACTCTTCACTACAGACTCCTGCTACATCAGCGATGTTAAGATAGTCCGTTCTTCTATAGTGTATGGCCACATAGGTGCATTTACCAAATTTAGAGGAGTCCGTACTTTTAGGCGCTTCAACATATGACATCCCAGGGTCTTCTATTAGTATAGGCTTAAGTTCTCTTCTTATAATATCTTCTACGTCTTTGAAATACTTATCTGATTGCCAATATCCCTGGAGATATACGTTATCCCCAGAAGAGAGTACTTCAGGATCATGTATAAAACTTTGTTTCTCCTGTATTACTCTACAGGCTTGTATCTCTTTTTCAGAAGCGATGTCTAATCTAATATTGAACTTATCCAAAAGAAAGGTTCTGAAATAGCCGTTGAAACCCCTTATATCTATTTTTAGTTCAGTATTATTTTTTAAGGCTAAAGCTTTTCCTATGGCATACTGGAATAGCTGGTTACCTAACCCACCTATTATATTAGTAACTATCATAGCTTCTTTAAAAATTCCTCTTTATCAAATTTTGTAAGCTCTATCCAAGCTCTTGTATTCCACCCGCACAAAGCATCCATAAGACTACCAAAATCAAAAAGAAATACATTGTCTAAATCTTTGTATAATCGTTTCTGGATAGCCCTCCCTGAGCACCCCATACAGGTTACTATGAGAGTGTACTCCTTGTAACTATTTTTTAAGCGATCTACCCATTCAGGGTAGTCTTCACAAGCTCTTTCGTATGAGTCTCTCGGGTACGTAGGAACAAAAGAAGTGGCTTCAGGGAATATTTTCTCAATCAGAACATTTGATATCTTTTCGTTCCCTATAAAGAAGGTCTCATGCTGCGCTATATCTCTCAAAAAAGAAACTGCAAAATCCGACTCTATACAAGCCAGATGTGACAAAGCTACATGACTATAGACATCCTCTATCTCACCTCCCCAAAATGGTTTAGCTTTCGCTATAATATCTTCACACCAATCCTCGGGACATTCGTGGTTCCCTGGAAACATCCCGGCTTCTAAACCCCCATACTTTTTACAATATAGCGGGAGCGTCTTTAAAACAGTAGGATGATTAATAGCCAGGGCTTCCCTCATCTCTTCGGCAAGCTCTGGTATAGGGTCCTGCATAAGATCCGTAATATTGTTAGCCAATCTAATATCTCCGTCCCCAAAACGAAAGTATGCTCCCTTTTCTTTTTTGGAAATGATTTCACGGATCTTATTCAGAGTCTCTTTGGATTGGTGAAACTCTATCATACTACTTCCCATTTTTTTATGAAGCAGATACCTCTATAAAAATGGATGAATTCTATTGCATCCTCTATATAGGTAAATTCTCCTTTACTGGGATAATAGTCATCTCCGTTTTTAATTGCATTTGATTTGCACCCATAGCATGTTTTACCATTACCATTCACGCTATCAACCAGGTTCTTTAAATCCGTTGTAAATCTATGTGCACTACTATGCTCATCAAATTGAAAATAGTTTGTACAAAGATCTTCTATAACGTAATATCCATCATTTTTAAGTAACGGAAATAGCTCTTCGAAAGAGGTTCTCATATCCGAACCTTTATGGCTACCATCATCTATAATGATATCAAATGGACCATATTGGTCTATTACTTTTCTCAAGAAATATTTATCTGACTGACTCCCTTGTATAGTAGTTAGTCTTTTAGTATCTAAATGCTTTAAATCTAAAATGTCTAATCCAAAGATGTCAGAATTAGGAAAATATTCTTCCCACATTTTTGTAGAGCTGCCATGTAGCACTCCGATTTCTAATATCTTCAACTCTTTATCTCTAATGTTATCAAAGTACTTTTCATACCACCTTGTGTAATAATGTACTTTGCTTGATTTATCAGTTTGATACTTTAGGGCTAAATTATCTAAATTCATAAATAGGCATCTCCTTGAAAAGCTATATTACACAAAAAATGTACCTTACCTACGCATTGCACAGATACCTTATTATTTTCTATATATCTGGCAACTTTTCTTTCTATATTTATTGTCTTTTCTTCCATCTCTTTATAATCAAAGCTATTAAGCATCTGTCTAAAGAGACCACATCTGAGAGCTACAACTCCTGTAAATATTTGATCCTCTATATACATACATACTACATCTTCTTTGGCGTTTGAGGCTATATCAAGAAAGACAGTCTCTCTAGGTTGATACCTACCAGTAACTTTTACAATCATCTCATCATCACTAAATTTGTAGTGATCTAAAGCCTTAAGTATAGCCTGTGCTTCATTCACTCCTTTATTTTTTAAAGAAGTATTATTTACGCAGGCATAAAATACTTTATTTGTGTACTCCTCATAAACCAAAGGTCCTTGCGTTTGGTAACACTCTACAATATATGGATCATATCCATGACTTTTAAACCATTTAAGACTACAGCTATATTCACACTTTCTGATATCCTGACAGTCAGGACTATAAGCAGCCGTATATAGTATTTTCATAACAATACAAAATCTCCCATATCTCCTGATGGTAATTGTTTGAGGTACGCCTTGGCTGAATCAAAAAATGGACCAAAAAATAATTGACTTTCTATCTTATTCCACGGGTATGCATAGATTTGTTTAAAACCAAGTAACTCTAATCGAGTAAGACATTCTATTGCTTTATCCGTAAACTCTTGAGTAAACTCAAATGAGATGATACCCACTCTTTCACTTAAGCCTCTCAATGCTACATTTTCGAAGCCTTCTACATCCATCTTAATAATATCTGGTTTTCCATACTTTAGTATCAAAGCATCTAATGTAGTAGATTGAACTGTTCGAGATTTTGTCCAGGGTGATCCCTTGAATCTACCTTTATCTTTCCAATCGGTACTACATGTAGCTATAGTATTAGCATCACACTCATATAAATTTAAGTATCCCTCTGTATCTGAAATACAGACGTTCTCAATAATAGCCCCATCAAATTTAGGATTATTCACTGTGAGTTCCGCTTGCGGCTCTATAGCAATTACCCTAGCCCCTCTACTTGTAAAATAATGAGTAAACTCTCCTACATTGGCTCCACAATCAAACACTAACTTATCTTTTACGTCTCCAAATACTGGGTACATTATAACTCCTTAGGTGTATATGAGATATTTCCAAAGTTCTAAAGAATCTACTGTTTTAATACCATACTTGATTGCCATAAGAGATAGGACTGCTTGGTCATGTCTATGGTCACTAAACTCAGGATCATTTGGTATTCCGCATACATTAGGAAGGTCTGTGATAATGTGCTCATTACTACAATTTTCTAGCCATTCTTTAACAAATCCCATAACAAAATCATTTTTTACATAAGCACATTTACCTGCCTCAACATGATGCCCATCCCAGTAGCTTTCTTCATTGCAGCCCGTATAAACAAAACAGTCCCGTTTTATCCATCTTCTATTTGTAAGATAATCCAGATGAGTAATAAATATTCCTCTAGGGTCCATCAGGTCATCAATCATATTCAGCATCCCTGTGCTCTTAATAAAATGATCTGAGTCAATAATCATTACCATGTCATTTTCTTTTACTTGATTAAGTGTATACCACACATAAAAAGGTTTCCATAACCAATACCCAGCGCCTCTGGGTTGGTCAAGAATATGTTTATGCTCTGAATAGAATTCAGTTGTCATAAGATGTGAACGATCATAGTTAATAATATAATCAAATCCTGCCCCATCACAGCTATCCAATAACCTCTGTCTTGTATCTTTATATTTTTCTATAGGATCTATGTATGTAATTAAATATTTAGACATGCTCTTTTCCTTCTATCAATAAATCTATATATCTCATAGCTGACTTCTCTAAAGTGTGGTAATCGGTTATATACTGACGAGGATTATAGTTATCAAGGTTTATCAAGAACTCATCAAAATCCTTGCAGGGATCAGAACCACATGTCATACCGCACCTGTCTGAGAAATACGGTACAGAGGTGGCTGGAGCACCACGCCATGTCTTAGTATCAAGAACAAAACAAGGAAGCCCAGAAGAAAGGATCTCCATGTAAGCAATCCCCTGACTTTCAGTCCCTGTCAGAAGGATACAGAATTTACACCTTTTTGTATATTCTATAAGCTGTTCTTCTTTATATAATCCGTATGTGAGAACTACACTAGATAGCCCGTTTTTATCTAGCAGACTCCCAAGTTCTCCTACTTCTCTTCCTTTTGCATATATTAGGCAATCTATATCTTTTTTTCTGTTTAGGTCATTGAACTTCTCGGTATCTATCCCTACTGACCACACTGAGATATTAGATTCATCGCATAGATAGCATGATTTGTACAAATTCTTAACCCATTCAGAGGGTACTACAAAGTTCTTGTATAAAGTCCAGATTATAGAATCATCTGTAGGAAGAACAATAAGATTCGGTCCCATGAGAGTATCTCTTGGAAGATCATAGTATCCCTTAATACCAGACCTTAGGCATCCTGTAAGTTCTTCGGTTTTACCTATAGATACTTCTACTCCTATTTTGGATAATCCTGCTAATAAGTTAGCGGCAACCTTATAAGGACCTCTTACTTCTTTATCATTACCTACAAATAGACCTATTTTCATTAAAACCTCTCTATTATCTCAGCCATTTGCTTTGCTCTTATATCAAAAGTATGATTCTTCATTACATGCTCATATCCTGCATCTATGATACCTTGAGATACTTCCCAGTTATTTATATAATAATTAAATTTTAATTCAAAATCAGATAGGTCATTATATACTATTAAGTGTTTATCGATTTCGAAGAGTTTTTCTAATCCTGAAGTATAATTAGTAAATAATAATGTTTTGCAACCAAGGGTCTCAAATGTGCGATAATTTATATCACTTGATATATTTCTATTGAAACCTACCTTAAAAGAGTTCAACCATTGAACCATCCCTATTCCTATAGCCCCATAATCCAACCCACTATCTGTCTGGAATATGACAGCCTTCATACCAAACCTACGAGTCAATTCATCTATCCAAGGTTTGCGATTACAATAGTTACCTACAAAACCTAAGTTATATATCCTTTGGGCATTTGGAATAGGATAGATAAGGTCACTGGGATAACAGTTTGGAAACCAAAAAGCCTTATCTACTAAGCCGTTGAATTGAGGAAGATATCCCTCAGTAGCATTCAAAAGGATATTAATACCAAAACGCCTACAATAGTTTATATGATGATCTAAAATGCAATGAGAGTCTATACTCCAGAATAGCTTTATCTTGTTACATTTAGAGAGGTCTGGAAGCCAACCAGTACCATCATAGTTCTCCATGAGTAAAATGGCATCGCAATCCTGAGATATTTGGTCAAAAGGGATAGAGAAATTAGCGTATCCTAATCCCCATACGATACAGGTATGTCCTTGGCGCTCAAAAGCTCTTTGTAGATTAAGAGCTTCTCTGAATATCCAGTTTGCAGGGTGCCGACCCTTTTCTTGTATAATTATAATTTTCATTATATATCCTTTATATTTTAACTTATTCGAACTCATACCTGTATTCAAAATGACATGAATTATTATTTATTTCGTATATAGGCTGCAGCTTAATCCTCTTACCAGATAGATACAAGGCATTAAGGTCACCTGGAGTATATAAACTACCGTGCCTATTAGGGAAAGTATCTTGAACTCTATTACATGGTATATTGATAGTCTTTGACTTTTCAAAGCACATCATAAAAGAAGGAGTATCCATATATTCCCCCATATGCCCCTCGAACTCATTAGGGTTTTTATACTGACCCTTTTCTACGCAGTTAAGCATGTCTCTTGTTCTATATATGTTACCATCTACAGACCATACATAAGAAAAATCCCCATCACTAACATACCTATTATACCGATTGTTTACTATGTTTGGTACTCCAGTATGTCTACTTACCGGATAACAGTATTCAGTATTTCTTCCTAATCTGGTAGATAGAGCAAAGACATTTGAATCTCCATAAAACTCATTTATAAGATCTATCTCCACTAAAGGTTCTTTTAGTATATTGTCATCCACAAAGAACATTGAAAGAGGATACTCAGGAGTAGGGGTATAAAGATAGTTGAGATTATTCTTGAAGTCACTTTCACTGTAATATGTACAAAAATCAAGAATGTTGTATGCCACTAGTTTACTATATCCATCCATATAGGAATCAGTACTAGCTTTATACAATATAGATATTTTGTGAGGTATCCTCATATTGTCTTTTAAACTTCTTAATAAAGCATCCAATTGGCATGCTCTATCTCGACTAAATATAATAATGTTAATCATATTACCTCATGTATAGTAATAGTATAAGGGTGCATCAATTAAAAGAGACTTGTTGAAAGTATGTAGTAAACTCATACAGAACTCGTAATCTTCTGTTCTGTGCTTGAATCCTTGGTCATCACATAAAGTCAGGTCTTTTACGTCTTTCCACTGAATCTTCTCAAGTACCGACCTTCTTATGGAAGTTGCTCCTACATGTATAAGTGGAAACTTGAATCCTAAATTATCCCCATAGGACCAAGTTACCTTTGTACATTCTTTTAGGTCACCACTTGGAAAGTATCGTTTATATATTGTATTTGACTCTACTGTTTTAACGTCCTCATAGTTAACTCTATGCTCGTAAGTAAAGGCACTATGAAAATAGGCACTATTTAGATGAACAATATCCATTTCTTCAAAAAATCTACTTATATGTTCTACTCTTTGAAAATGAGGAAGGTCATCCGCATCCTGATAAATAATGATATCTCCAGTAGCCACCTCAGAAGCACGCTGTCTATTAGGCCCAGGCCAGTGTTTATCTACTACCCCTGTTATCTTGAACTCATTAAATAAGGTAGGACCTAACTTCTGTACCTTCTCTAGTTCATCTTGTTGAAACATATGAATCTGAGAAATACCTAGAATAACTTCATCTGGTTTCTTAGAACAGCTCGCAGTAAAATTAAGAACATTACAAAGCTTGTAAAAATCTTTAGGGGCACAAGGAATTACCATTGATACTTTCATATTATTTTGCCTTTGCTAAAAACTGAGTGTTAAAAATATTCCAAAGATTGTTCTCTGTCTCATTATCCCCATTACGATATAAAGACAAAATATCCCTTACAATATGTTTAAGTTCGTCATCTGACTTTTTTTGTTGTACTGTTGCAAAAACTTCTACCCCACAATTAGGAAAGTCACTATTTGGGTCTCCATATTTTCTAACCTCTTTGATTGTATACCCTAACCTGCTCAGAGTATATTCAAGAGTTTCAGACGACCACCCATTTATGTGATATGCCCACTTAGCTTCATGAGAGCCATACATATATCTTATAGTCCTGAATTTTTTTTCTATACTCCCGTTCAACATAGCCCTACATAGAGCATCAATATCTGGGAGGTCTATAAATAGTCTTCCACCAATATCTAAAGCTTTAGTCCATCTATAGAGTAATACCATACTATCTATATAGTTGAAATGCTCAAAGAAATGACGAGAACGAATTTCCTCGCAAGGTTGATAATTCATAGTTAGAATATCCGCATATATATCTGCTCTTAACGATTGCTGTATAGTATGCTCTGTTGGAGGAAAATCTACATTCACATACCCGTTTAAATATGTCCCACCACAACCTAAATGATATTTCATATACTTTACCTCAAATCAAAGGATGTAAACACCTAATATAACAGTCTTCTATTTTTCGCACTACTTTTTCTTGTTCGAAATTTTCTAAAGCATGTGATCTTGCCTTTCTACCTATCTCCTGTCTCATTTCTTTATTTGATACAAGATAGCATAGAAATTGATAATACTGCTCTTCATCGCTTGCTACAAAGCCTCCATCTGAAATAGTCTCTATCTGACCATTATTAAACTTTGATATATGACTTATGATTGGGATACCGTACATCATAGCCTGTGCTATTGCAGTGCTTTGGATCTCACCATCTATTCTGTAATGAAGGTAAATATCCAATGTCCTATGAAAAGCTTCAATGGTTACATCATCAGATGTTTGAGGCATAAGGATGACGTTAGGTATTCCTCGCGCCTCAGCTTTGAACTCATCACACGGAGCAATAACAATATAGTAGACTTTCGGATTAGAATAAACCAATCTTTTAAATGCTGCTATGGCTATAGGATCGAATCCTCTAGGGCGACCTATACGACCACAAACTATAGCATCTTCAGGTATATTAAATTCTTTTCGAAAGTTTGGTCCTTTTAGCTTTGCTTCCGGGACTGGATTGGCGATAATCGCATCTGAAGCTTTACGAATCTTTGCATTATAATCACAAAGACTAATACTTTTGTCCATGTATCCTGAAATGTCAGTAGCAGCAAAAATATTAGTTTCTATCTGAAGAGGAGCAAGCCTCATATTAAAAGGCCACTCATAATAGCCTGACCGACAGAAATGAATTATATCAGGTCGTACTCTTTTTGCTACTTCATGAAAATCTGTCCATAAAGGAGTGTACCCGCATTCAGGTCCTGTTTTCTCTTTGCTACGTTTAAAAGGTATTAGGTGATCTCTATCCATAAACTTCCCTATCTCAGGTAATCTACTATTATCACCCTCATCCCAGTACATTATAAAAGGTTCAAATATATTCCTATTTAAAGAATACACAATATTTTCATGAGCACGAGCAGTTCCGGCATAATCCCAGTGATGAGTATAGTATATTATCTTTATCTTACTCATATCATTTCCTTGTCGTCATTGTTGGCATCATTATTAATCCCGCATTCCTTTACTTGGTCAAAAAGAGGCATAGTCCAGGATTCTTCCCAATCTCCCTTAGGAATTATACTTATATCTTTATCTGACATCTTCTTTTAGTCCCGCTTCATACGCCTCTACCCAAGAGGGTTCTTTGTCATAGTCTATTTCCCCATTATTTACAGGGCAGCTATCAGGAGTCCCTTCATAACAGGCATGTGCCGTAATACTACAAAAATCAGGCGCTCCCTCGCCACTAAAAACACAAAGTTTGCAGTCTCCACACTTCATAAGTCCAATGCGGCCTTGATTTGATTCCACGTATTCTCCTTATTGAATCTATATTTGAATGTATTAAAGGCATTATCAGATAGCCATCTCTTATAGGGTTCATTATCCTTTATTTCAAGGAGCTTTGTTGCAGCATCATTAAAGCCACCACCATGATAAATAGCATTAACCCTGTTAAGTACATATTCATTTATGCCATTACTATCCATACAAAAAACAACACATCCACTAGACATGGCCTCAGCAGGAGGGAGAGGAAATCCCTCAGATTTTTCATAGCCATCGTATATTCCAGGTGCAAAAGACACAAAGTATTCTGCAGTCCCCAATATCTCAGCCACCTCTTGTTGGGTGCCACATGCCACAACAGTACTAAAACCAAGAGATTCAAAAGACTTTTCGATTCCTTCAATATAGTGCTCTCTATGCTTAAGAAAACATACCCTATTCTTTATCTTCTCTCTTGGATAAAATACTTCCTGGTCTACAAAGTTGTTCACCATCTTAGATTGGACTTTGTAATTATATAGGTAGTAGAAATGACTATGATGCCCGATTGTGATAAATCGCATTTTCAACATCAATGGCATATACTGCTCATTGAGAGGATAATAAGGTTGAGCACAATCCTGAGCATAGTAATAAATCTGTGATAGATGTAGACGCTGTGTCTGAAGAATATCTGGTCCCCAGTTATGCACTATCTTATTCTCGGGATGGTCTTCTATCTGAGCAAAGCTGCAAGTAGGAACTGTAAAGTTCCAATATCCCATGCAGGGATTCCCTGGACCATTAGCAAGGATAGCATCATACCCATGGTCACAAAGAAACTTAGTCCACTGAGCTGCTACCTTTATACCGCCATTATTCAATATATTAGGAACGCATATATAGATTTTCATATACTACCTTACCATTATTCCACTTCTAATTACATTATTACACATCTCATCTACATACCCATTTAATAGATGAACGTTCTGTGCTGCCTCAAAATAAAAGTTTCTTAGGCGTTGCCAAGTATCAGTGTTAGGTGAGTGCTCGTGTTTTATTTTAACATCACCCAAATAATGACATAATCCCATTCTTCTTACCAGGTTCATCCAAACAGTATCTATGAAATCCACGGGGAAGAGTTCGCACATGAAGGGCTTTCCCGTTGCTGCTATAAGTTTTCTTGTGGTAAATAGATTCACACAGAGATTGTCATGTTGGCAGTAGTCATCATCGCAGTACACCATACCAACTCCATCTATCTCATTAATCTTGTTCAGAATTGCTGTATCGTACCCTTTGGTAGTGAATACCATATCATCACCTACCATAGATACCAGGATTTGAGGACTGTTAAATTTTGTTTGGTCATATAGTTGATTGAAAAACTTAGCAAGACTGGGTGGGAATGTATTTGTAGTTAGGACATGATAATCGCAGGTAATGTCTACAGGATTTTTGAAGTATTCTTGAGATTCTTCATCATCCTCATTAATAAGGATAGTTACGCAGATATTTTTTATATCGTCTGCCTGAGCTATAGCAGACCGAATAAATTTCAAGAAACGACCACACTTGATTCTGCGGTAGGTTGGAATGAGAAGATTAATTCGATTATAAAAACCCATATAAGATCTCCTATTATATTTAAGTGTGTGATAATGTAATAAATGGAAATACTTTTTTAAAGGACTAAGTAAAAAAATAGCCATCCAATTCTTCGGGCTTTAACTGACCTCTACAGGCCCGCACTTTCCAATCAGCATATCCAGAGTTCTCCTCAAAAGGGTGAAATAATTCAATTTCTAATACGACAGGCATTATTAAATCATTATTAGAAAGATCTAATGCCATATGCCCGTCGTCAGATCCATATTTAGAAAAAGCTCTATATCCGTTAAGCATATCCCATGTAGTAAATTGTGTTATTAACACACCTCCAGCGCTGCCCTCATTTCCGTGCCGATATCGAAGGGTAAACTCTCCTACTTTAATTTCAAAAGGATCTTTGTCCAAAACGTGGCAACAGTTACCAGTTTGTTGAGAACATAATGCCCCTATTTTCTTATCTCCTATATAGGTTTCAAATACCTCTATGAACTTAAGTACCCAATCTGGGTCGGTCACTATCATATCAGAATCAAAACTAATTACATAATCTATCTCTACAGCTATACACTCAACCATAATATTAATTATCTTTGGTTTACCGATATTGGTTTTGCTCTTAAATACCTCATACTGTATATCTTTATTAACAAAATCCTGTTTAATACTATCTATATACTCCATTAGGTCAGGGGAAGCGCCGTTTACTCCAACATAAATAAATAACTCAATATTTTTAATATTAGTTAGTAACAAACTATTTAAACTATCTTTTACTTTATTAGCTCTATGATATACTGGGATAAATATGCCAACTTTTTTCTTAATCATACCTCACCTTATTGAAAAGTCTTCATGCTGTAATGTTAGGTTTGGATTATAATAGGGGTCTTTATAATTCTGGCAATCCCATTTATTTTGCATGTATTGGACAGATTTAGCAAAATCTGGGTCTTTATAATTATCTAACCCTCTTGATACAGATTCATAATGGTATAAAATAGCATGTGGGTTGTAGACTATCTTATGACCTTTTTTTCTAAGCTTAAGACATAAATCCACATCATTAAATGCTTTTGGAAGATTTGTGTCAAAACCCCCCACTTCTCTAAATACTTTTCTATCTACCATCATACAAGCCCCGGTTACTGCGCTTACATTATGAGTTATGTGCGGTCTTGAAAAATACCCTGGATGTCCATTATCTAAGTATTTATGTGAATGCCCTGCAACCCCATTTATTCCACCTATTCCAATTACAACTCCTGCGTGCTGTATCGTCCCGTTCCGGTATAATAGCTTAGCACCGCTTGCTACAACCCCATTCTTACCAATATGCTGTGAGAGTTGCTCCAACCAATCTGATGTTATCACCTCCGTATCGTCATTAAGAAAAAGAAGTAAGTCATAGGAGTCATCCACAGCACAGTTATTCATATCTGAAAAATTGAATGGCTTATCATATCTAACGATATCAATTAAAGGGTATGAGGATGCCTCCAAAGATTTAAGATATTCTCTAATTTCTTCATTATTATCATTATCTATCACAGTAATATGGTAGTTTGGATACTGTGATTGTCTAACAGAAAATAAACAAGATTCTAAATAACTATAATTGTTCTTAGTAGGTATAATAATCTGAATTTTTCTGTTACCTGTATTTAGGTAGTTTACTCTATATGTCCCTGGAAAGATACCACTATATACACATCCTTTATTCTTTGCATTTATCCTACGACTTATTGCTTTCAAAGCACTAATATGTGCATAGGGCTTGCTATTGATGTTACCTGCCGCTGATCCATCTACGATCCTCCAATGATAAAGAATCTTCGGTATATGTACTATATCTTTCTCATCTATTGTGTCCGTTACTCTCAAAGCCAGCCCGTAATCCTGAGATCCCTCATAAAGGCCCGTAAAACCACCAATATTTTCTATAGCGCTCTTTTTATATGTAGCTAAGTGACATATATAATTCTGAGAGAGGAGCATATCAAGAGACCAGTCAGGCTTATAGAAGGGCTGTACAAAAGTATCTTTACCTTGAACTTTATCCTCATCTGTATATATTAGCTTTGCTGTAGGATTTTCATTTATAGATTTGACGACTTCTAAAAGTGCATCTGGTTCCAATAAATCATCATGGTCTAAAAAAGAGACAAATTCCCCAGTTGCCATTTTAAGAGCTTCTGCGGAGGTACTTGATATCCCTCGGTTCTCAGAGTTTATTTTTACTTTGATTCTGGAGTCATTGTTAATCTTTTCAAGATAAGACCCTATTGACATATCATTTGAGCCATCATCAACAAGGCATAATTCCCAGTTATCATACACTTGAGACATTACCGATTTTACAGTTTCTCTCAAGTGCTTCAAATCTGGCTTATATACTGGAACAAGAACACTTATCAGAGGACGATTCTCTATTGAAATTTCTTCTTTAACTTTAGCTGCTAATTTAATACAGGGTCCTGCAGTATTCATCCAAAGAGCAATAGGCCCGTATCCCTGTGCATACTTTATATCAAAATATATCGTCAGTGTTTTATGTATAGTAACTTTTTCATCAAATGATAAACGTATAGGAGCATTATCTTTTATTTGAAGGAGGTCTATAGCAAACTCAATAAATCTCTCTTCTATTGCTACCTTTATTAAAAGAGTCCCTTCATGCTGTCTTTTATATGTTGCAAATAATAAGTCTATGTATTCTAACGTAGCCTTATCATCTACTTCAATATTTAAAGCCAGCTCATCTCTCAAACTAAGAGGAATAGTATTACTATTAATATTATTATAAATAATTTTTACTTTATCTACTATGTACTTTTTCATAGTACCTCACTCAATACGATTTTTAATAAAGAGGTCGAAGCTTTCTACAAGCTTCTGAAAAGATACGTTCTCCTCATACTCATTACTCACAGTTAGAACTGGAGATTTAAGCAGCCCTTTAGTTGCAAGATAGGCATTCCGTATACCATCCAATCTATCTTTCGGGACTTCAGAATCTCTACGAGTATAGCATACTTCTACTGGAGTATCTACAAAGATATACAAGTCAGGCTGGATAAAGATTGAAGTGTCAAGGTATAGTTCTGTAGCAAAACCAAGGCAGGCTGGCGAAAACAAAGTTGAGTATGCTAATCCAGTCCATATATAACGGTCACATATAACATTTTTACCTGCTATTGTCTCCTGATGGTTCAACCTGGACTCGAAAAATAAAGCTTCTCGTTTATACTGATTTTTGTACTCCGGGGAATTCAGACGATCAGCCTCCTCTGTTGTGAAAAGAGGTTCTTTCGTCCAAACAAAATCACCAAGATGGGGATCTATTTTAAGGAGTCCAAACTCATCCCGGTATTTGTTATTGAGATACTCCGCGAATTTAACTGATAGTGTGCTTTTACCGCTGCCATCAATTCCTTCAAACACTATAAACATATTATCTCTCCTTTATTTTATAATCTATAAAGAGGGGCTTATGCCCCTCATACTTATCTTATTTTGAGGATATCAAAGTAGAATCTACCTTATAGGCACTAAATAGCTTTTTATATACCTCATACTTTTTTTCTACCGATGGTACAAAGGCTTTTGTTTCCTCTGATAACTTGTCTTTGTAGCTCTGGTAGTAATATGCCTGATAAGGCCCCCCATTATACGCTGCTAGTACCATACTACTGGATGAATACTGAGCATATAAAACGTCTAATAATTTAGCTGCAAGCTTAGCATTTATACGAAAGTTATATAATAAGGTATCACGATAAGTCATGTTAAAGCTTTCGCACAAAAGTCTCCCTGTTGCAGGCATAATCTGGAATAACCCTATTGCCCCTGCTTTACTTAAAGCCCCCCTATTAAATGTTGATTCTACGCCACTTAAAGCGAACATAAATAAAGGATCTATCGTGGGGTACTTCTCTGCTTCATACTCAATTGCTTCCGCCATATTATATGCTAGCCCAACCTCTGGTTTTATCCTTGCTTTTTCCCATTCGTAGGTTATTTGTTTTGTCATAAACAAAATTAACTTTTGTCTCTTAGATGCCCAATCAACTGTAGATAAAAGAAATTGATTAGTTTCTGTTTGCTTTTGTCTTTGCTCTTCCTGAGTTCTTGATATCTGATGTATTTGGTTCTGTAGATGCTTATAAAACTGAACCGTCAACATCGATACTGATATTGTGATCACCGTACATGTTATTAGTACCGACCACTTTACTAAACTAATCTTCTTCACATATGAGGTCACACTGGTGACCTTAGAATTCAATTTAACCATAATAGCTCCTCTCACTAAGGCATGTCGTCTCTCTTAGCTCCTTTTTGGACACTTAATAGCTTCCCTTCCGCCCAATACTCTATGTCCCCATTTGGGTACTGAACCGCAGGACCACCAACCCGATGAAGCTTTCCATTTTTGAACCATGCTTTATAGCCATCTCTATGGATTTCAGCGGGACCTTGTTCTCTGTGTAGCATCCCATTAACTATCCAAATAGTCTTTGGGCCTAAAATATACCGTCCATTAGGAAGTTTAGGGTTTATACCCAAACTAAGAGAGACCTGAATCATACAAACTATCCTATCTATTTAAAAAGGAAGAGCCAAAATTAGCTCTTCTCGTACTTCATGTTATTGTTATATTTTCCATTTAGCTTCGGGCTCAAAAGTACCCTCATTAGCAAGACTATAAGAAAAAGGCTGTCCATACCCTGACTTACGGGGGTCTTGGTTCACTTCTTCAGGTTTATACCCCCAGTTTAAGCATTGCCCAGCATGCCAACAATAGATATCTTTACAGAAAGCAATTTTATACCCTTCTTTCTCTAATAGCTCACTAACTAACCCGTCATCACCGTAGGCCCCCAATTTTTGTTCTATCTTATTTATAATTTTAACCATAGCCTCTCTTCTACAGACTTTTAGGGTATTGCCTATCGCTTTGCAATACACGATATCATCTAATATCTGATAAGGTGTTTGAAGGGCTTGAGGAGGGAGCTGAGGAGATAGCATAGCCACCTCAGGGTGCATATCCATTATAGTAAGCATTCTACTAAGCCACGAGGGAGATAGCTTTGGAGGAAAGATGTCATTATCTGTAATGCAAAAATAATCATTATCTGACTCAACCATAGAATTAAAGACTAGTTTATTATAAAGACATCCAGTATTACGAGAATCTAATATTAATGTAGAGATTTTACCCATACCCAATAAAGCATAAAGTCGGTCCTGAACATTTATAGAGCTACCATTATCATATACTACAATCTCAAAAGTCCCAGGCTCTGTTCGTTCATGTATTAAATTTATAGATTTTAAGGTAAATTCTATACGATTCCAGCTAGTCATAAATATCTGAACTTTTTTAGTTATAGTCATATATATGCATACTCCATTTTTACACTTTATCCAATATAGCAACGTCACTAATACCCAGGTTTCTTATTACTTGCATGGCCCTATGAGAATACGTATGGTTCTCTAGTACATGCTTCTTAGCTGAGTCAGCAATCATCTTTATACTCATAGGGTCCTTTAATAAGTCCTGAATAATTCTGTGCATACCCTCAACGGTATCGTCATAAGAAGCATAATGCACGTTCTCAGTAAACAAGGAGTCCAACCCATTGTCTATTTCTGTTCTTGGATATAGAGGCACGCACCCAGCACAAGCGGATTCAAAAATACGAGTACCCAAATTATGCGTAACTGGTCTATCAAACATTATTTTGATCCTATTCTGTGCTTCATTATACTTATCTCCATAAATAGTACAGGCTCGAAGAAACTTATAGTTGATTGTTAGAAAGTCGTTAAACTCATCCCGGCTGAAATTCTTTCTTTTCAGTGTCCTATTATAGTTTCCCACAAAACCCAAATCATAGGGTCTATCAAAAACATTAACTATGTCTCTATGGACACGAGGATTACCCGCCTCTGGTAGCCATTCAAATCTGAAGGCATCGCCTTTAACTTTCTCCCTTAGTGTTTGCACATCAACTTTACTTGCCAGAAAAATACGATCAAAGCAATTAGCTATCGATTCATAAATGTCTGGGCCTACTATATGAGAATCCCATGAATATAATACCCTAGGATATAAATACCAAGGTATCGTTTTTGCATTATATCTAATCTCTACAAAAAAGTAGAGGTCGAACTTCGGAGGTATATGGTCTATCTTATCATACGGTATGACTTCTACATCACAACCTAAATCTATAAATCCGTCACGCCAATGATCACCATATGAAAGATACGGGTCAGGCAACGTGGAGTTTATTACGGCAACTCTAAATTTTCTATATAGCATCTTATCTCCTTAGTTTTTGATATTAATGAATTATTATATTGATATTCTTTTAATCGAAAACTCTACAGGATCAAACTTTATAAATGTTTTAAAACCAAATCCCAGCCCGATACTGGGTACTCCTTCGTATTCTGTAATAGAATCATAGTGGTGATGCCCAAAGAAGTACATTTTAGGTTTAACTATATTAATTAGTTCATTTATAAGTGGTTGTCCCATGTTTCTCTTTCCCTCCCCCTTTATATAAGGAGATGGAGCTTCATGAGTAATCAATATATCTATACCTCTATCTAAGTTGACAATCAAATCTTTCACTTTATCAAAGTCTTCTTTTACAAAATGCCTTCTTCGTTCGCCACATAAGTCTTTTCGCTTTTTGTCGTAGTAGGAAGGTGAATAGTTTCCTCCTAACCCAAGTACTCTAATACCGCAGGGGCCTACATCTACATACCCACCATTTTTAATATGATATAAATTATTAAGATAATTACCATTATCCATCTTTTCTATCTCATCCCAGTTCTCATGATTACCTGAAATAAAATAAATAGGTTTAGGAGAAGCCTTATATATTTTAGTCTCTCCTCCAAAGTCTCCTACCTGGACCCATGTATCAATTTCTTTATGCTGTTCCATTCTATCGAACAACAAATCAAAATTGCCGTGTATATCACCAATAAAACCTATCATTATTTATCCTGTGCTGATACAATAGTGCTTGATTCTTCTAAAGACCCTATCATATCTATTTTAAGTAAACTCTTCATATCCAAGTCTTCACAAATAGATACGTCTTTTATATCTGGAGTATAATCTATCGGATTAGGTTCTACCCATCGTTCTACATAGTATCTATTCTGCGTCAGTATAGGCATAGTGGAATCTTTTACCCACAAAGTCCTAAGTGCATTAACCTTGTGTACATAAAACTTACTCTTATAAAAAGCTACTCCTCTTTTGTACTTTGCTTCAAGGTCATTATAGTTTACACCCTTTTGGAGCATCAACATATCCTGCATCTCACTGCAGTTCTTTCCCTGTAACTCATTATGAGAGAAATGAGACTGAGCTAAAGAATTGATAGCATTACGCTCACTATCCCTCTGCCTGTCCAGAAAATAGTCTAAAACTTCTTCCCGAGGGAGGGAAAATACCCGACAATCAAATGCTGCCGGACCTTTATTAAGAAATACTTCGGGCATCTTTAATAAGCTAGCCTGAATGAAAGCCCCCGTGCATATGGAACTAAGCACGCTAATCATTTTAGATAGTCTATAATCGAACCAAGCTTCTGTATCGTGAGTGGCATAATCTACAAGTAACAAAGATATCTCATCTGATTGTGTATAACCAAATCTACAGCCTTCGACAAGCTTACAGCATCTATATGCTGTATACTCCATTATGCTCCTAAAATCTTCATCAAAAGGACGCTTCATTCCTTGTGTATAAGTATGGAATGCCTTCCCATCTAATCTTGCAATTATCGGTATTCGCCTAGGTAGGCACACATCGGTAACTAACTCATAGCGTTTTAACCTGTCATTCATTTTTACCATCCTTACTCTTATATACGTTAATCAAAAGTTCTCCAAATAGCAGTAGACTATTTACTAAAAATTGATTGGATCTCTGCTTCTTCTGATGCTTGTTCTTCGGCATATTCCCTTGTATTTATAGCCTGACAAGGAGCCTCAGTTATACCATTATCTTCAGCCTCAATAATAATAACACTATTTGGGTCTTGGTCCTTGAAGTTGCACTCTTTTATAGCTTTCTTAGTAGAAAGCAAAGCATTCAAACTTTTTTCTATCAGGTTATTATCTATAGATGTAGATTCAAGCAAGCATCTCTCAATAATATCACATACATCTACTTGAGTCAATCTATTAGTTAGTGCCTTCTGTAATAGGTCTTTATTAATATCCTCCCAAGATACTAAAAAACATTCCGATGCCTCTTTGTGAAACTGCCTTAGTTCTTTATGAAACTTTGTTCTCATGATTTGATAGACCTCAGTTTGTTCCAAAGGAGGATGTATCATCATAACTTGGTCAAAACGCCCTGGACGATTTATCAAAGAATAATGAACATTACTAGTATCGTTTACTGATGCTATAAAAGCGACATTCAGGTCCCCACGTACAGCGTCTATTTCGTTAAGGAAAATACCTAGTCTCTCTGTCTTTGATTTAAAATTGTAGGAATCTAAATCCTCAAGAACTACAATACAAGGCTGTATACAACGTATAATAGAAAAAACTTCTTTAATTTCTTCTTTATACTCAAATTCAGAAGGAGATAAATAAATAAAGGGGTATTCTCTAATCATATCCTCCAGCTTCAGCACTATAGAAGTCTTACCTGTCCCAGGGAGACCAACTAAAGCATAGCCTCTCTTCTTCCCTATAGCAAGAACCTTCCTTATCTCAGTAGCTAACCCGTGAACATCAAATTGATTAATGCCCTCTTCGATAACTATCCTTTCTCTAGGTATCAACCCGGTCTTGTATATCAGAACATTGTTCTTGATATCAAAACTCTTAATAAATTCCTTTATAATAGAAATCCTAAATTCTATAGTCTTCTTTTTAGATATAGTCTTATCAGCTATTCCGTATATAGAAGACTGGTATAAAATAATACCGAAGTCATTGTTCTTTACCTCAAGATACCATACAAGTTTTGTATTACCAATCTCTATTAATATGAATACCTCAGTGGTCTTCTCCCCCAAAGACTTTGGATCTATAGGTTCAAGTGTAGTCCCAAAATACCCCAGTATCTTAAACCCTTCTGTTTTAGGCTTATTCAATATCCAAGCGACTACCTCTCTTCCAATTTTATCTACATCATAACTAGCTATGTAATCATAGTTCTCTAAAGAAAGACCAAGTAACGTTAGAATCTTAAATAGCTGGTCATCATATGTAGTATTTTTATCTTGCCTATTTAGAAACTTATTAACCCTCTTATATAGGTCATACGTAGCAATAGTACCAGGAAGTGTATATTTCAAAGCGTCAACAATGGATTGGTACTTTTTCTTCTCTGGAAGTAGCTCACCAGCAAAGTCTAAGACAGTATCCGCTAATTCTATTAGGAATCGAGGTCCGCCGTATTCTTCAAGAAGAAAGTTAGCAAGGGCTAAAATTTTATTTGATTTAGAAGTAGGGGAAATATGGTTTTCTGCTACTTTCTCATCATCACTATCCTCTCTTTTTCTAAGCTCGCCAAATAAGGATGCCAAGGTCTTCCCCCTTTTTGCAGCCTTTCTTTTTTTATCCAAAGTTTGTTTTATTTGAGAAAAAAACGTATCTGCTACAGAGGTTCTATTCAAGGAGGAGTTCTTTACAGTATCCATAAATCCCTTTCTTTGTATAAAGAATAGCTATGTAATGTACTATTTGGTTATAACTTTTTAAATTGAAATAATTTCACTATTTAGAAACATGTAAAACTGCCCATTCCGTAAGAATAGCTGAAGTAATACCACAAATGAAAGCTATGTAGGGGATATTCTGTTCTGCCCAAGAGCGCTTTACTTCTTTTCTGAGCCTCTTGATTTCACCCTGGTACAGCTTCTCAGCTGCTAAAGACTTATCATAATAGTCCTTACATAGAAACTTAGAATAGTCTAATTCAAGGCTGACTCTTTTATAAGCTGCTTCATAGAAGATATATTGTACTGCATTCTTTTCACTGATAAGGACTCCAGGAGGCAACATAGAAGTATCTTTTCCTTCTATGTATTTACCACCAAAGAGAGGCTTTGCTTTGTACCCCAAAGCGTTTTTGTTAGCTAAACTATCCGGGAGTGCGGGTAGCGATAATCCTATACTATCTAGATTCATGTACTTAGGCATGAAGCTGTACGGTTCATTGATAGTTTGTTTGGGAGAGCACCCTATGAAATAGAGCATGATTAATGATATCAATATATATTTTAACATATGCCTCACGCTGCTGTTCGAAGTTTAATCTGCATAAAAAACAACACCTTTTTCGGATTTTCCGCTTTTAGGGCCATCAGGTTGGCAATTTTCTTTAACATATAAAGAAGACTCATCAAATACTGAATCAACACATCCCCAATATTCATGATCTGCCCTCACTACACAAATAAGGTCCCCATGTTGTTTTTGAATATCCGATAACTTAGCGATTACTTCTGATATGTACATTTTATCTCCTTAAACTTTTTATTTCTTACAATATTTGCCGAATATTATTTATACCTCACCCATCTTTTTAAGTGGTATAGAGTTCAATATAGTTATTTTCTCTATTTTTTCTACTTTAACAAGGAGAATTTCTGGTTTACTACCAATAAATCCTCCTTTATCCTTCAAAAAGTGTTTTGAAGCTTTCTTGTACTCTACTCTTGCTTTCCTTAGTGACCCCTCATGCGCCATCCAATATCCATCATCTTCTGGCCCATCAGTACATACAATAGAATAATACTTTTCTTTCTTATTTAGTTTCATGGTTACCCCAACATATCCGCTAATTGTTTGAGCCTTTCTTTTTGATCCTCTATTTGCTTAATATCTTCCAGCTTCTTAACTACCTGAGCTTGCTCAGTCTTAGCGGCTGCTGTTTTAATTGCCGCTATGTGATTAGTTTCTGTAAGGTCATCTCTAATTTTACTAATAGCCCCAGTAAGAGCGTCCGCTTGGCCATGCTGCCTGCCTTGATCGCCTTTTCTTTTATTTACCAATATAAGAATCAAGACAACAGTTGCAGGAACCAATATGATAGCATATTTCCAATATTTCTCTACAAAAGGATTCTTACGAAAAACAAATAACATAATACCTATGATTAATACAATAATAAGTCCGAGTATCTCCCAGGACATACTTCCTCCTATTTATGATTTCTTCTTATCTTCATTACCTTCCAGCAGATTATCTTTTTCAGTTTTTTCTGATATACTGGAACTAAAGATACGGTCCCATCTTTTTCTGAACTCTTCATGGCTACAACGTTCTTCATCCATTGGTCTCCTATCGCTTCCTTTACCCATTCTTACTCCTCACTTTCAAAGTCTTGATAATTAGCAACAACTGTTGTAGCTGCGTCTTTTCTGTATTCTATCTTATGAAGAGTCTCACCACAAGAAGTAAGCATATAAAAAGCCTTCTTCACACCCTCTATCAAATCCATCTCTTCCTCTTCAGGATTTAAAATCAAATGAAGCATTTGAGAGGTAAATCTTTCGTCATGGTGCCCTCTAAGCGCGTCTTTTAGTGCTTTTATAAAAACATCATAAGAGTACACGCTCACTTTGTTTAGGTCGCAAGAGTTATCCTTTTCATCCTCATTTTTTTCAAAAGTTTCTAAGACTTCTTTGAGTTTCGGAGCTAAGAGATCATCGAACCAATCATAAACTGAGTATCCCATATTATTCCTCCTTCTTTAAGTTATCCGCCTTTTTATGTGACTCTTTAGTATAATAGGAACATTTGTCTTTTGACTTTGGAATTTTCCCTGTTATATCCAGTATAGTACAATCTCTATGACGCATACAATCTTCATAAGGACACTTAGCCATTACTCTTTTACCTCCAATGACTCTTTTATATTTTTTAAATGTAGATACTCTACTACTTTATCTGAGGGCAAAGAACGTATATGCTTTTCCCAATCTTCCTTCTTAACTCTACCGTCCATAATAAAGAACATAAGGGCGGAGTTAGTCATACCCTTAACAGTTAGAGCATATTCCTTCCTGGTTTCAAATACCTTTCCCTCAATAGAATCTATATCAGCTTTTACCTTACCTAAATAGGTATTGAAAGCATCAGTGATAACATCGAAGTATGTTTTGTACTCCGGGAAATAGGACAGGAACTCTTCCTGCTCATTAAGCATGACAAGCGCTAAAGCCCTTTTCTTATTTATGTCACCATTATTTTTGAGGTGATGCACAGCTACATAGGCCGGGCCTTTGATTTTTATTCGATTCCAATTAGCATCTACAACCACATAGCCCTCTTCAGAGAAAGGCAAGGCAGCTGCCATAGCCAGAACATCTTCTGGGGCCTTGAACCCATAAGACTTAGGCTTAGGAACCCCAAGGTCGATATCTAACTCTTCGAGAGTTCTGTTATCTCTAGTTCCCGTGTGGGTTATAGCAATGTCTTTATATGGCACAACCACTCGATTGTAAGGTCCTACTAACTCAAACATATGCGTATAATCTTTATTTAAAGCTTCAAAGTCTAAAGCTCTTTTATTTGCGCCTTCCATAAACAAATCATAGAAAGTATTGTATCTGACATCTAAATCGTTCTGTAAGGTACAATCTTTTGCATCTATCATGGACATGGTAGATACTCTCCACTCTGGTTCGTACCACCAAAGCTTTATCATGGAACCATCTATTTTCTCCTGTACTCGCGCAGAGCCCCAATCAAGTACCGCTGCCTTGGATTCCCCGGCATTCCAGAATTTGGTAAAAGGAAAACATAGAACTTTCCAGGTATCCTTCTCTAATACGATTCCACGGCATTCCTGTACTAAAGGAATATTGAAATCGGATTCGATTTGATTGTACATAAAAAGTACAAAGTTACCCTTCTCCCGTATGGTCATACAATATGGTTCTGCTTCCAGAACCTGCTTCCAATCATAAGGATGCTCATTTAAAAATTTAAGTATCTCAAGCATTATTTAACTCCTATTCCTTTGTCCAGTTCTCACGATAAAGTATTAGTAGCTGTGCTATTTCTGGTAAGTCATTTACTATCATTGGTATGTTATAAAATGACTTTGTTTCCATAGCCTCAATAAGCATAGATACTGAAACTATGGCACGCTGTGCTACCCTTTTAAAATTTTCATCATATCTTTCAAAATTCACATTAGAAAATAGAGTATCATATACTCTATATTCCGTTTCTTTAATTTTTAAAAATAAACCTATTATATTAGCTATCCCATTACCCTCTATATGTAAGGACCTTAAGTATCCGATACTCCCTATCTCCAAAATTCTAAATCTACCTAAATAACTATAAATAATCTCTGTAACTTCTAATCCTTCTCTATGAGGCTCATAAGTATATATCTTGAATGTATCTCCTGTTACTGCGTTATTATCACCAAAGATTAGTTTGTTCGCCAAATAGTGAAAATAACTTGGTTTCCTATATTTTATTTCTTCCATTAGGTCTTTACCAAAGATCTTCACTGCATAAGATTCTCTTTTTCTCCTTCAACTGACCACACTCGAAAGCATGTTCAGCCGCTGCCCTACGAGAAAGAAAGTTTCCCATATCCGTTACAAAACCTTGTTCTCCATTTTTCAAAAAACCAAAGGGACGAGAGGTATCACATAGAATATTATTATGCCTACGTCCCTTATATACAATACCATCCTTACGTATTGCTGACTCCACTATCATTTTTTTCTTTCTCCAATTCGTAGTAAGCCTCTCCACATCTTTCCCTGTATAAAGCTTCATTATCCTCAAACTGCCACTTGTGATTTACCCATTTGCCAAGTTCTCTTGGATGAATATGTTCTACAACATCTCTCTCCATTTGCCGTTGCCCATACCCGCTTATTAGCCCACCACCTCTATTCATTCTAACGCTTCTTTTTTTGTTTCATACAAATTGTACTAAACTCTGTCTTCTTCCTAATAAACTTTATCCACTTCTTTATGCCATCATTAGCAAGGAGCTTTTCTAACGTATCAAGCTCTTTCCTGATGATGTAGTTCTCAAACATATTATGTATCTGGTCCCCACAATCGCAACATACATCTATAGTTAAGCTATCTCGGCACGGCTTTAGATGATGCTTTTCTTGATAAGGCTTTGGAGTACTCCTTCTACATATCTGACAACTTAACTCGTTATTCATAAAATAAGAATCTCTCTAATATACTTTTTGTAATAAGAAATGAAAAATCTAATTCAAATTTTCAAAAGCAGAGGGCTATCAGGCATCTTAAGAATTCCCAGTTTGCCTTATTTTATCTATCAAGTTGTTCATGAACTTAGCCGCTAAGAAAGCATGGCAGAAAGTATCCGTCTTTGGACAATAACACTTTAAAAGTATATCCTGCTCAGCCCCTTGTCGAGCTAGCGTCACAAATTCGTCTTTACGTGTTACCCATCTTTTTTTGAGTAACTCTAAATAATACATCTTATAAGCTTCTGGGCTGATTTTTCCAAATTTAACATCCAATACCATAGTCCAGTCATCGGGGGATAATACATGCCCAGGATTACTTTTTATAGTGATATCAATACCATTACTTTTCATCAAACCTTTAGAAAACATATCACCCTCAATATGTTGTTAGCCCGTCACCGCTATTTATGTTCTGCTCACATAGGTCTACCGTTTTTATCAAACCTATCTGGTAATTATTTATACATAGTTCGTAACAGCCTCTGTATATGGTCATAAACGCACTTATAGCTACCATAGGATGAATGAACAAAAGACGTGGCGTATCCTTGAATTCTTTATGGCATTTATAGAACCACTGGTCCTTTATCTTCATCTCATAGTCATCCACAAGAAGAAGTCCACCCTTCTTTAGAAGCTTCCAGGACAAAACCATATCCTCCAATACAGCGAAGGCTGTGTGATCTCCATCTACATAAACTAAATCAAATTTTGACCCTATCTGTAAAAGCCTCGGTAGTACGTTAATTGAGTAATCTTTATACAGAACATATCTCCCAGAATGCTCCTTCATATTCTGCTCAAATAGGGGGGAAGGATCAGGATCAATACAATGTATGGTACAACCATCTTCTGTTAATACACTATCTAATAGTTTAGTCGTTGTCCACCCTTCACAAACACCTATCTCAAGGAAATTAAGATTCTCTCTCCCAGAGAATCGTGTAACTATCTCTTCAAAATTTTCCCAATGGTCATGATTCCAGAACTCAAACTTAGTTGAGAAATCAAATTGGTACTCCATGTTAGCTCCTATACTTTTCTAAATATTTGAAAGTATCTAAAACATAATCATCTAAAATGTAATCTTTAGTTTCCAAACAGTACATTAGAAATAAAGCTACTCTAAATTCCCTAATATTGGTTAATTGACCTATAACAGTAGAGTTCATTTCTTCCTCTTTAATATTTTCTATATCCTCAGAGGCTTCATAAAGCTTATGCCTTATCCAAGTAAGCTTATGTTCTGGCTTAAGCTTTATAAATATACTCGTTAAAATTCTTCTATCCCTATCATCTATCTTATACTCAGGTAAACAATCGTATAAGTTTGTGTACATAAATAGATACCATCGGTACGTCCCTATCGTAATCGGCTCACGATATTTCAAACCCCATCTTACAGACAGCTCTTTCAAATATTCTGTGTCTTCATTATTTAATATCATATTAGTCCTGCCCACAATACTTAGGCTTTGGTAAATCTCTTTCATATGCCCCAAGATATACTTCCGGTACTCCTGTGACATTTATTCTACCTAAATTAGTATCTCTACATATTTTATAGTTTGGATTATATGTATTATCTAATAGCGATCCGATACACTTAGGGTCTTCAAAACACGCTATTATTTGGCCGCTCATCCATCCCCCGCGTATTAGAACATTCTTATACCCCTTCATACAAGAACAGAATTCTCCTCCGTGCTTGTACTCAGAATCCACAAGAAGGATATCTAAGGGAGTATAATCCCCATAAGCCTCTCTACTGAATCCTCTATCCGATCCACGGAAGTCTTGTATCTTGTATGGTATCCCAAGAGATTTCCAATAACGTTTATAACTCAAAATATCATCTCTCAGCTTTGGGAACATTAGCTCTTTCACATAAACTGGAATACCCTGACTATGTAGCCACTTTACGTTGTCTTCATATTTCTGTATATAAGATTTGACCCCGCCTATGATCTGCCTATGAAAAGTGAATCCTACTCTATGTATCCGATCTTTCAAAGGTAGAAGCTTTTCATAGTTCGCTCTATCCTGTAGCCCGTTCGTAAGCAGGTCTGCCTTCTCCAATCGTGTACTTCTCAGGAAGGAACAGATAGTGTTTGAGTTGCCTGGGATAAAGGGTTCTCCACCGTGAAAATGCACAATGATTTCAGAGGCATCGCTCAAATGGGTATCTCGGAAACGTACATAATCTTTGAAGGTGAATCTTTGTTTCTCTTCAAAGTTGGATTCGAAGTGCTCTGTATGATAACAGTAATAGCATCTTAAGTTGCAATCCTTTGCGATTGGATATGCCAAAAATATTTTAGACATAACTATATTCCTTAGTTAGTCTCCCAAAAGTCTTTCCTACTATATTTAGTTTAGGCATTTTTAAACATTCCTGTAGTTATATTAAATACTCAATAATATACTAATTGGCAGGTATAGTTTAAAAAGAAAAGAGGAATCTTACCTAAATAAAAAAGTTACTTACAATACTTGTGATTACCGCCATAACAGGCCAACCTATAACAACTATCAGGGCAAGCTGCTCATTGTCCACTGTTCTCATTATTCTTTGGCTGTTGACAGGGCTCCCAATTAGAATAGCAAGATTGACAACAATCTGAGCATTTATTTCTATCCTTAAGGTGGTAACGGCAGGTAGTACATGATCTTGCTCTTGGCTTAAGGACATCCATACTACTGTTGTCGGCTGATAGTTGCCGCATCTCTTCGATAATGTCTGAAAGCTGATCATTACTGCCCGGATTGTGGCAATACTCAAGCCTATTAGCTATAGCGGCAATTTCAGCCTTTATCTGTTGTAGGCTGTGGCTTATAGCGCTGTTGGTAGCTGTAAGTTCTGTCACCTTAGATTTAAGTGTATCAACCCTCTCAGACACCCAGCATTTGTCCCTCTTATCTTGGTTAATACAATATTCACACTCACAGTTATCTGACATGCCGTACCTCCTTATATAAAAAATATAACTTATTTACACTATAGCTTGATAATTAGTGAAATAGTGTACTCACGATTTAGGCTTTGCGCCACCATTTCCTTATTATTCTGTGGGCGCATCTTTCATTTCAAATTTTATACACCATCCGTAGGTCTTAGAAACTTTACAGTCTGTTTTACAATTACCACAGTGTGCTGGACACCGTGGAGGACAGTGACACCTATAACCTTCACGGTTAGTTAAACGGTGGGGATATAGATACCAGCACTCAGATTCACATTTCGCCATATTTACTCCATTCTTGCTCCTACCTATAAAGTTCAAGATAGTAAGCATTTCTTATAACGTCTACGCAACATGGGATAAATGTTCATTTTTCACCGCCTATGATACAAGAATTTTTAAACTTGCGCATAACGTTTGCCCTATGCTGACGTTTCTGTTTCAGAAATGTGGGAGTCTTCAACCGAACAGCACGGGGCTGACGTTTCTGTTTGCTCGCTTCCACAAATCCTGCGGTTTGCGGAGTATCGAGAGGACACCAATCCTGAATTTTATCTGTATTACTTAGTATCAAAGTTCTCCGACCTGCAATTAGATACCCACAAGCAGAACTGTGAGGGTACTGAGTGTTGTGGCTATTTTCTACAAAATAAGGGCATCGTCTACAACACAAAACTTTTATTAAACGCATTAGCAAACCGCCTATCTATTCTTAAAAGAGTGAATTGCAACCAACGTCCGATGCATGGCGAAGTAATCGCCTACAAACCACTTCCTACATTGCTGCGATTATTTTGCCATGCATTTGTTGTAGGCTGTTTGGCGCGCCTCCTTGATTTCCCGCCGCCGCATGCCTTTTGCATGTGTCCATACGCCCAACCTTGAAACCACCAATAGAGCAACGAAGCTCCTTTTCCTGCATATACCCATAACCGTTGTCAACGCGATCAAACTTGAAATTTGTACAGTTGCCACACACTGGCCACTCAAATTTCTTTCGCCACGACTGGACCAGCTTTGCATCAGACTGCTTGCTCATGATTTTCCTTTCTTTGCGGCGGCTTATAATTTCAAAGCGCGCCAAATTGACTACAACGTGTGCGAAATGTGCGCTGTGCTACAGCGACTTACTGCAACGAGGACACGTTTTCCAACCCAAGCCACTTATATTTGCAACCCTTGTAACTTGACAGCATGGCGCACTTTCGTTGTTGGTTGTTGTAAATTTTTCTTCCACCAGTTTAGCAGCACAACTAAGTGCCGTTTCTGCACTACCTATATCCCCAACACTTAAGGCTAATCTAGCGTTCTGAATGTGTGATAAAATCTGCTGCATATAACCTCCAGTGAAAAATTTATTGCAACCAACGTCCATTATACGACATTACCTTGTGTAACTCATTGATTTTCTTTTAGTTATAAAAAAATATCAAACTCTTAATACTCCAGCTTAGAGATATTGCAGTCTTTTAGGGTGATTGCATAGTTCTCTTTTACCCCAGTATCCACATAGCGAAGAATAGTTTCTGTACCCACAGCCACTGCCAACAGAATAATATTCCTGGCAAGGGGATACTCACAGATATCTTTTCCGTGCTTCTTAGGGACTATGTAGTTTTCATTCCAGATAACCTCTGCGTAGTCCTGACGCATCCCTATGTGCAAGCATTGAATCTTGTTCTCAGTACAGAACGTAGTCACAAGACCACGAGCTTCAGTATTGTCAAAACCATCTATCACAATAGTGTCCTTCTGTACAAGCTTCTTAATGTTGGCCTCATCTAACTTCTTTGGCTCTATCTGAATCTTCAAACCCATCTCATCGTACATTCGGCGCTGCATCATAGCAGCCTTCATCTGACCGACTTCTTTTGCACCCCAAATTTGTGTATGACGATTGTGATCCTCTATACGGTCAAAATCAATAACCGTGAAATTCGTGAAACTCTGACGAGCCATGTTCATCACAAGGTTTGAGCCGATAGCTCCGAGCCCGCAAATAGTGAACTTAGCTTTTGCAATCTTATCCAGGGTTTCCTTACCCCGGTAAACTTCCTCATGTACAAAGGTCTTCATATGTACTCCTATGCGAATAGACGATCCAACAGCTCCGCAATATACGTAGCTGATATAACTTTACCAGGTGTTTGTGTAATATCCTTCTTTAAAACTTCCAACAATTCTTGAAAATATGCTACATCTACACCTATGAGTTGATCTCTAAGTGTATTTAAAGAGTTAAGATTTAAACTGTTAATATCGAAAGCAATCTTTAAATAGTTACCTGCATTAATCGACCAGCCTCGTTGGATAAACTTATTTGTTCTGATCATTGAACAAATGGGATATGCTGATCCTGTATAGATTAATGATCGAGTTAAAATAGCATATAACGAATTTTCAGGTAAATGCAGTCGATTGGCAGCAAAGTCATAAATGCATTTTGTATGCTCAAAATCAAAGGTGGTTTTGACATAATCAATGTCACCATAAAATCGAGTAACCAATTGAATACTATTGGTCAAGGTAACAGCATTACCAGACAAGAAAATAGGAGTATATGGAGGTAAATCTTTTGGAATTTTAGCATTTACCGCTACATCCAAGTACTCCGCTGCGTTATCTTCTGGTGCAGTTTCAAAGTACTGATAAGGCGTATCTGAACTTGTAGCTGAGGCAACCCCTGCAGATTTTATTATGATATTTGGACCATCCGTAAAAATTTCGATTGGTTTTCCTGTTATATGTGTAGCAGTAGGAAAGGTGCTTTTAAATAAGTTAACATAATAAGCTACTACGAGGCTCGCGGTTTCTTTTGTTCGAAAATATACATCATAGTCGTTAACTTTTTCCTTTAACAATATTGAAGAGATACATCCACCTGCAACTAACACATCTGCCTCGCAAGCTTCTTTTACTTTGACATCTGTGATACTGTTAATCCATTCTCGTACAGTTTTATGTAGCTGTCTCCGAATAGTTGATCTTTCCATAATTATCCTCCTATATGAATGGATGTGCTATGTACAATTATGATGTCCGCATCAATTTGTATCTTAACTTGATTACCAGGTAAATAATCGATCCAACGAAATATAGACAATGGTGGATAGATTTTACCTTTGTATTTAACTGTTTTTATTAAGTAACCAGTTGACTCAATTTTCACTTCTATACCTTTCAATAAGGGTATTACACTATTTACACCAAGTATGGCATAGTAATAACTTATTCCCATGCCATAAATAGGTTACCTTTTATCATTACATGTAGCGGTAGATGCCCTACACTTTTATCTTCCATTCTCTTCCATATCGCTGCTGCATCTTTCCCACTACTTCTTACTGAGCAGATAAGGGGTTTTCCCTCTGCCCTGGCCCAAGCTTTCATTGTCTTATCATCTCTTGAAGAAAACCATAAACAGCCATCAGGATGTGTGTGATGAAATCCAAGAAGATTCTTCTTTGCTGCATCTGACCAATTAAAACTTACACTTACTGGATTTCCCTCAGAGCTATACTTCAACCATCCGATGTATGTATTCTTTACCTTCTTACCGAAGATAAACCAACACTTTTCATTCATGTTTCAGTCTTTCATTCTTGTGTGCTTAGTAGCTTCTTTTATCTTTTCTGTTTCTTTTAACTTTTCTTCTGACGTAAACTCATATTTAGTTCCGTCTTGGTATACTATACCATCTGGGCAGTCCAATACTTCAAAGTCTGATTTACTTAAATTCACGGTCACCCCCTATTAATACCAGTGCTTAATAACTCCGGCTACTATGACTATGTTTGTTATGATGTAAACTAAAGCTATGACTGTTCTTATAATGGCTACTATATCTGCTTCTTTATCATCATCCGATGCTTTCTGACCTAACGCCTTAGCCCACAGTCTCCATATATTCTTTATTATTTTTCCCATATTAACTCAGTATATCTAAAATTTCTTCTTTTTTCATTGTTAAAAGTATTGCCAAAATAAAAGCATGCCCCATCTTACGATTCGGATCGTTTAGTACATCTCTCAAAGTCATACCTAATGAAATATAATCATAGCCATCAAAATCCCAAAGTACTATGTCGGTATTACTGTCCCTCATTTCCTTTAGCTTAGTGAAAGATATTTTAGGCACTACGCACTTTATGTATAAAGGAGCATAGACTTTCTTTCTCGCAGCTACATAATCTAACTTCTCACCATCCCACCATATGTACTCTGGCTTAGCCTCTTTACCCATAGGGTACCTGACTGCTATTTTACTCTTCCACCCTTCCATCGCCCATTCAAAATATGCTGGGGTAGGATTTCCTTCAGCATCCATATAACTGGAGTATACCTTACTATACTGCCATGCGCTTTCCATCTTACAGGCAGAATACCCTCCATACAAATATACAGGCCCAAGATAAAAAGGACTCAATAACATAGACCAACATCCCTTTGCGGAGGATGTTGTATTCACTATAGGAATGTTCTTAGCTTTAAACTCTATCATCCGTTTTCTATCTTTAGGTCCTATAACATATACCGTCATTCCTCAGAGTCCTCTTCTTCATCCTCTTCCAATAATACCTGTATAAGCATCTCTGCTGCCACATTAGATGCGAAAGAATCACTCTCTTCATGCCGTATTTCAAGAGGGCTTTCACTTGTTATAATCCAACCCTGCTCTTCTAACTTGGCACGCTCTTCTTCTGTAAGAATATCCATAGCTACTCCTATTCTGTAGTATTGTTATATCTATGAATAAGACCCCTTCTCTGTCCTTCTCTTAGAACCGTTATTAGAGAAGTCAAATCATAGTCTCTATCGTGACCATTTAAACATACCCCTGCAGTAAGTACATGATGACTCTCATCTTTAGTTACATAACTCGTATATTGATTTCCACCTATCTTATAGGTGACGCTGTAGTGATCATTTCTTTCTACGAACTTCACAAACTCACCACCAGCAAACTCTACATCTTTCTGTATAAGTACTTCCTTCAAAGACTCTCTGGCTTTCTTATCCAAATTGAATCTGAGAGTGTAAGCTATCTTCTCCTCAAGAGTTAATCCTGTATACTGTACCTTATCTGGTCGAACAAACTTATCAAAGCTCTCCCTTAAATACTCCGTCCTGGCAGGATCAGCAGAGATATCATTCTGATAGTACCAGAGGTTAGCCCCGTCAAAACCGCAAACGACCTTCTCAAATGGTCCTACAAGATCATCAGATGTTAAATATATCGGGATAAGATCTGACACGCCAAAGCCAGCTGAATTGTTTTTCAAAGGAACACCAAAGTACAATTCGTCTTTTTTGTAGACTAATATCACTCGTATCTTCGTGAGCATCTTGAGATACTCTTCAACTTCAATGAAGTCTGCGTTACCAACTACTTTGGCTCTTTTAAAATTACAAGCCTTCAACTTGTACCAACCTGGCTTAGTAGAGTCGGGTACCCCCAACTTATGAACTAACCCATTGATACGAGTAACGACATACTCATTCCCATATATAGGAGATATAAAGATACTCTTAGTAATAGTATCTTCTTTCTCCCCCATCTTTTTGATAAGTGCTAGTACGTCGTTCATATTATCCTCTTAAATAGAAAAGAGGGGCTTCTGATGAAGCCCACCCCTATCTCGTTACTTCCACTGCCTACGTGTAGGAAGCGGAGTATCCATGATCTCCATAAGAAGGTCCAGCTTCGATGTTCGGGCAAGAAGTGGAATCAATCCTGGTAAACCATAGTAGTCTGACCCATTAGGAGTGTATACATCATAACTAATACCAGCCCTCTTCAGGTTTGTGCTGAAAGTATGACCTGAATTTGGTGTACGGATGATAACCACATGAGGCTTCACCTTCATCTCCTCGGAGTACCGAGTATAGACATCAGTGAACATGGGGGTTGCATTCTCACCCTCATCAGTAATAACAACAATCTGCTCAACGTACATCTTCTTTTGACGCAGATACTCCAAAGCACATCCCATAGAAGTCGAACCACCATCGCGCACAGGCTTAAATGCCCTTTCCCAGTCGGTCATGGTAGTGGTCCTGTCCTTTGGACGTGCGGACACTGGATAGATTTCCATTGGAAGCGTATCAAAGGCAACCACATACAAAGGAGCTTCTGTAGCACCGGATACCATCGCTGCACAATGCTTCCCTGACTCAATAGCAATGCTCATCGATCCAGAGCGATCTACAAAGATCGCTGTAGAAGCCATAATGATACCTTTGCTCTTTATTTGTACATCTGCAATCTTATCAAGTTGCGCCACGACAGCCTCATCCTTGATACGACCTGTATTAATCGCTGCTTTAGACTTCAAGGCTGTAACATTCTTTGCGGTCTCAGCCTGCTTAAGCTTCTTTTCAACCATAGCCTTAGTATCAGGGTTATCTAATGCACCACTCTCCTGAAGAGAAGCAATGTTGTTAATAACTTCCTGGGAACTCATATTATTGATGAGAGCAACCAAGATGGAGGGGGTCATCTTCTCAATGAGACCTACTGCCGTAGTATACGGAACCTTATTCTTAACAATGAGCGTTGCTGCTTCTTCAGGAGACTTCGCATCCGTAATCTCCTTGAAAACATTCAACTTACTCTCCTTTGGGTACTTCTTCTCCCAAAGGATTTGTTGCACTCTCTTTGAGTGAGGGATTTTCAAGGAAGCGTAGAGCGTCCTCAAATCCTCAGAGTTGCGCATAGCCACACCATCAAAACGCTCAGGGTCGGTCTCTAACCACTTTAGATAGTGTACCACCTCAGTCTTGAACGCTGAGGGCACGTTCTTAAAAAGGCCCACAACTTTCTCGGTCACGTTTACTACCGGAATTTTCTTCTTTCCAACTTGGCGTGTCTGATTTGTCTTCTCACGAATCTTGACCTTCTTACCCTTAATGAAACCAAGGATACGGGTCTTCATGAAAGGCACAGCTTTCTGCCACAGGGCAAGACCAACCTCACGGTTATCGAGATAGGGGTCTACGATCAACATAGAAATGAATACTTCCTTGTGGTCGCGAAGTTCGCCATTCTTCTCATACCAGGCAGCAAGATGAGAGTAGAATGAAGGGTCACGCTGTCGCAGATCCTCATGTATCTTCCTGATCGCATCAGTATCACGATGTGGACAGGACATGAAGCTATTGAGCATTTGAACACGGATGTCCTGTTCAACCTGTGGTATTTGTGGCGCGGAAACAGTTTGAGTGTTACGCTGACGATTCATGGAGTTTCTCCTTTTAAGTATTATATTATCAGGTTTGAGGGCCTTAATTTATAGGCCCGAGTTGGACAACTTACTTCCCAAATACAGCATCAGGGCGAACGGTGATGTTTCCGTTCTTATGGAACTCGACGTTATACCCATCAAGTTCTCCCAATCCGATATCGAGATACTGCGCTACGGCAGTCTTGACGTTATCGGCGCTCACGTTGCGTGAGTTAACCTGCGCGGTATTGGCAATCCCTATAGCTGTAAGTCGATCTTCTGGAAAAATATTTTCGAAATCGACTTCCCTGGTACTACCATCGTAACGAATATGCACACTTGCCATCTTGAACCTCCTCTTACATTGTGGTACTAATTTACCAATTATCACTTATAGGCTAATATTCAATGTTCAGAGTAATATACTATTTGACATAAATAATTGAAAATAATTATTTAATAAAAAAGAGCCGGAATCCTTTCGAATCCCGGCTCTTAATAAATCCCATCCAAGTTACTAATGCGAAGTTTGTTTTGTTCCTGTTCCTTAAACGGGTGCCTTACCATTCGGCTACGCTCTCCGAAAAGAGCGACTGGATTCGAACCAGCATGACAATGTACGCATCAAAAGTTAGAAGATGAGACTTATACTCATAGTAATTATATAATAATGTATTTATCCGAGTCCTAAGTGCTCGACCCATCGCTTCCTCCCACCAAACGGGAGTGCGCTTAGGCTTGTTTTTCAACCGTAGAAAATGTAAGCCCTCAGCATTAGAGGATAAATACACTATAATTTCAAAGAGTATGACAAGAGAAGTATCCGAGTAATCAATGCGTGTGCTATATCCCAGCCGCGCTAAGGCGGAAGGAATACAGATGCCTGAGCGCTTAATGCCCAGGCGTTTATCTTTACAGGATAATGTACGCCCTAACTGTTAGAAGATACTTTTCATAGAACAACCCCTATTACATAGGGACAAGGAACGAATGAAAGAAGAAACACTCAAGTTATAAATGCTTTTTTTATTAAGCTTTTCCCCCACCAAGTAGACATTAAAATCTACTTGGTGGGGGAAGTTCGACTTGAACGAACAATCTTTTGCTTTAGTTAGCAAACGCTTGAACCAATGTATGCATCCAAAATTAGAGAGTGCTTCTATCTTTCAAAGAGCTTGACCTTTTCAGGTCTGTATTCTAATATACCTTTTTGGTAATTAAAGATCAAGAAAAAAATGACATGAGTTACACAAGTTGATAATGCGAGTTTTGGGCTGCTTTTGAGGGACTTGAACCCCCAACAATCACTTTATCAGAGTAATGTCCTACCAATTGGACGAAAAAGCAAATGTACGCATCAAAAGTTGGAGTGTAACTCATGTCAAAGATCTATTATCAAAAAACTTATTTTCAGTCGAGAGACCCTTTACTCTTCGTATACGTCTTTTAATCCGTGGTCGTTGAGTAGCGAGAACTCTCGAAATATATAGATACAAAGCACACGAGTTACTAATGCGGGACGAACGGATTTGAACCGTACCTTTTGCTTAAATGGCAAACGCTCTACCAATGAGCTATAATGTATGCATCAAGGGTTTGAGTATGCTTCGTATCTTTCAAAGAACTTTCCAAGTTTCACTTGAGTAACACTAATATACCATTTCGGTATTCAATGATCAAGAAAAATTTTAAAAGGGTTCTGCACAAGTCGCAGATGCGATAGAAAGGAATGCACTAGCGGAGTTGAACCGCCGACCAAAGGATTATTATTCCTCAGCTCTACCGACTGAGCTAAATGCAAATGCAAATGTACGCATCCATTATCTGTCAGAGTGCAGAACCCATTTTATCAAAGATCGTACTACTAATATACCATTTCACTTATTTAAGATCAAGTGATTTTTTATATTCTATTTGTCTTGACATATCAACCTACGTAGCATAAACCGATCCACAAACTCCGTATGGTTTACCATCCTTTAGTACAAGTACTATGTCTCCAGGTTGAATAGAAGTATAGTAGCCTGGAGAGGAACAAAGACATTTTTGATTTTCTTAATAAATTTATACATAGTATCACTCAAAATCTTCAAATAGACTTATGTTATAACGTCCTGATTTACTTTCAGCATCTGCCCAATTAGGAACTCTTAACTTTACTGGAAGTCTCCAGGTTATCCCATATTTTGGGTGAATACCAAATAACCACTGAAAAGGTTCGGAGTATGCTCCTAATCCTTCCAAGGCAAACTCATCGGTAGCATTCCAGCTACCATTGATGAGAGTCTCTCCTGTGGTATGCTGTTGAGTAGCCATATTATGAAAGTGTCCAAATAAAAAGTAATTTGGCATTTTACCAGTTATTGAACCAATAGCATTTAATCTTCTTGTTTTTCTTTCAATCCCATACCATGGGAGACTATTCCAGCTCTTTATATCATCTCCGTGATTTAATACGAAATTCCAATTATAAACACTCAACCCCATAGACCAAGAATCTGGTATGTGTATCTTTACTCTTCCCTCTTCTATAAGAGGCTTTAGTCTTGTAGCTGTGTGCATACCTACAAGATAGTCCCAATTATCCTGCGCTCCTCTATAATCCTTCTTTATACTTTTTCTACCATGATTACCTGAAACTGAACAGAAAACTATCTCAGGAAAATAACGAGATAAATCCGTGATCATCATAGCCATTAATTCGCCCATGCCCATAGCATTCTTCATTGCATTTTTCCATTTGGAGTGCTCAAGTGCTGAATGAATCTCACCATTAACATAATCTCCAAGCCCGGCTATGTATAGCCGCTCGAAAGTATATCCTTTCAGATTGTCAATTAGATGACTTATAGTAGTATCAACTATTCTCTCAGCTCTACGACAAGCGACATCAAAATTATATTCTTCCAGACTCTGAACTCTCTTACCTAGGATCTCCTGGTCTCCATGACTATCGGAGAGAACGAGCATTGCAGACTCAGTGACTTTTCTAGTTATCTTCGGTAATTTACAAGGGGCAAAAGTAGAGAAGGGGGCTTGGTCTTTAATGATCGCAGCAAGAGATTTGAAAAGAGTGCTCTCTCTTTGTAAGTCTTTCAGTTTAGACCGTAGCTTATGATTCTCATCTTGAAGCCTTAAGATACCGCTATCAATGTCAGCCTCTTCCTCGGTTTCCACATCAGGACGGGCCAGAATTTGATGTTTAGGATTAGAACTTTTTGTACGAGGTCTCATAGAATCTCCTCTCAAATTTTAAAATATTAATGTAATATAATAACTTACAGTTGTATCTTAAAGTAAATATTTTATCTACGGCCAATTAATTGTAGTTATGTATGAATAGATTATGGCCGTATAAATGGTGATAATCTACTAATTAGTGACGGTTTATTAATTAAGCTACTAAACTCTGCCTGGAAGGAACTATTATGAAAACACAATGTTCATTTACCTTATTCGGTAATACTTGGACTTGCATTAGAGAGGGGAGACCAGAAGAGATAGGATTTGGTGGAGAGTGTGATATCGGAAACAAGAAAATATACATAAATAAAGATTACGATACAGAAACTTTTTTGGATTATCTACATCATGAACTTATGGAAGGCTCTTTGTTTTTGAATGCTTGTGCATATCAAAGATTTTTCCCGGATAAAAAAGAGCTGTTTGTGCTTGAGCATGCTCATATGGATGTTGTTAGCGGAGCTGTACGTGGAGCTTACGAGGAGATTAAACACAATATAGGTATCTCTAATGATGTAAAAAATGCTAAAGCTAAAGAAGCTGGAATAAAAATAAAAGCTGCGAAAGCCAAAGCTATGCAGAAAAAAATTACAAAAAAATAGACTATAGCTGCCCGGATTCTTCGACGATGCAATCTGGGCACTGTATTTTGAATGTTTCCTCGTATTCAAAATATTTATAGGGTATTCTAAAGTCTGCCTATAACTTCCACTAAGAAGTATGGTCATCAAGATTATTTATCAAACTTCTCTTCTTCTATTTCCATCGTTGGAAACCTAGCCTCAACCTTATCTACAACAGTCTTCTTTAAGTCCTCCAGAGAACCGTCATACCAAGATGGTACTGAACCGTATTGATTAACTCTAGCTAAAGCATTCTGACCATGAGCTTTATCTGGTATAGGAAAATGCCCTCTTTTATCTTTTACTTTAGGATTGTTAGCTGCAAATACAAAGTCTGTGCGTTCTACCTCAGAAAGCTCTACAGCTTCTTTCTTATGAAATACATTCAAATATAAACTCCCAGCGCCACGAAGACTATGATCGTCTGATTTAAGCGCCCTATGAGCCGCGTCAGCCAGGCTCTCACCTGGCTTCTTATACTTACTAAGACGACCTTCTTCTAACTTTTTAGGAATCCACTTTTTCTTCTTTTTTGAAGCTTCTTTTGCTATAGCATTAGTACAACAATCTAAAGGAAAATATTCTAAGCCAGAACTTCCAACAGCTTCAACTCCAGGTCTATCCGTGCCTCTAAAATTAGAGATAACTTTAGAAACTTCAAAAGTACCATCGGCATAGGGAGCTGACAAACCACCTTTTTTGACAGCTTTTACCTTATCCCCTTTTTTAGGATCAGGCCCCTGCCACTGACCATGAAAACCACCACACCAACTACATTTCTTATTCAAAATATCTAAAGTATTTGAAACTATATCTATCATCTCTGCCTCTTTGAGTAATCCTTCAGCTTGGATAGCATTAGCTACTTTATCTAACATGGATATTAATAATTCCATATTAAGTCTCCTTAAAAAATACGGGACACTTCCTTTTAGAAGCATCCCGTATTAATAAATTATTACACTCTAAAAGTAATTATCTTTTTATAGAAAGGTCTTCCATAGTAACTTTTAGTGTATTAAAAATAGCACCAATAGCATCTTCCGTCTTGATATAAAGGCCACCAGAAAAAATAGCTAATGTTTTGAAATTATCCTGAGCTTCACTATTTCCGCCTAACACGATAGAATAAATAGTAACTTCTTTAGACTGTGCTATAGAAATAGCATCTCCCCAAGTCTTCCCACACATACAGCAACCCTCATCACCATACATACCGTGTAGTGGAGCATCCCCAATAAGAAAAGCTACTCTTCTGGAACCCTCTCTCCACTTCATGTCACTTATACCATCAATAATTCCATCTAAACCTGCTTCTGGTGTATCTCCTCCACCTGAAGCTGTAACTGTATCAAACACTTTTACAGTCTTACCAACATCATCTAAGTCATATGTAACAGTAACAAAGGTGCTTTCCTGCGATGGGTGATCTCTATAAAAGCTTAACCCAACTTTTAAATCGATATTATATTCTTTAACTATCCTATCTAAAATATCCTTCATCCTTCTTTTTGCTTCTGTAATAAGATTCCCCATAGATCCTGTTATATCTACTATAAATAACAAATCTACTTTATTCATTTGCTACCTCCTACGGGAAGATTTACCAAATATCCTTCCTTAGCTCCGCTAAGGTCGTTAAAGCCTGCTTCAGCCATAGCCTCAAACTGTTCCTGGAAGACAAAATATAACCTGAGTGTACCTTCGGGTTTTTCCTTCCAATCCTCTAAAGGAACTATAGATTTTATGAAGTCCTGTTTTATCCTAGCTCCAGCGCCGATACCCACATCAGCACTTTTATATAGCCTTACTTCGCTACGGTCTTCTATAGCATCACTAAAGGAGTCTACAAGATTGATAGTATGTGCTACATCAGAATCCGCATAGAAAGCCCTTAATTCTGGCTCTGATGAAGAAACTGAGGCATCAGCAGCACAACATAAAGTACTATAGGAAGCCTCGTAGCTACTACTGAGTCCTTTACTATATAGATGCCCAAAACGCTTCGTAGACCCTACGCCACCGCCTCTGAGCCTGGCTCCAGAAGTTCTACGTTCGTATTCTAAAGAATCACAGGAAGTACATAGTGCGCCTGTTTCTCCTATTAGGTAACTTACATTTATATCTTGAATTTTTGGAAATTCGTTCTTACATCTATTCCCTCCCTCATACGTTATCTCATACTTCTTTCTTCGATAAAAGCAGAATCCAAACGCTGGCACAGTATCTTCTTTACCAATTACCAACTCTGGTATTGAACGTGCCATATCTTCAGTGAAGAAGAACTGACGAACATTTCCATCTGCTTGTCTAAAACCATCGAGATAAAGTGGGTTGGGGGCTGAAATAAAATTCTGTGATGGCCACTTAAATCCACACTCAGTACAAAGCTTGCCCCTCTTAAAAGGAGTCTTATGAATAGGGCATTCATTCCCAGTCTCTTCAAGAGTGTACCCATTTATTTTCTGTCCGGTCAATGGATTCATCCCTTTTACTGAAACGAGAACAGATGTATCCATTGGATTATTCATAGTCCAATTGAACCAAAGACCCCAATCAGAATCTACAGGTACTACGTAAGACCCCTCTCCGCCAACCCATTCCTTGGGGCGATCTTTCAGGTAATCTACAGGAAGAACTGGTATAGGTATACCTGAGGGTAACCCATCACTACTCTCTTCTTGTTTCTTTTCTGCCCTCATTATTGAAGCATAACAACCATTGATATCCATAACTCTTTGCATATGAGGAGTTATGGAAAAAACAGACGCATTTAGCATACTCATATTATCTCCTCGTTATTTTTTTTTTGAAATTTGAAGGGGGTCTATAAAGGCCCCTATGAATTATTTTGCAATATAGAATGGATCTTTGAGAATACTGGGAGTACTTCTCGCTCTTCGAAACTTCGGAAGTTCATCAATAGCTTGGAGTCTCTTAAACTCTTTCGTTACTGTAGGCCATTCTGACATTAGAGCTTCGAGACCTTTCTTAGCTGTCTCATACAAGCTTTTTCTGTCTGATGCCGTTTTGCGACTAAACCCTGAGGATCTTGCAACAAGTATCATGAACTTCTTTACATCATCACTGAGTCCTGTAAAGAGCATATTACATTTATCACAGTAACCTCTGTATAAGTCTCTCTCTTCGCAAATAGAACACACTTCATTCACTAAAGATTCCGGGTCAAGTTCAGAAATCTTATAGACTGGGACCGAGCCCTCTTCTATTACTATGTTTTGCTGAGCCGCACCTTTACGTGCTCTCTTAAGCAAATCGGCAGTAGCATCTATATTGATCTTCTCCTGCCCAGCATTTGTCTTACCTGGAGCAAGTACGATGAAGGGAAGACCATTGGCTCTACGATTTAACTCTTGAGCAATTTTATCATCTCGATCTTCCTGAAAGAGTTCGATAAGCTCTTTATCTTTCAGTTGTTCGATTGGGCGTTGGGCTTTGAGTGCCTCTACTATAGTACTCGTGAGAGTTCCCTCGGGTACCTCTTTAGTAGCCATTTCAGGCTTTGCAAATGGATTCTTACCTTTAAGAATAGCGGCAGCTGCTCTCAACTTGAGTAATGGGACTTTTCTGTTGTACTTCGGACTTTCTAATGCGGTCTTAATGCATTCTGCCAGATAATCTTCTGATGTGGTTTCTGCATCCAATAGCATCAAACCCTCATCGTTGTCTTCAATGCCTTCTTCTTGCAGAGCTTCAAGGATTTCCGATTCTGTAACTTTGAGGATGCGAGAAACTTCAATAACGCGGGACATAAAAACAGATACGTCAGACATACTAACCTCCAAATTTGGCAACATTCTACAGTTACCGATTTTGAAACCTGGGAGTGATGGTCTCTTCCACACATGCGTTTCAACCTGCATGTTCGGTTATAAAACTAATATACAACTTTTAGAATTATGGATCAAGTAAAAAGAGAGGGGGATTTCCCCCTCTCTTTATACTTTAACTTCTACCTTAGCATCTGGCAATTTTGGACGTTCTTTGATTTCTATCAAATCCCTCAAAAGACTATAATGTACTGGAAGAATAATCTCATCCTCGAACATAATAATTTTAGATGTGAGTGGGATATCATATTCTTCATTAAGTATCTCCATTACTTCTTTTGCGCATTTTTCTTTAACCTCAGCATTAGGAAATAATACATCTCCATTAGCTTCCGTCATCAGCTTACCAGATTCGTCTTTTTTTCCGTATTTTTCCATTATCTGGAACTTAGATTTTAGTATAATTCTTAAATGGGAATCAAGTTCATCGGCAGACTGATTTAGTTCCAAGCACTGTTTAGCTGTCACAGGTCTTGAGAACAGGGACTGAAAAGCTACTTTGAAATTTGGATCTGCAATAAAACCATTCTTAATCTTCATCTGAATCTCCTTCAATATGATGTGTTATATTTTATGCCGGACTTAAATTAGTCAGCGCAACATAATAGTTTGTAGCACCAATCCTCACTCCAAGATATGGTGTAGTAGCACCTTGATAGAAAAAGAAAAGATAGGGATTAGGTACCGCACTATTTCTATCTGTCAGGTAAACTCCTAAATAAGCTGAGTCCGCACTACCTAAAGAATACCCCCCACTTACAGAAGGAGCTATAGTCTGTGTCCAAGCTAGAGCATCAAGATTTAACGTACCAGTTATAGTTACGTTATTACTAAAACTTGTATTTCCAGCTATAATTGGTATGGTAGCGTATCCATTACTCAATATGTAGTTCCCTTTATGTGTTACTGTATTAGTAATCCCATCAGTCCCTATGAATACAGACCCACAAAAGTTTGATACACCATAGAAATGAGACACATCTAGTACATTAAGAGCAAGAGTCGTCAATGTATCTTCTACAGTAAGAAACCCAGTATCAGGAACACCAGTAACTTTAACTATATTAACTGCCCCGAAAAAAGTACTAGTATCCTGATCGGCCTCGGCTACTGAAATAGCACTAAATGACGCTACTCCAGCAATTACAGAAGTAGCAGTTAAAGACCCCGTAGTAATTTGTTTATCAACTGTAAGACTCCCTGTATCATCAGGTAATCCAGCAACGCTTTCTACACGAACATTACCACAAAAGGTACTAGTTCCCGGATCTTCTGTTACAAGATAATTAAATCTTCCTGATCCAGCGGTTACAGACTCTCCAGCTATAGGTCCTGCAATGCTTAATGCTGCACTACCACCATCACCATCTACCACATTTAAAGGACCATTTACGCTAATACCATAGGTACTAACATTACCGCAAGCAGTTAGGTCACCCCATAGTATGCTACTACCAGTAATATTTAATCCTGATCCACTATTTAAAGATCCTACAGCGGATACAGTACCCAGTGCTGTGACTGACCCTCCAAAAGCCGCTACGGTTGAGGATATTTGGGTGCTACCTATACTTAATGAACAACCATTTGTAATACCAGATGTGAATACATTATTATCTAATAGAATAACTCTTCTAAGGGCAGTAACCTGGTTCACTAATCCACTAGTACCCGTAGCATTAGGATCTTCCACTTCCTGAACAATAGTAGTAACTCTATCAATAATCTGGCGTAATGCAATAGTCTCCGTTTTACCCCACTCATCATCGTCATCCATTTGAGGGACATTAAGAATTACCTCAAAGATCTCCTCATTATTTGTTGAGTAAAGGGACTTAGGACCCTTACCATAAGATGGTATATCAGCATAAGGAGAGGTATAATCAGCCATAAATATCTCCAATTATAAAAAAATGAGAGGCATACTTAATCTTTATGTAAGTATGCTCTTAATTAATAGATTATTAGAGATTTATTCTATGGGAATAAACTTTAACTCCAATTTAACCTTACATTTGAATTTGTCTGGATGCCTTAAATATTCCAAATACTGGTCTACTGGAACTTCACTATCTTCACCTTTACCGATAACTTGGAACTTCATCTTACCGCTCTCCTCAATAAGTAATAGGTCTCCCTTATGAGAGTAAACTATAGGGCCTCCAACGTCTTCAGGAGCCCCATCTAACTTGGCGACATCAGAAGCAGGGGGCGGTGCTGTTGCCTCCTCCTCTGCTTTCCTAGCCTTCTGTACAGCATTAACTATTTGAGGTACGTCTCTAGGAGGCAACTCTTTCTCTACTATCTGCTCATAAACATCCTTAACAACCTCTCGATCTTCTACTTCCCGCATCTTATCCCAATGAAGGTCATTAATTTTTCCATTACTCTTCTTTAACTCATCTATTATCTCAGGTAACATTTTATTCTTATCGGCACTTAGTTGGCTAAGCCTTTTTAGCCTATGAGGGGTAACTCCAAGGATCTCAGCAATCTCTTTATCTTTTTTACCGTGATTATTTAACCATAAAATAGCTTTGCATAACTCAAAGGGGGATAAATTTTTTCTTTTAGTATTTTCATCAAGGGATACACAGAACAATTCCATTTCTGATAATTTGTCAAAGAAGATATATTCAGAATCTTCAAGTTCTCCCATCTCTCCTCTTATACCTATCAAAGCTCGTAACCTTCGAGCCCCGGTAATAAGCTCTATGTGCTCTCCGTTTTTTTTAAGAATGATCCTACTAAGTAGGCCCATGTTACATATAGAATTTTCTAGTTCTTTTATATCTAAATCTTCTGTACCAATATCTCTCATGTTTATGTCTGATATTGAAATATCTTTTAGTTTAATCATCTTTTTCCTCCAGAACGTGTTTAATTATTTTTACTTTTATAAGAAAATAAATTAAGTTTGTAACAAGGTATACTAATCAATCTTCCTCAAAGATATTATTATACACCAATGCTACTCCGCTATCTTTTTTTTCTTTCTCTTTTTTCTCTTCTGCTTTGGCCTCAACAGTAGTACCTACTAAAGCCATAAAGTCCTTTTCACTGATAACTTTTACTCCGAATTTTTTGGCTTTTTCATTTTTTGAAGATCCAGAGTTACTATCATTTGAAACTAAATAATCTAATCCTTTACCTACATCATTTTTAGCTATACCACCATTTTCAGTAACTAAGTCTTGAAAAGATTTACGTGACATGCTATTAAAAGCACCTGTAGCACAAAAAGACTTATTATTTAGGCTACCTATTTTTTTATGTTTAATTTTAATCACAGATAATAGTTCATCTGCCATATCAAAAATCTCTCTCATATCCTCACAAATAGTTGTAGCAGATGAAATCCCGTATCCAGGTATTTTTGCTAAATCTTCAGGTTTTATGTTTTTTATAGTATCCCAATCTTTAAAATTGTGAACAAGAGTAGCGGAAGTAGATACAGAGCAAGAAGAAATTCCTAGGGCTCTTATAAAAGTTTCAAGATACATCTCGGAGGTATCTTCAAGTACTTTAAAAAAATTCTTTATGGTTTTAGAACCAATACCCGCTACCTCTTCAAAATCTTCTGGTTTAAGCTTGTATAAGTCTCCCGCACAATTAATTTTCCCTAAATCCCATAATTTCTCTATAAACTTATTAGAGAAGCCTTTTATATCTAAAACACTCATCCAATAATTTATACGATTAATTTCTTTTTCTTTACAGCTTTTATTCTTACACCAAAGATTCACTCCATCATCATCAACAGGTTTCCCACAAGAGGGACATACTTCTGGTTTTATATAATTTTTACCTGCTAAAACTAAATCTGAAACTTGTGGAATTATATCTCCGCATTTTTCTATAGATACTACAGCACCTATTCCAATCTGACATTCTTCTATATATCTAAAATTATGAAGAGAAGCTTTCTTTACCGTACTTCCCATAAGTTCTACGGGGGTTAGAATAGCGATAGGTACAATCTTCCCCGTCCTACCTACCTGTAATCTTATATCTTCTATAGTAGTTGTTTCTTCTTCGGAGTCAAATTTTAAAGCTATTTGGGCTACTGGTCTGTTATGCTCTATACCAAGTTCTTTTTGAAAATCTAAATTATCAACCTTTAAAACTAGCCCGTCTATCCCGAATAATAAATTTTTTCTTTTATTATCCCGTACATCTCTATATATTTTTAAAATATCATCTATTGTACTGCAACTTATAGTCGGTACAACATTAAAGCCTAACTTTTTAAGAACTTCAATTTTTTCTGTTTCAGTTTTAACCTCAGCATTTATATCAAATGCGAAAACATCTACAAAATGAGAACAATCGCCGTCTAACCTACGGCATATACCAGATACAGCATTTCTTGCGTTTTTATATTTATTTTGTGTCCTTTTTTGAATAATATCAAAATATTTATTTAATAAATATCCTTCACCTCTTACATTAATATCTTTTAGTACTGCTAAGGAATATGGCAGCTCTCTAAAATTTATAGCATTATTTACAATCGACTCCCCAGAAAAACCATCCCCCCTAGTTAGTACATCTTGAATTACACCCTTTTTATAATAGCAACCTAGGGATAGCCCGTCTATTTTATACTGTACTATAAACTTAATATTTCTATTTTTAAGTTTTTCATATATGCTCTCTACCCATTCTATTATGCTATTCTCATCTGACACCTTATTCTGAGAACCCATAAATATTTTATGAGATTTCTTTGGCCATGCTGAAGATGTTATATGACCAACTTTATGCCTTAATATATGATCTTCAGGCAAAATATCTAATATGCTTTTTTTAAAAGCATCATAGGCGTTGTCTGAGATAATAGACTCCCCATTATAATAGGCATCGTCATATTTATTTAGCTGAATTATAGCTTCTTCAATTTTAAAATTAGTCATTTAAACAGATCCTTTAAAAATGTTATATTTTTTGGTTTTTTTATGTAAAACTCTTCTTCAGTTAGCTGACTTTTTATACTATTAATCTTCCTTGAGCATACACACAAATTTTTTAAACTACTTATTATTTCTACTGGTATGTCATTTAGATATCCAAATAGTACACTAACCTTATGGTCTATAGTAGGATACATTAGTCTATCGGATAAGTGTGACCCATCTACATTCAAAAGTTGCTCTCCAGTATAGTAACATATAGGATTATAAGCCTTCCATGATTCAAGTACACTTATTATGTGTTTTTTAGTTAACTGCCTCACTCTATTTTTATATGCTTTATATCCGACATCCTCTAATAAGGTTCTTAACTTCCTACTAGCTAAAATATTTCTCTTATACTCTGACTTTGAAATATTATCTACACCAAACCTGTTTATTATAGACTCTTTTGCTTTATCTTGATATTCTTTTAATGAAAATATGTTATCAACTCCATATCTATCTTGTAAACTTTTTTTTATTTTAATAATAGTATTTTTTCTGTATATCTTATCTGACCACACCTGCTTCATAGAAATAGAAGATTTAGCATATCGTTTCTTGTTATCAATACTTATACGTACATTAGGTATATCTAAAGGATTATCTACACTATATCTATTTTTTATTGTATTTTTAGTATTTTGTATAGATATTATGCTACTTTCTTTTTTTGTTCTTTTAATCTTATAATAAATAGCTAAAAAATCAAGAACTTTAAAAGGTATATTTTTTTCTGCACTTATCGTCATCAAACCTTTCTTAAAAATAGTATAGTCTTTTATAAAGTCTTCTTTTTTATATTTATAATATTGTACATAAAACTCCTCAAAGGCTTTGTCTCCTCCAGGGCCTTTTATGCATCTAACAGTGTGATGTACCAAACGAGTTAAATTAGCTACTGCTTTGCTACAATAGCTACAATAATAATTTCGTTCTAAATTTTTATAATTTTTTCTCATTTTTTCAAAATATTCTGTAAAAGTTATTCTTAGTAAAGCACTTACTAGTACCTCTGATCCCTCAGAAAGCTTTCTATATTTATTTATGTACCCCTTTAGGTAATAGTAACTAATTTTAATTTTTTCTTTTTCTCTTTAGTGACAGACCTTTCTATTACTTAGTAGATACTAATAGATTATCAATATTCATAGCGCCCTTCCTCAGATGTTATAAAATAAATACCGTTACTATATATTTCTATTCCAGAGTCATCTATAATATGAAGAACCCCAAAATTAGATATTTCAAATAATGTCTGTATTTCAATACCGTCATTTAGTGTGATTATCTTATCTTTAGTTATACAATAAGAATAACACATGCCTGAAGGTTGCCAAAGTTTTACTATGTATTTCATTTCAGTATATCTTAGCTCTAATTCTTTTTTCTTTTATAATTCTACGAGTTTCTCGCAGGGACACATTAGGACGTTCTCCCTTGCTCATAAACTCCTTGTAAATAAGCTGAAATTCAGAATCTCTCTTCTCCGCACGAGTCATAGTAATCAAATATTACCCCCTGTTTCAGTTACTTCGTAATTCAACATTATAAAAATATTACCCTGTGTATTGGAAACAACATCTCTATTTTTCTTCAAGGTATTCTTTACTGCACAACTACACACATTAAGAACTTTCCAGTTAGGACTCTCAGTATGCCTCTTCTTCGCCATCTCCAAGAGCAACTTATACTGTTCCTCTGGTAACCCTTCCGGTACTTCCATCTCAGGCTTAAAAGTCATAAATCATGATGGGTTAGGATACTTAGCTTTTGCTATATAACTTACATAATATCCTTTGCCATAAGAACACATCTTACATGACCTACTTGCGTTAGACATGACTTTATTAAGGTCGTAGTCTGTAGCCTTGATGGTGTACTTTTGCGTATCAACCATCCTGGTAACTTCAGGGTACCCCTCTGGACTTCTTTTTTCATATAGCTCATTAAGAACATTGTTCAAAATAGCTATAGGAAGAACATCTATAAGAGGCTTATTATCTATTTGGACTTTTTCTGTAACCGCAGTTTCCATGACCTATTCTCCTAATATACTTTTTTAAAATAAAATATTCAAGTTATTGCTTGCTGAAAACAAGATTAAGGTATCTACCTGTGGCTCTCTCGATTTCTACGCGCTTATGAATGTCATAGTCTTTTGCCATAAGAGACATATGCATAGCAAACCCGAAAGTATTAGCCATTACTTCTTCATTTTTATATGCCTCTTGAAAGATAGCTTTCTTAAACTTTCCGGGAAGCCCCTTCCAGTCTTTCAATTTAAGACACTCATCTAAAGGGATTACTTTACCGCTTATGGACTCTATTCTCTCTTTATACTCACCTGATTCTTCCTGCATTCGCTTTATCATAGCAGGAAGTAACTCTTTGAAGGTTTTAGGCTGGATGCCCTCATATTTGGATTTGAAGTAGGGTTCCTTACCGTATGTCGCAAAGTATGCCGTTTTACTTTCAATATGATATAGAAAAGAATCTACAATTAAAGGACTCTCCCCAAACTCTGAGGCAGTAATAGCAAAGCCCAGGCATACCTTTTGACCGATAACCTCAAAGGTATCTCCAAATATAAATCGTGCGTGCATAACAAGGTCATCTCGTTCATCCCCTGATACCATTTCTAGTTTATATGGAACATTTATAGTCTCATTCACCAACTTGATTATCTCATGATTCTGAATAGGGGAGTACGTATCAGGAACTAGAGCACGTATTATACAGCACTCTTTTGATTCTCTAATTCTAGATAAGCATTTACCTTTGTTATCCTCTGCCCCTAAGCTAGCTTGCCATGCCTTAAATATATCAACCCTCATGGTAGGTCTATTACTCATGAAGAAGTTATAAGGGATGCCAATTAATTTGCATAGCTGTTTTCTTGAGAGTGTAATCTTATCTGATTTGTTATCATCTGGGTCCATTTTAAAATATATAGGCTTATCATAAAAATTTTTGTCTTTAAACTCCAGCTTCATATCCTCATCTGTAGCTTCAAAATTAATAGCTCTAAGATCAAGGAATAAGTCTCTACATGATTTATTCCAACCTTCCAATCTTACAGCTAATTTAATAGCCTCATCATCGGGCTCTATTGTGCCTGAGGGAGTAACTGGTGTAATTGGTTCTTCTTCTTGTTTTTTCTCAACGACGGATTCATCCATCAATATCTCATCTAAATCAGTTAGCATGTTATCTCCTATGTGTAAGAAATGAGACTAGCTGGGGAAAGAGGTGCGCCTACCTCTGTACCTTTTTTACGGTGGGGTACTGCACAACTACGCTGATGTTTCATCCCCAGCCGTCTCATTTAGTGACTATTCAGGGCTATTCAATGCCTTTAATAATTCATTTCTTGTAGCCTCATCCAATTTACATACAACATCTTTAAAATCAAAAATGTCTGTGTAATAAATGATTTTTTCAGCTAATTGTGTTGAAGACAATACCATTGTTGCGTACTCCAAGCCTTCATTAGTTTTAAAAAATTTAAAATCATCAAACACTACAGGGATATTATTTTGACACCACTTCAGAAGTTCAATCATCACCACACGTATCTCCCAATGTGCAAACTTATCACACCTACGAAAAAAGATATGTCGCCATTCGGCAATGTTAGCTTTAACAACTATCTGAGCCTGAATAGCTGTAGGGAGTATCTGTCTAACGTCTTCTGGCTTCCATCCTATGTCTCTAAACTTCCTATACATCTTACCTATGATATCAAGACAAGTATAAAAACTAAAGTTATTATTTGGTGTGTTCCCGTGAATATACGGAAGTTTAGCTATGTCATCAAGGCTAATAATACATTCATTTTCATCTCTATGTGGCGGGACTATAAACTCAAAGTCCTTCTCATCCACATAACGAGTAGACTCCTGAGCATAACTTGCTAGTCGATGTCGGACCATCTCATGTGTGTTGCCAGACCACATAGGTTTGCCATTTCTTCTTACATACAGAGTTCCATTAGGTACTGTCACACAATAAACTTTGCCTTTATATAATTTTCTACTCCACAGCTTCTTATTAAATAAGTGCTCATCAGTCTTATCATTTATGGAGACTATATAACCAACTACTTTATTTTCTATAATAGTACCATTTAGAAAACGTTTATCCCCTACTCTATTATCAACTCTAATACTAGAGGATATACCAATTTTAGATAAAATTTCTTGAAACCCATCAGCATAATCCTTATTAGATGAATATATCACCCTGTGCCCATTAACCCTATGTATATTCCCATCGCCTACTATAGCTGCTTCTATAAAAGCTCTTAGATATTTAACAGGAGCTTCTAACAACCACTTAGGGAATTTACCATTATAAGATTTAGTGGACTCAGAAACGAAATGTTTCTTTAGAAAATGATATAGCTTTGTGTTATTTATTCTATACTCATGATCATCATATTTTATCTCAACAGCTAAGTTGTTTAGTACCTCCTCAATATATTTTTTTCCTGACTCTTTTGTTTGACTTATGGTTACTCTCCCGCCAGAATCTTTGCTCTTACAAGAAGATCCATCTGTTACATATAACCCTATAAATTTAGCAAACCAAACAGAGTTAATATCAAACCTTTCCAAAGATAAAAGTATCTTCTTACCCTCCCACGATGGAAAAGCTCGCTTAAACTTTACTCTCTTATTATAAATACTATCGGCGCTATCTATTTTCCATTTTCTATCAATCCTAGAATCATAATGAAAATAGAGCATTCTATGGTTAGGTGTAACAGCAAAATCAACTTGTGTAGACTTACCATAAATTAACGGAGCATTCCATTCCTCTTCTACATAATCTATTCTCTTTTGATACTCCACTTTAAAAGTTCTCATATTTATTGTAGCAAAATTATCTTTATTAGTCGTATCTTTAAAATATTTCCACCCCCCATCTGTCAAAACCTCCGTAGCATCATCATAGCAGAAACCCCTAGATACCCCATTAAATCTTACCGTGATGTCCGAAAATTCCAACATGGGCGTATGACCCCGAGTGATAAGATTCTTAACTAGCTTAATATCGTTCTCAGGACTTGCTTTATCTTGAGACTGATAACAGGTACGGGCTGCTGCTGCTATGTCACCTATAACATTCTCAGGCTTAGTTAGTACTTCAAAAGTACCTGCATTCTTTAGAATTTTCATCTCTACTCCTTATCCAATATGTTATTTATAAATCGAACTGTTGCCCTTTAGTAACAAATCCTAGGAATCCTGCTGCTTTAGCATCAGGAAGAGGACCATCATTGTAGTGGTATAACCACATTTTAGATTTGAGTTCATCAGGCAATGCCACAAGATCTTCATAGTGAGCATGCACCCCAGATGGATATTTTGATGTTTCACAGTCCTGAAAAACAACATCAGAAGTAATCATAAAGTCTCTCAGTTGGTGTGGTGCCCACTGAGTATCAGAAGTAATGAAAACCATGTTCTTGTCTGTACGAAACTTCAATCCAAAAGACTTTACAAAACTCCGGTCAGAGATCACATGGATAGTTTGAATAAGATCAAACTTGTATCCCTTTTCGTCTAAGATGAAAGAGCCATTACTTGGTATCGGCATAGGCTCAAAGAAAGTATCAAGAGTACAGTCTATCATCTGAATTGACCTGAGCCCACCACTCAAGGTATGCTCCCATAAGTCCTTCATAAGTTGGTCCTGTGCTATAAGCTTTACCTTCCTACCACCATGCACTACTCTTCCAAAATAGGTACAGAAAGCTACATTTTCCAGGCCATGAGTGTGATCCCCATGAAGATGGGATATATAGATAGCATCAATGTCCATCACAGACATTTTTTTCTCTTTAAGCGCCCATCTGCAGTCATCTCCACAATCAAATAGGAGCCTGACCTTCTCAGTCTCAATAAGAATATTGCTATGAAAGTTTTCTGTTCCAGAGGCTGATCCACTACCCAAAAATGTGATCTTCATATAAACTCCTTTGCGAAGGTTATTGGTAGTCCCTTTACCAACCCCTTCGTAGTGATATGCATTACGCACCACGATAATGTACTATTTAGCGCTTTGATTTTAAACTACGTGCTCGATTTCTTAAATAGCCCAAAGTGACTATTGCATCTCGATAGGAAAAATCTTCAGGCAGATCTATCCTCCCAGAGTTATATTTCTCTAAATTTTTCTTCAGTTCTTCAATCATAATTATTGTCTCTTCATAACTCAAGGACTTATATTTCTTATGGTCTATCATTATTTATTCCAGTCATTAAAAGCCTCGTACAAATCTCTTTTGATAAACTTGACCATGTTATTAGATAAACCTAACATATGTGCTATATCAGTACCATTACAACCTTGTAATTTTCGTGTGAGGTACTCTATCATCCTATCAGCCTTTTTTTTAGGCTCGGTCCTTCTTAGGTACTCTATAAAGTCTTGAGTGTAGAGATTAATTTCATCATCCTGTCGCATTTCTAATGCAGATGCAGAATATGTATGACTCACCGCAAACTCTGAATTCAAATCTTCCTTACTTACAAACTCCCAGATATCCACCATTTTGGGAGAATGGTGCCCAACATTCACTTTTGTAACCATAGAGTAACGTGCCCTATGGTTATTTTTCTTTAACTCTGGCATTAAATAACAAAAAAGCGTAAGTATGTAAGAGTCAAATCTCCTAGGTTTATTTTCATAGTTGGGATCAAAAGTTTCCAAGGCTCTTGTCTCGATCAGCTTTACATAGAACTCCTGAATAGCCTCATCATGAAGGTCCCTGTTATAGATACCAGTCTTGTACGCCATAAATGATCGTAAATCATTCTCATTATACCTCTTAAAATCTTCCACCGTATTAACTACTTGCATTGTTTACTCCAAAAATTTGCGAACATCTTCTACAGATTAAGCCACGTACAGAGCGCTACAAAGGCATCTATGGATACAGGCGTGCTACTCGTATAGATGATCTTTCCATCTTGATCCTTTACCTTTATCCTTTTCTTATGCCCTATAAAAGAACTATCTCCGTAAACCAATAGTTTCATAACTGTAGTAAACTGTTCTGATACGACAAAATCGACTTTAAAAATAGTATAGACAAAGAAATCTTCTTTGTCCACGCATTCCTTTAAACTTTTTCCTTCAAACGTGGCACTTTCTACTGGATCATTCTCTTCTTTTAATTCTGTAACTTTTGGGGCAGCTTTTAGTAGTTCATCCCTGATTGAGATACTAAAATTATAAGTAACTTCGTTCTGGGCTGATATTACAGTCCCTTCATTACTACCTGAAACCTGAGGCTGAGCTGGTTCATATGTAGTTACTACCTTCTCAGGTTGACTATCATTATCCTGTTTTGGTTGCTGTGGTGTCGCCTCCTTTGTTTTTTCCTGTTTTGCCTTTTCTTTGAAAAAGTCATGTTCAACTTTCCAAGTCTTCCCGTATTCAGCATCTACAACTAGTGGGACTTCCCACCCTAGACGGTCAGTTACATCCCTCAGTTGCATAATGTTTACAATCTCTGGGATCAAAAAATCTAATTTATCTTCCCTCATCTCATAAACTATTTCATCATGTACCGGAAGAAGAATCTTGATATCATTCTGGTACCCGTTCTTATTTATCCATTTCCATACTCTGTATAGAGCAAGCTTAATAATATCTGCTCCACATCCTTGTATGGCACTATTTATAGCACAACGATCCCCTTTAGATTGGGTATAACTATCATCAGCCATATAGAAATGCTTTAGATTACGTCTTCTGCCTAAAGCAGTTCTACTGAACATACGCCTCTTTGTAATCTTTGTCTCATCATCCATCCACCTTCTCAAAGTAGGGTTAGCTTTGAAAAAGTTAGCTTGTAATTTCTTAGCTGATTCTATAGTGATTCCAGCTTTAGCAGCAAAACTTCCTGGGCCTCCACCATACAAAGTTTGGAAGTTTAACGTCTTACCAATCCCTCTCTCCTTCTTGGTAAGGTCTTGTTTACCTAAAGCCGCTCGTGCGGTTATCGTATGAATATCACCAGTACCCTGTAAAAATTCTTTTATCCAGTTTGGTTCTTTAGATAGGTTAGCTGCAATGCGTAATTCTTCCCCGCTATAGTCTACTGCTACTATTACAAACCCATCATGAGCTTCTACTGCATCTCTTAAATCAAATGATGTGGGATCATCCGGGTCATAGGTACTTATGTTCTGACAGTTTACCCCACAGTACCCATCAATTCCATACCCACTACCACCCGAGGCAGAGAAACGCCCCGTCTCTGCTTGTACCTGATTTAGTTGGAATTTTACCTCCCCATTTCTATCTACATTATTAAGGAAGTTCTCTACATAAGTAGATAAGGTCTTTTGGTAAGAGCGGTAGTTCAATATATAAGAAATAATGGGATTAGCCTTCTGTACCAATTCAAGAGTCTCAACATCAGTTGAATAGGTACCATTGGCATTCTTTTCCTTTAATGGATATTTAATCTTCATTTCATTGAAAAGTATTTCCCCAAGTTGCTTAGGACTATTTATATCAAACTCTCTACCTGCTAACTTCAAAATATTAGAGGCACATTCCTTCATCCTATCTATAATCTCTTCTTTTATTTTATTTAGTTTCTCAACATTTATTCTAACTAAATTTCTTTCCATATCCATAACAACAAATAATGCTGGCTTCTCAATCCTCTTATAAACTCTCCAAGGGCCTTCTGAGCCTGTAGGGTCTTGCTGATCCAGGCTCTTCTTTAAGTTAAAGAAAAGAGCATACGTGTTCATGGCATCACTACCTCCATATATGACTGCTTTCTTCGGGGATACCTCAGAGAAAGCAGCTACCTTTTTCTTTGAGGATTCTACACCAAGATTGTTAATCTCAAGCATGGGGCGACCGACAAGATTCTCAGAAAGATATTTAAGACCTTTTTGTTTTCTAGAAGCATCATCAACTGCGGCAAGAAGAAGGGTATCTTCTATCTTATTCTCATCCTCTATAATAATCCCCAAACCCCTAAGTACCTCACCATCATACTTAAAGTTGTGAAAAATTAGAATACACTCTGAGTTGCATAAAATCTTTAACATATACACTGCGATGTCCAGAGGTACATTATCAGTGTATCCTGTATGTCCTACTGGGATATAAATACCCTCTTTGTCAGAGCATGCTAAACAAATACCTACTAAATTAATAACAGGTTTACCATTTATTATCCTAGTATTTAAACCTGTAGTCTCTAAGTCTAAAGCACATATCCCGCTCTGTATGCATCTTTCTATATATTCTTCTATTTCTTTTTGTTTTGTAAGGAGTCTAAATGTTTTATCGGACATCCACGGATGAAGGTCTAGTATATCCTTTACATTATGTTCTACAAATAGGTCTAATTCTTTGGTCAGCAAACTGTCTTTTTGTTCTGTCCTAGCCATTTAATATCTCCCTATAAAGTCGTACCAAAACTTCTTTGAGTTTCAGTGCCTTTTCTCTAAACATATCATCTGATGTCGAATATTTTAGAAGCATATAAGCAAATACTATCCTTCTATACTTCTCTATTTCTACCTTACCTCTCATCCCTGAAATCATCGTTCCAGCTTTGATAATAAAAAGCTTTTCCTCATTTACTCCTGTATCTCTTTTCCCTGTGAATGACTTACTACCAGCAGAAACTATAGCCTCAGGTAGTCTTGACAAATCAATCTTGTAATGCTTAATAAGCGTATTTATCACTTCTTTAAAAGTGGCGGTATCCCGCTGCATCAGGTATGAGTACAAATCCCACGCCTGATGACATGTAAAGCAATAACAGGAATCAGTGACCCTATAATATCGGGCGCTGGGCTTTGAATCTTTTCCATGAAACGGGCATGAAAACTGTTCCTCTTCCATGTCTGTTCGTAAATACCCAGTCTCTCTAAGTATATTTCCAAGTCTTACGTACTTATTAATCTCTGCTTTTACATCATCTATACTTTTCATATACCATACATTTCCCCAACAACTTTGACTGGATCTGTCTCACTTATATTGATATGATCGGTTATGAATCCAGACATCTTATTTACATTAGCAGTGGTAGCTGGAAAGTGTCTGTTACGTCTATTTTTCAAGTTCTGTATCCTTGTAACTCCACTATTACGCATTTCTTCATCTACCCATAAAGTTAATACGATATCCGCTGAGCGCTCAGCCTCGTGAGCATTTGAAAGTGCAGTAGAATCGTATTTACCTTCATTTTTTGAAGCTTCTTTAAACGCCCCACGACTAATCTGAAATGGGGATAAAAGAGCTACGCCCTTACCATTATTGAACGTAAGACATAAACGTTTGGTAGCTTTAATAGTGTTGTTCAAATCTTGGTTATGATCGTTAGTCTTATCGGTTCTATCTATTCCAAGAAGACTTAAATAATCAATAACTACAAAATCAAGGTCCCTATCATTAGCTTTGAATTGCTGTTGTATATCCAAAAGCTTAAATTCAATATCACTTATTGTGGTTATTGTACTTTCCGGTTGCCACAGATAGAAGTTTCCGTATGCTTCATTTTCACCCTCCCCCAAGTCATCCAATGCTTTGAAATACAATTCCTTTTCATCAGGGCTTAATAATCCATTAGCTACGTTATTAATATCAACTTTACCACTGACATGTTTTAGATGTGGGTATTTATCTCTAAACTTAGGGTTACATGTATGAAGGGTGTATATCTTTTCTTTAATTTCATCATGGGACATTTCAAGAGATATGAATGCAGTATTCCAACCACAAATGATAGCTTGATAGGCCATGTTAAGGCAGAAAGTTGTTTTACCATGCTCCGTGAAAGCACCAACAATCATAAATTGACCTCTACCTAGTCCATAACTGTATCTATCTATTCCATAAATACCTGTCTGTATACCAAGCACACCATCTGGCGTTGTTTCTTTTTGTTTATATTTCTCTTTTGCCTCATTAATAGCGTTTCTACTAACAATTTGAGACTCAGTTGTAATTTTGGTCAAGGTCTTTCTAAGATCCCTGGATTTCTGAGCAAAAAAACCAATCGCAGATTCTATACCTTGAAGCTTACTCTTTTTCTTGCCATTATTAATCTCCAACCCCAATCGAGCTATTTTATTTACATCAGTAAGTATCTTTTCAAAGTCATCCAGATTTTGGTCATCACGGTACTCCCTGAGTATAGCTCTAAATTCTTCTCCCTCACATGGTCTTTCCTGGATGATTCTTTCCAGGGCTGCCAGCACAGCTTCATTACCCTCCTTCTCTTCAAAATACTTTTTAAGGTATTCATATGATGGTAGCTCTAAAGATCCGCCACCATCGCACTTCTTTAAATAGTTGAAAAGAAAATGATAGAGAATTTTGTAAGCAGGGTCCTCGGGAGGTTTAGGTATAATCTGCTGTAAAGAACGGAAATTCTTTACCATATCATCCTGAGTAAGTGTGGGCTTACCTTGGGCATTCCTACAATTTACTATAGAACGGAATATTGTATCTAACGTAATCATATGTTTCCTAGATCTGAATTAGCTTTTACTCTGTTTTGAATACTTAATGTCTTGATGTCAGCCGTAGAAATAATATTCTTGAACTTTATCCCATCCATCGTTTTTGTTAAAAAATTAGCTTTAGTTAACAATTCATCAAGCGCCTCTGTGTACTCTTTGCTGTTTTTAAAAGTTGTATCATCGGAGCTGAAAACCCACACAGGCTTTTTCATAAGTATTCTACGATATATCACTCTGTACACTACATCTTTCGAAGGAGCCATAGGAGGATCAGTTTTAGAGATTACAAGAACAAGTAGGTCATAATCAAGTACGTTTTCCAGGCTTTTTCCCTCAGAGTCTGCTGTATGAAAACTCTTAACCATGTTATAGCCGTCAGTTATTAAGTAGGTCTTGTTGAAGTACAATGGACAGGCTATAAAGCATTTTAGCGCATATAGAAATGCTTCAATTTGTACTCCGTACACTCTATAATTCTGAAAAGTGAACTCTTTGACTGTACGCTTAATATCTTCAGGAACCACATCAGGAAGACCGGATAGTAATTTGTATTTTTGGTCTATAGATGGATTTATAGCGCAAATACAAGGTAAAGACTCTTGTTTAAGTATGACGTTACCATACCTATCCTTCATTGTTGCATCTCTACTGACTAAACCTGTATCATTACAGTATGGACAAATCATTTTGCCTCTTTTTCAAACACTGAGTCAAACAGCGCGTTAATAGTACTCTCATCATCTTGGAACATAACTATATCTTTATTGAACTCTAAAGACCCTTCAGCTATGTCCCCCATAACGTCAGCGATAAGTTCCTTTTTACCTTTTAATACTTTTAGTACATGATTGTCTATTGTTCCTTGATTTACTAGGTGCAGTATGTATATATGCTTATGAAGGCTTCCAATACGCTGGGCTCGTCCTATAGTCTGATACAGATCCCCATAACTCCAAGGAGTATCAAAGAAAAGAAGGACATTGGCTTTCTGAAGATTCAGAGCAGCAGAACCAGCAAAGGTGATTATGATAGCCGTAACATTTTTTTCAAGGTCTTGAAAATCCAAACGGGCTTTATCACGGTCAGCTTGCTTACAGGTACCAGTTACCTTAACATGCTTTAATCCAAGGTCGTCCAGAATTTTTTCTAAACGATAGATTCCTGATTCGAAGCGGGTGAATATAATAACTTTTTCTGTAGAAAGCTCTTCCTCAAAAAGCCTTTTGAATTCCAGTTCTTTGGAGCTTTCTCCGTCTTCCCCCTCAAGCCAACAGGGGCCGTTAGAGATCATTTGAAGATAGGAAAGGGAAGCTACCTTATTCTTCCACTGACAATCTTCTTCTGTAGATTCCTCATACTGTTTTTCAAACTTATCCAGCTTTTCTTGTTCTTTGTCTGTAATCTCGGTTTGATTATCTATTTTCTCTTTGTATTCAAAGTATTTCTTCTGTACTATCCTTCTATATACATCCCCACATAAAGCTTCAGCATATAGAGCCGATTGCTTTTCACACATCTCTAATTCTATTCTTTTAGAAATCAAAGAAGGTAGGTCACTCTCTACTTGTCTTGTACGCCTAATTAAAAAGTAGGGTTCTATTATGTCTCTAAATTCATCCAAATTTTTATAGGACACAATCTTTTTAGGCTTAACAATTCTGGTTCCTCTTTTTATTTTCAGCTGCTGACGATTAGTATACTGCTTCAGGAACTTTTCTTTGCTACCAAAAAGACCAGGAACAATAATATTAAAGATATTATACGCTTCTTCAAGTTTATTCTTTATGATAGTGGCGCTTAATCCATATACACGCTGAGCCGCCTTTGATACTAGCTGAGCACCTAAGTATGCCTGAGTTTCATCATTCTTAAATGCCTGAGCTTCATCAAAAACAACTACAAAAGATGGTGACCTGTTTTCAATAAGAAACTGGTAGTCTACTTCAAGAGGGTAATAGCTACTTACAAGGACTTGCGTTTTTACGGTCTTATATTGTGCTTGACGAGCTTCAAAGCCAGTTAGAGTGGTGTAAGGTATTTTCTTAGCTCTAAGCTCTGCTACCGGAGCATAGAGGTCCTGATTGGTAGCTTTTCCATACTCATTGGTCAGGGCGTGGACTGTTATATCTTTTGAGAACAGCAAGAACTCATCCCGCCATTGAGTAACCGCAGATTTGTTTGTAACAACAAGAAGCTTAAGGGAGGGGTCTTTTTGAAGCAGGAAAGAGTACCCAGAGATTGACTGCAGGGTCTTACCTAATCCGGCGCTGTCCCCAAGGATCATTCGACTAAGAAGAAGAAAATGAAGGCATCCTACAACTTGATAGTACCTAAGTTCAACTCCCCCTTTGATGTAATCACAGGGTTTAAGCTTGAGGTCTTTCCTTTGGCGAATGTCTTTAATAAGTTCAAAATTGGAAGGCTTTTGTGCAAATCCCATCTCTAAAAACCGATCTTTAAGTTCAAAACGCCCCGCAACAGCAGGGACTCTTTTTTCCAAAAACTCTGAGATAATATACTCTGTGGTAAAACAATTTTAAAGGAGAAAATACCACACAGCCAACAATTATCCCTGACAACTTACTTTTTTATAATTTCCAAAAACTCTAAAATAATTTATCTACTTTTTTAAAAAACTGTTCAGTACTCTTGCTATTTGACCTTTATTCTGCGAAGCTAATTTTTTGGTTGTACCAGTTATAGTTTTAGCTTGATTTGCAGCATCTTGATATGCTTTTGATATGTTATCTTCCCTAATGGACTTTGGTTTATCCACAGGGCGCAATTTATTTGAAATATTCTTATGTGCTTTGGCGGTCTCCTCTAGCTCCTGAGAAAGAGGTACGTCATTTAATGCTACCTTCTTACCGTGATTCCACGTATTCATAGTCTTCCTCATCTTACTAACTAACTGTTTCATTACATCCGAGCCGCCAGAGTAAACCCCTTCTTCATCCTGCTCTAACTTAGTAGCAAATCTTTCTTTTGCCTTATCCATAGTCATAGGTCCTTTACCTGTTGGTGACTCTTCCTCCTTCATCTTATCTCCTAAAGAAGGTGTCATTGGTTCTTTTTTAACCTGTATCGGTTCTTTTTTAACCCCTAGTTCCTGTATTCTTTTGTCTGCTATCTGTTTAATCTTATTCAGGTCTGCTGGGGATTTAAAAGCATCTTCGGGCTCACTGTAATCAGGTTTTACCAATCTATTCTGAAAAAACATTCGGTAGTTACCCTGCTCATTATTGAACTCAGACCAACCCATCTGATTAGGAAATTTCAAGTTACTTGTTAGAAGCTGCTTGATATTTGATTCATTAGGCATCCCCTTAACAAAGAAGCTATTAGTTCCTTTATCTACTATAGCGTATTGAGCCCCTCCCATATCTTTGTATAAGCTATTTGCGTCTTCAAATTCTTTAGCGTCCACTATACTACCATCTGCTGACAGAAGCTTTGGATTCTGCATTTTTTTGCCACTTGATTCTAATGGACAGTAGTAAACAACAACCTTACCCTTGTAATTGTTGTTCTTAATAGCAAGGTATTTCCATGCAAAGTTATCAGCATTTCCGGTAATGCCATTGTCAAGGCGGTCCAACAAATCTTTGATAATATTTGCGTCAGTAGCCTTAGTAATTGTTTCGTTGATGTCAGCGTAATTGATATCAGAAGGGGTTCCTTTATATACGGCAACATCATAGAAATAATACTTAACCCCACCAATTTGTGCGGGCGTACCTTTAGTTTCTTCGGTGGGCTCTGCCGCCATTACATTCTTCATGACTTTACTAATAAGGTCCTTAGACACTTCCATATTACCACCTTACATAGACTTTATAATAGGTCTACCCTCTAATTCAAATAGTTCTACTACATCAGTTTCACTTGTATTATTAAGCTTTGTCTCTGGCCCACTACTGCTATTCTCACTGCCTATAACAAGAAGATATATTTTACCTGTTAGGTCATTAGCTTTCCCACTTGTAATTATCGCATCATTAAATAGATAAGCCTGAAAAACTTTCTTCGTGCCTAGTGCAGATGTCCATGCTGTGCTATTTTCGTAAAAAATCTCAGGAGTCTGAACCCCAAGTCTAAAAATATCATTTTTACCTAAAGTAAGCAAGAAATTATATCTCCCTCTACTATTAGTTTTTGACGTACTTCCCAAGATGAAATCATTCGTGATTGTATCGAGAGGGTCCTGTATTCGTACTTTTGGACTCGTTTCATAAAAAGAAGCTTCTGGCAAAGTTACAATATTTAGTGGGGAAGATTTACCCGTATAATCCTCAATAGTATGAGTCGGCATCCTATCTATTATGTTAGATATGTTGTTAGCAGGAGTATCTAATCTAATTATCTCATATTGAGTACTAACTGAATCTTGTACATAAGTTTCAGCCAAAGTAATCTGCGTATCACTATCTACGCTAAGTATACGATAATAATAAGATCCTAATGTAACTCTTATATAATCTCCATTTTTTACCTTATTTGACCAATAAGTATTTGTACCAACAACGTCTCTGCTACCTTTTAAGAAAGCACAGGTACCCGTAGTATATGTATAGTCTGTAATAGCACCAGAACCTTCTGAAGTGATTATTGCTGGGGCTTCAGCTTCAATTCTACCATACTTCACAGAATTCAAAATACCCTGATAAGGATTTAGCTTATAAAAAATATTATAGGCACTTTCACCTGAGGATATATAGCTATGCACTAATACAGGAACTTTTATTGTAGCCCCCTCTGCATTAATATCTTCAGCATGAAGCTTAATTCTTGTAGGTAACCATGTAATATCCGTACCATCTTCAGGAGTCTCTAATACAGGAAGATTCTCATTAACATCTAAAGTAAGTGTTGTGTAACGAGATAAATCAGTAAATGTCTCCGAAGATCCTACAGTATAATATCCATAAGCCTTACCAATCGTAAATCCACTTTGTGTTAATGTCCTGGAAGCTATCGCAATAATAGGTTTGTCACCTGTGTCTATCCAAAAGTTTCCAGTTCCGTCTGCTGTTGCTGTTACTTCAATCATCTCATAAATGTCAGTGATTCCTCTACCCTGTTTTGACATCTCAAAAAATTTTATTGAATCCGCTATAGATGCACCTGAACCAGTATACAAAGCTATCTTTAACTTACATGGAGTAGCTGGAAGTGTAGAGATTATTTCAATAGAATAGACTACTGTGGTGCCTGTAGTGCTTCTCTGTATTGTGAACTCAAGATTATTCCTATAATCTCCAAATCCTGTGGTTCCTTCAGCTTGAATACTTTTCACTCCAAGTATAATATATCCATTTAGTTTTTTATTGTCACATGTTATACTTATACTGGTTCCAGAATTTAATGTTCTAAATACAACTAAGTCATGCCCAAAATTATAGTTTTCTGTGTATTGACCGCCACAATAATGAACATAATCCTGTTCATTAGTCACTGCGTCTGAAATACAAATACCGTTCGTATCAAACTGTAAAGGGTTCAAACTATTATCAGACCTCAATAAAACATCATTATCTCGGGTAGCTATAGGAACTCTTACATCTTTTGATATCTCATAAAATTCTTTAGGAACATCTTTTAATCCATTATTTCCGGCATTGTACTCATAGGTAAACTGCATATAAAGAACTACAGTGCTTGATTGCCCTATCATATTGGAACCTGCATCAATAGTTACGGTAGTACCGTTACAAGTGATTCCAGTAACAGGAGCACCAAGGTCAGGGGCATAGAAAGAATTATTAGAAGATGAAACAGTACCATTTGTAGTATCAATAAAAGAAGATACTGCAATAGGCTCTGCAATCCAAGAGCTTCCAGAGGGCCCATTTGCAGGAACAGCAATAATATTGTTATCTTTTGTAATAGCACAGTTTGCATATACTCTTTTCTTGAAAGCAGAACCAGATACCCCGCTTCCAATGTTCGGAGCATCTATAGTATTACCGTTAACCTGTTCAAGTTTCAAAAGTTTTGAGCCGCCAGAATTTACAACCCTGACACCGCTTACTCCAAAACCCTTACTCTTTGTAGTGGTGAGTTCTCCAGCTACGAGCTTTCTAAATGTTCTTCTTGCTATAAGATCTAAATGTTGCCCTGAGGTAACTATCTGATGCCTTATATCAATAATATCCGTGTTATTCACTATATTTAGATATAGAGCATCTGGTCTGTCTGACCTAAAACCTGTAATCAGTTCTGATTGATTTATTCCGGCACCATGTGTTTGCGTGGAACCAAAATCGGATTCTGCTCTGCGATATACAATGTACATAGGAATGGCGTAAACATATCCATCAACAGTATTCAATGTTTCTTTATCATCATCAGAACCTGTACCAGCAATATATAAACCTGGATCTTCAGAGCCAAAATTGGAGAATGCTAACGATGTGTAGCTTCCTGAGCTATTGCCTCCTACAGCTTTAACCATACTAGAGCCAAGTCCTTCAGGGTATGCATCAAAATCTACAGGATTTATATAGTAAGAACTTATGTAAGTTCTTATTCTATACTGTATCTGTACTCTTTTTGTAGTTTCATACCCAAGCCTATCCCAAACTATCTCATTATCCGTCAATGGTATAGCCTGAGTATTACCATAAGGATATATGTTATCATTTTCCCCTATAAGCTTTTTCCATACTTCTAAGAAAACCAAATCATACCTATAGCTACTACCAGAAGGTGGTGGAAGAGTGATAATATTATTCTCATCGGAAGAGTTAGAACCAGAAATTACAAGAGGCCACCCATTAACAACTGCCACGTTACTATCGCTACGAGATATAAGTTTAAAGCTATTAGCTGCGTATGTTTTTGATGTTAGAGTTTGACCACTACGTGCTCTATCTTCAGAATTTTGCTCAGTTGTATAATCTATAGCATTTAAAGCATTGGTATCTTCTACTGTATCAACTTTTAACCAGCCTGAAGGCATAATAGCCTTAAGTCCTTGTTGCTGCTTAAGAGAGGCTATCTGATTTATTAGATTAAGTTCAGATGTAAGACACTGACGTGTTTCCTGGAATACAACATTATCCAGGTTACGTCCGTCTACATCAAGAACGCGGCTCTGTAAATTTCCAAAGTTATCACTCATTTTCATTTCCTATTACTGAGATATCTGGTGCTTATAGAAATCTAATGGAAATATTACCCTTGATTCTATCTTTGGTATCGTTGCTAAAAAAGCAATTAGGTTATCGTATGAATTTACTATGTCACCCATTAACTCATCCGATACAAACCAACTCGATGGAAAACTAGTATTTTTTTGAAAAATCTCATCTAAATAAATTAATGGAGTCAGGGCTATTACACCTTTTATTATTATATTCTTAATAGCCTCATAATTACTAATTATATCTGGAATCAATATGTTACAGATATATTTGATATTTTCACCATTACTCAGTTCTCTTGTTTTACTAACTAATTGATTTAAACCTTTATCAATCAGGTCACAAAAAAAATCCAGCTTTACTGTACTTTCAGAGTTTTCAGATAGTTTCAATCGAGCACTTTCTAAAAACAATTGTGTGGGCTTAGCTCCCCACATAGAATTTATTAGTTTTCTTCTTGTTAGCATCATCCCATAGTCAGTACCCTCTTGAAGTACTGCGGTAACACCTCTAAGCTTACCACTCAAAACTTCTAAATTCCTTTTAAGGATATCTGTGGATATAGGTGTTCCAGATGAAAAATTAGGAGAAAGAAATTGACTTATATTTCTTTCTCCTTGTTCCTTTTTCTTAATTACTAAGTTATTTTCTTGTACTTGCGGTTTAACATACTTTATAGTTTTATCTAACAATTCTGTAGAAGGGTATTCACCATCTGTATTCCAATCATCTGTTATTATAACTATCTTAGGCTTATCCTCAGCCTTATTAAGTAGAAATACTATATTAGCTAGTACATGTGCTACTACATCTATAGCATTCTTATCCATTGGTATATTAAATATATCACACCCATTAACAATAGTCCTAATGACATTATCCTTAGCAATAATACAGATACCTGAGTCATTAACTCTGACATGTCCTATAACGTTGGACCTGCTTAGGGAATATTTCTTAATCAAATGCTTCATATTATGATGTTATTCTAAAAATAATTGTTAGGGTCATACTATTAGTCTTATTTAAAACTGGAAAAGTTCTCCAATTTACCATCCCGCCTGTATTACGTTCAGAAGTAGCATCCCCTCCGAATAAAGACATTTCCATGATCGGTCCTATCGCCTCTGCTTCTCCGAAAGTTACTGAATAATCTACGATGTTAGTATCACTTGTCGTAGGTTCCCCAGTTTCAGGGTTCACAAAGGTCGATAACCCTATTGCTTTTCTTTCAAATTCGCTCTCAAGAAGAGTCTGGGAAGTCGTAGGAGCAGGAGGATCAAACGGATTCCAACCAGAAGCACCGCTACCGACTGCTAGGTATGAAATCCCTTTAGTAGGTTCAGTATTGTCTTTTAACAGACGCGCAATTAGAATGGAGGCAGTATTTACTATTATATTATGCTTCCTATAATCATATACTAATACCCCTTTTTCATAGGCTTTAATAAACAATTCCCCTTTTAATCGCGGGGTTTGTTCCTTATACCTTATAGCTGATCCTATAGACATAACTATCTTATTAAGCCCTTTTATGGTTTCTTTTAAGAGACTCATAATTTTTCCTTTTTATTCTATAAAAATGACCAAAAATAACCTATACCTATAAATAGTACTTTTCATTAGTAGATTATTAGGGAACGTGAGACTTTAAATAGGAATGTTAAGCTTCTTAAATTCCTCTAAAATAACTTATGAAACTTTTCTACTCATACTTAGGGTCTCTCAAATTCTCTTATTTCAGTTACTCTTACTGTATTATCAAATAGTAATTCCCTAACTATCCTTGTACGCAAAGCATATTGGGTGTTATTAAGATTTAACACAACATCTGTTGGATCTATAGATAGATTAAGTAAGTCTTCTATCTCTACCGCTTCCGAATCAGTAAGAACAATCAACCCCTCCGGGTAATCTACTGTATTTACAATCGTACTTTCGTTCTTAGATGTTTCTATAACCGATCCAAAATAGAAGTTATGAACTAATCCCGTAAAACCCAAACTATTACTCCAATAACTTCTTCTTAAACCTTCTGCGTAATCATCCAACATGTTTATTGGATCTTCTATGATAACTCCCGCATTAGGGCCTGTTAAACCACCAAAACTCACTATCATTATGTCTTGATCCCAGTTCCTCCATTGTACTCTGTATTCAGCCTCACTATAGGATAAAAAGTATCCTGTTTCTCCACCAGGAATGAAGTACTTATCATCCCCATCAACTATTGTAGGGTTGGTTTCATTGGTGGGTCCTGTAATACCTAAGTCAACCGCTCCGCTAGGCCCTGTAAAACCTGCATGTCCTGTAATATGGTAATATACTGATTTGCCGTTTTCTTTTATTATTTCAGACGATAAAAGTTGAGATCCCGCAGGAAAACCATTTATATTGGGGTTATTTGGATTCATCGGATACGGATCAGGGTCAGAATCAGTGAAAGTCATCTGGAAACCAAAACCTGTGTCACCTGTACTGTACCCAGGAAAATGCTCCAAGTAGGACTGTGTAAATCCATAGGTAAAAGGATTACCTGCCTTAAAAACTATGTTCCTAGTTACTTTATTCAAATACGTATCTACATTGAATACTACATGTCTTGTTATAGAATAGTCATATGTACCACTTACCTCTTTAAATGAAGTATGCAGTCTTATAGTAGCACTATCTATGACCTCTACTATCGTATAAATAACATCTTCTATAATCGTTTCATATTCTCTAAGTGTTGTATTCCAAATCCTTTTAGGTATATTCTTTAGAGTTATTTGATCTCCTATATGTAGTACAAGCCAGTTTTTATCAATACTCTTTATAGTCTTTGATCCATTTAATGTTTTGGCTCGTCCTTCCTGGATATCAAAAGGAACTCTATTTATGTAATCCAAATAGTCATTTACTCTCATTTCTCTATTGGGATAGTACTGATCAATCATCAGCATTTTAAAAGGTATGGTTCTACTTCCCTCGGTTATTGTTGAGATCGGGGCATCAAAACCACCATTACTAAACTCTTCTATCTTCAGATCTGAGTACAGGTTAATCTTTTGATTTATCGGATAAGCACATACTTTATTATGGTCTATTAGACCAGACTCGTCTGAATCAATAATAGTAAATCCTGCTTTCAAATCATGCTGAACAAGGTCTGCTTCTACATAGGTATCTTCACCTTCAGGAAGTATAAATAGTTTAGCATGACCGTCATCCGTAAAAGTCTTCACGAAAGGAGGAGTTCCAGGATACAACTGAGTAGCTGCCGGAATATCTTTCTTTAGGTAGTTATCATTAAGCACTACATTCGGGTCGGTATCAGTCAAATATTCTGGGCTGAAAGTCAAATCATAACGGTCTAACGTGTTTGATCCTGTTCCAAGAGAGGCTCTTAATCCAGACTTGTCATAGGTATCATTCTCAAGCGTATCCGATGAATTAAGAACAGCACTGTGTGACAGATTGAAAGCACGATAGCGGTACCCTATTTTCTTCAACATCTCAAAATCAATAACAGGGTCTCTCATCCCTGTGACACCATAATCCAAAACTAAGCTATACCCAAACCTTGGACCATAGGAAATATCTGGTAAAGACCCCGAGTCTTGGTAATGCCACCCTGGGTCTAATGTTTTTGAATAATCATTTGTGTAATCTGTCTGAAATCTATATTTTCTTTCAAAATGCGTATAGTAGTACTCAAACTTCAGGACTGAACCTGATGGGGGTAAAAAGTTAATCTTTACATGACCAAGTAGAGGTCTTACACTTTCTACGGCTCCTGTAACACCAGTGTATCTTATTATAGTGCTTTCAAATAGTGTTTGGGATGCTACAGGAAAAGGAGAATTGATAACCACTCCTATATCCCCGGTTATCCCTTCAGTGCCCGTAATACCAACAATACCTGTAAGTCCAACAATACTATATATAAGTGTATTATCCAAATAATTAGTGGCATCTATTACTATGGTATCGCCACCTGTGATTCCTGTTGGGATATTAGGCATTCCTACTACATCTAATCCTATAGCGGTGCTTACTTGTTTTGAAGTTACTACTGAACCGATAGAGACAGAGATATCATCAGGAAAAGCAAGTTGACCTGTCCTGTTCAATATAGGGAAAAGATTCATTTGATAATCAGTATCATCCCCTAATAGCATCGGATCATTTACTGGGAAAGGCCATCTAAGTCTCGGAGAGGGTCCAGTAAGACCCTGCATAATTGAAAAAGAGGCTCCTATATCTTGGTGTATCAAATTTTTAGTTCTATATACTTTATTTCCGGTTTCATCTATATAATAAGACTTTAAATTATTCTGGTCATATACAGTATAATTTACTGGGTCTGGATATCTCTTTGAGTAGTAATAATCCACTCTGATTTTAGAGTTTGATGGTGGGAGGAAGTTAAGGAATATGATTCCTGTCCACGGATCAACCGAATCTATGGCATCCTCTACCTTTAAGCCATTGAGATAAACAATCAAATCTGCTGCTGTGGCTAATTCTCCTGAAGGTCCAAACATAGGCAGGATAGGGGCACTATAGCTATTAGGATCATCTGAGATTCTAAAATAACCTGGGACACTATGACCTGAAATGTCTGGAGATACATAAATAAGGTCTACGCTATTGAAGAATCCAGATACAAGCTGTAGGTCAGGCCATGTCCAGTACTTTCTGGTATCTTCATACATTGGGAGCAAAGAGCACCCAGCACGCCTGTCGCAAAGATGGGTTGTATCATCATAGCTTGTTTGTAGCACGCTGTCAGTAGATGATTCTTTTAGTTCTCCTGTATGATATATCTTTATCTGGTAGTCAGTACTTGGAACATTTAATCCTGTAAAACCATAGTCTTCAGCGAAGGTATTCTTTATTTCATCTAAGCCCTGAATATTATTCGGCTCTTCATAACTTAAAGTAGCCTGATAGGTATTGTCTATAAATAAACTGTACCTTGTTATCTTTACGTTTTTATAAGTTTTCTTGTTTAACTGTTTGTAAAATCTCCCATCAACCAATACTACTTTAGCAATACCGTCTTCAACAATAACATGGTATCCTTCTTCAATATCATCTCTCGTTTCAAAGACCTTTTTTACATTCTCCTGGAAAAAAGGTCTTTCTACCACAGCCCTATCAAATTGCTTATAGTAGTTACTTTGAACCTGTGTGGGGACGTTATAGAACTGAAATTCATCTGTGTACTTTTTTGCTCTGAATATGATAGTCTGACCTATTTCTACGTCAGTTACTTCTATTCTATGCTCCCCGGCTCCATCTCTTGTATATGCTAAAGTATCATCATTATATGTAATAATACTTCCATCTTCTAAAGTTACAAGTTCAGTAGTTGCATTAATATCTGAAATAATCCCTGTATATAGCCAATCCGTATCTATGATGGAGGATGTTGTGCTACTATCTACTGTACCTACAAATTCTAAATAATCTCCTACATCAAGGTCATCTGCCGAAATTGTTGTTTCAACATCTGACAAATCCCTATGAATTATTGTTGTGCTTACCCTATAGACTAAAATCCTGTTATCTGTAAAAATAATAACCCTATTTAATGTATCAATTTCTGCTATAACTCCTCCAGTGGGCAAAGCACTGGCAATCTCCAGTTGAGATATTTTTGTAGTAAGATAGGTGATAACATACATTCTATCCGTATCATATATATCTTCCGTTATCTCAATATCATCATACACTGGTTCACAGGCCCCATCATTATTTTCGAAAGATTCTGTATAGATTAGTCTTGTATCATATAGGGTATGAGCAGGCTTTATAAGATTGATAAAAAATCTTATATCTTCCAGCATATTACCAATGTTAGATGAGGCTGTTACCGAGTCCATCAAGATGTCAAAAAACATCTTGTTAGTATCTTTTAATGTATAGGAAGTCTCTGGATTTCTTAACTCAAGATATAACTCTTTTAGGGTAACAGGTAATCCAAGTATGTCCGAAACAGAAGATTCTATGTTATCTTTTGAGCTTCCTACAAAATAGGCATTTCTTACCTTTATTAAGAAGTCTCTATATTCTGTGTCTGCAAGATTTTCGTTGATGGACTTCGAACCAAGAAAAAGAAGATCCCCAAGGATTTGATATATGTATTCTATTCTGGTTGTAGTATGATATTGGTCTTCAATTATATCAGACAAAGACGTTTGAAGCAGCGCCAATTCATGAGCAATAGCCTTATACATCAATCCTAAATTTGTACTATTATTCTTAGGATAATTACTGGGCAAAACACTTAATAGTCGAGTTTGTATAGTAGCAGTAAGGTCTCTTACCTGCTTCTCAAACTCGATACCACTTTTAAAGCGTCTCTTACCTAGCTTTTCAGTTTCGCTCAGATTAGATATAGTTTTCATAATACCTGTTTATTTTAAGCTATAACTATGTAATCAAACTTTAACTCTTCTCCGTAACCAGCTTCATTCTCTACTCTAAGATATACATCATGTAATATAGGATTATCTAAAACATCTGGAAAATAGTATTCGTGAACAGGATTTTGTTCAGTTGACGATTCTCCATCTCCAAAATCCCAAAACCACTCTGTAGGATTCCCAGTAGACAAATCAGTAAATGCAACTGTATATGTTATATTTCCACCAGTAGGAGCACCTATAAAGTCTACTATCGGTAAGGCTACACGATCAGGAGTAAACCACGGGATGCGATCTCCAGCATTACCAACATGCCCTGTTACACCTTTAACTGAGATACCATCTATCCCTGTTATCCCAGGATTTCCTGTTATACCCCCATGACCTGTTAGCCCCTGTACCCCTGTTATCCCTAAAGCTCCAGTATCTCCTTTAGCACCAGTATCCCCAAGATCTCCTTTTAACGTAAAATTACCATAACCATCATATATCTGTATATCATTTTTTGTAATGGGATTGTACCCGGTTAAACCGAAAGACCCATCCTGAATCAATTTTACCATAAGAAGAGGAAGTTTTCCTGAAAGATCTGGAAAAGACCTTATCTCTCCTGAGGTAGTCTGTAAAAAAGAAATACTTGGAACTAATACTATAGAACTTGATTCTGTCATGCATATAAGTATATATATGATACCTTTTCTGGCATTAAATAGTCTCGGACTACTTTTTATATAGTCATCTATAGCTTTTTTTATATCAATAGTAATGTCATTAAAGTGAACCCATGTATCATTAATTATTACGGAGCCGCCTCTTATGAAGACTATATTATCCCCATAAACAGTCGCGTCTTTAGTAATTGTAGTAAAGTCCCCTTCTTTTCTTGTACTTAAACCCATAATATGCCTTGTTTTATTATTAGATTATTAGTTAAAAGAATAGCTTAAATGGGATATGTATAGCCCAATTTATACCTGTCATACCATTTAGTCCTGTGTCACCTACATCTCCAGGAATCATTCTTCCTTTATGCCCCGTTACTCCTGCATACCCCGTAATGCCGTTAGTACCTTCACTTCCAGTCAACCCCTGAACTCCTGTGTGCCCGAAATCATTGCTATCAATTCCAGGGTCTCCAAGTTTATTTTTATCAATTACATTTCCAGTCCCAGAGAAGAAAGTTACGTTGGTATCTTTTAACGGTTTAAACCCGTTAATCATATCGGTCGTTCCATCCTGTATCAGGGTGATGCCTACCAAAGGGATAATATTGAACGTATCTGGAGCAGGTATCACAGTTTGTTTTGTAATATCTACTTGAGGCCCCTCTAATACTGTAATTTCTCCATCTTTAGTTAAACCTACGACAAGATAAACTGCATAATTCCTATTAATGAAGAACCTAGTCCTTGGGGATACTACTACACTTGATATATAGTCAGTAACATTGAATAAGGTGCCCTCAAAATTTACCCAATTATTTTCATAGACAAATGATGCAGCCCTTATTCTTACTGTACTATCAGCAATTAATGGGGTAGATTTAGCATCTATTACTGTTATTTTTGGTCTTATCATACTTAATCCTAATCAAATATTATGGTTGGCCCGTAACTTCTTGTAAACCCGAAAGGTGTTGGATTGGTTTCATATATAGGTATCCTTAATGTTACTCCCTTACCTTCATGAGTTACAATATTCCCTGAACCACCCAGAGATAAAAAAGTATCATCTCCAGGAGCTATATCTGGGGTAGAAACCCCTGATAAAACTGTTATTGTGACATTTGTAGATAAAGGCCCATTCCCGAAAGAATCAGAAACTGTAAGGGTTACAATGTAACTCCCTATTTCTGTAAACGTATAATTTACCTCTTGAGTTGAGCCTATATTCCCAACCCCCTCTAATTCCCAATTCCAGGAGACTATAGGATTATTAGCTATTCCGACAAAGTTCACATCTAAGTCTTTCTGTCCTATAACTGGGGTAGCTTCTATACTTACTGATAAAAGATTTGGAACAACATGAACTCCTACATATTTATCCAAAGATACTGTCGCTGATTTTCCTGGCACATCTATATCCTGAAGTCTCCAGGTAAGATGCAGAAAAGCTAAGTAAACAGCATCTATAAGATAGGTATAACTTGCTGTTTCAGTAGTCGCTTCATAAATACCATCTCCAGTAAAATCCCACTCCCAGGTAGTCACCGTACTATATACAGCTCCTGTAGTTGAGAAGTCTACAGTAAGTGGATTCTTACCTGTTGCAGGGGTAGGAGTTGTTACTATAGCTATGTGCTCTGGAACACTAAATGTTTTATTTACTATGTATACATTACTAAGATCATCAGTTATAGTAAGTCTTATTTTGTAGCTTGTTGGAGCCGCTAAGCCTGTCACAAAGACTTTATCCAAGGAAGTAACAGCATTCTTCCTATCTATTATTAATTCCCCTAATATGCTATCTGTGTGTATCAGCTCCCAGTCCCACGTCTCAGCATAGTCATCATTGACGGGTGTAAATGTAACATTATTGGGGACATAAGTAGTATCAAAAGAGATATTTATATCTAGACTAGGTAAAATATCTAAAGTTTTTGTTTTAGTACTTATAAGACCATAAATATCATAAACAGTTAAACTAGGGCTATAAGTGTCCGCTGTACCATAAACATGGACTGGAGCCGTTACTCCAAATAAATGTGAAGACCCATCATCAAATATCCATTCCCATCCCGTAATAGATCCTTGTGATAGAGAGCCATTAAATGACCCTGTAAATGGAATATAGCCATGTGATGGTATTACTTCAAAATCAGCGTTTAGTCCAGATGCTACTACCCGCATATTAGATACTACTTGAGTTACTCCAGGATATAAAGGATCAGAACTAAATATCTGCTGAGTAGGTAACCCTTCATCAGTTATCAAAACCACATCATATACTCCTGCGGTAGTATAGGTGTGTGATGTATTCTTAGTATTAGACTCAGAAGAATCTCTAAATAACCATCTCCAGGTTACAGGCTCATATGATCCAGGAGCAGAAGTTACCGTGAAAGTAACTGGAAGAGGTAATAAACCAAGATTAGGAGTTACTTGTATCAATAAATTAAATATAGATACATTTCTTAAAAATGTAGTTGTCTGCTTAGTAGAATCTATACCAGAAATACCTATATCTCTTAGAGTAAGAGCAACTTGAAAAGTATTATAAGTATTGTAATTATGAAAAGGTCCTGTAACACCTTCCTGTGTAGAGCTATCTCCAAAGTCCCAATGAAATCCGTTATACCCTGCAACTACAGTATTATCTAATGTCCTTGTAGGATTAGTCACTCCAAATTGGAAAGTTACTCCAGTTCCTGGTACATTACCATAGTAGAATAAAGGATTACTTATTACAGAAAGGTCAAGAATTCTAAGACATACTATATACCCATATTTAGTTACCCTTAATGAGGCATTTTCATTAAGCGTTAGAGATACAGTATAGACTCCCTCAGCAGTGTAATCATGTGCTACATTTTTTAGTAAAGGGTCTGTTATTAAGATACTTGTCCCATCTCCAAAATCCCATCTCCAGCTAGTAGCTCCTGCATCATCTATTATAGTAAACTGCACCCTATCAGCACCTCCTGGAGAGAAGTACCCTAATAAGGGGTCACCTGAGAAATCTAATAAAGAGCTAAAATAAAAAGCCCCTACTCCCAAACGAGGTTCCCCCCATAAGCCCTCAGAATAAGAAACCCATAATGAGGAATCACCTGAAATAGTTATATTGCTGCTCCACTGCCCATAACCATATATATCTCTATTATTTACTTCTTCCTCATCCCATAGAGGCCAAGATGTTGCTTTTGTCCAGGAATATTGATTAGTTCCACTATATGTTATCCCTGTCCCAACCCACTGAGAAGTTGAGAACAGAGAAGAGGTAATATCTATAGTAGCATACTCCCAAGACCCTATACTTACAGCGGAGGTATCAATTACTGTGTTTTCTAAATAAGAGTCACCATCTACACTGCCGTATGGAAAACTATGCGTATCCCCAGGTACACTACCCTCTGTTGAAAAGTTAAACTCTCCTATACCGTTATTATCAGCTCCATTTATCCCAACATAGTAAGAGCCGCTATAAGTTATGGCGCTTCCAGGGTGTAGTGTCCAGCTATTTGTACTATTAATATCAGAATAATAAGCATAGATGCTTGAGCCTATTCTTACCAATTTTATAAAGATGCTACCGTAGGGAGATGCTGGTAGGTATACAGAACTTCCGTGAAAATGTAGATAACCGCCAGACCAATAATAATCTAATATTTCAGCATTTGTTCCGGCATTAAAAATCATCAGATGCTCTGACACATTACCTGTTTGGGTAGCTCCAAAAATTATTTCCATCTCTAATTCAAAGTCACCAGTAAGGCTTACTCCATCAGGGGTGAGCCTTATGTCGTCATCACTATTTTGTACTGCTACGTAGTTACCTGATCCCGGAGGAAACTGCTCTATCTCAAAAGCATCGGGACCTGTTCTAAATTCGGAATCCCACCAACTATTAGCGGCCCCGTCATTAAAGTTATCATTTATGTATGTATTATAGGGAACATCATCTGGTACATCCTCTATAAAAGATGTAGATACTGTACTTGATATAAGACTACAGCCTTTTATATTTTTTCTCCCGGAACCTACTATAACTGCCGATCCCGCATTAAAAAACGTACCTTTATAACTTATACTATCAGTAGACTGTTCATGTACCCCATATATAGATATATTATTTATAGAGTACATTATACCATCTACTAAATTTATTCCTTTATTAGATATACTTTCTGACCTTATTTGCCACGGGCCATATAAACTTTTATCCCATGCTAATACTGTGGTACTAGCATTAGGATAAGATAAATTATTGACATCATAATCTACCTCGCTAGTTATATCTCTAGCTCCTTTTAAATAAATATAAGACCGTGCTATTGTTGATAGTAGGCTGTATACTGTACGAAAAGATGCGGGATTATTAAAGTCTTCACCATTATATTCTGATAAATCATTTGTTACTGCAATATCCGCATATAATATAGTAGGAAATTCTTGACATCCATAATCGGATGCATCAGAAGTCCCTACAAGTTTATAGGAGTACAAATCAGTGGCATTCCATGCAGGTAACGATACAGGAGGAGTCCACCCATAGGTCAGATTAGTAGCATTAACAGCTGGAGTATAATTAGTGAAATTAGCTAAGTTCGATTTATTAGTAATACAATCTGTGATATTTACCGTATTCCCAGAGTCTGAGTCAAGGAATGTCGCACCTCCAGAAGTATACATTATACATTTAGTAAAGGTGTATGTTCTAGCTACCAAAGGAGGTTGGTCTATTTGTAGCTTTCCTGTTAAAACAAATGTTGTCCTATCAATCAGAGTTATAGAAGTAGCAGCATAACCTTTTAGTATAGGTATATCTCCAGCTCCTCCTATTATATAGCACCCACTAAGAGAAGACATAGTAGCACTACTACTGCTTGTTGTATCTATGAGGCCGCCATAAAGACTTATATAAGGGATATTCAAAGTATAGGTACTAGTCTTTATTCTCCATGGACCATAAGATGATTTATCCCAAGCCTTAAAAGATATAGCACTCGCAGTATAACTAAGGTTAGCTGATAGCGTCCTACTGCCTCTACAGTAAAATATTGTTCCGGCTGTCAGAGTAGTACCAAGCTTAGTTAGTAGCTCAGTCCATCCAATACGCTGATCCCCGTAAGTTCCAGAATTTCCGGTGGAGGTCTCCTCTAAACTAATGTAAAAATTATTTCCGCTTGCCCAGTTATTTTCTGATGCTACCCCCGAACCTAAGCTATTCAAATTAAAGTCTCTTAGGTCTGTAGATGTCCATAAAGGCAGTGAAGAAAAGACTTGACTATATGTTATATTTGTATCATTAACGGTACCTGATATAGTAAATAAACTTGTTCTATTTGTTTTATTTGTATAACAAGTATCTATATTTAAAGTGGCCCCTAGTGATACAGAGATATTATCGCCAGTATCTATTCCCCAAAAAACAACATTACTCATAGTAACAGTGCCAATAGAAATAGTCAGGTCCTGTTTATGTACTAATGTTGTCTGAGATACGGTACCTGAGCTACTAATTGTATTAGTTCCTACACCAGATGATGTGTAAATATACATTCGTGTAGCATTTAAGTAACTAACATTTGTCCCCTCAAGGTAACCATCGTATAAAGATACATTTATAGCAGAGAAAGAGTTTGCGGAACCTCTTATCCTCCAGGGTCCGTACTGACCTACATCCCAAGCTCGCATACTAAATGTTTTTGTACTCGTAAAATTAGATGTTATGGTATACTGACCCTTAAGATAGTACACCCCATTATCTCTTATACCCGAACTAAAATCTACAAAAGACCAGGGATCTGAGATTGTCCCTGCATGCCCTGCTGAAGTGTACGTAGAACTCAAAAATACATATTTTTTATAAGGTAATATATACGTCCATATTAATGGGTACCCTACGCCATAGCCGTCATAAAGATTAAAATTAGATAACTCAGGGTCAGAGTACGTAGGATACGCTGGTGGGGACCAATTATATATAATGTCAGTAAGAGTTATAGTTCCTGAACCTATTACAAAAGTTGAGGGTCCTGACTTATCGGTCACTGTATCAGATACGTTTAATACATTTCCAGAGGGTAACGTTATTGAGGCATTAATTATAGAGTCAGTAATTGATGTAGTACCTAAACAGGTAATAGTACCACACTTAAAAGTAGATTTTGCTATAGTCCCGCTACCTGCTATATTTACTAAGGCAGCGGTAGGAACAACAATAAAAGAATTTGTTAGTTCAGAAAACTTAAAATCAGTAGTACTAGAGACTGATAGGTACCCATTAATGTATTTAGCATTTATTGAATTTGCATCATTAACAGTTAATTTCCACGGCCCATATAACTTCAAATCCCAAGCATCTATAGTATATGAGCTAGTACCATAAGATATAGATGAACTTGTACTTCTCATGCCCCTAAAATAATAAATAGTATTTTTAGTAGCTGATAGCCACTGTGTCCAAGACCATGGGTCAGATGTAGATCCTGAATGATTAGAACCTGTATAGGTAGAATTTATATCAACATATATAGCCATTTTATATCTCCAAGTCTGATCTGTCTATACTCATTAAATCTTTAATCCATTGTTGATGAATAGTAAATCCTATACCAACTCTCCAATTATACAGATTAATTCCAGTATTAGTTTCATAAAGATACGGGCAATATACATTTCCACCGCCTATTCTTACTGCTTTTGTTCTTGCTATGGAGAACTCTAAACCTTCATCATCTAACCCATCTTCCGCTTCTAATCTTTCCCCATCTACATAATACATCATATGCCCGTCATCATCTAAACAAATATAACTAATAAAATGCCACTGCTTATCATCAAGTTTTATATCTATAGTCTTAGCTATTAACTTAGATTTAGAACCAGAGAATTGTAACCTGAAATCTGTTCCTTCTTTTTTTATCTCTAACCTGAAAGAAGCATTTGTATCTAAGACATCTCCATATGGATCAGAAACTACCATAGGATACAATACATGACCTTCTGCTACTAACGGATTTTTTATCCATCCAATACCTACAAATTTTGTACTAGTCTTGAGTCCCCTATCCAGAACATTTATAAAAGCTTCCTTAGAAATTGAAACAGTCTCTTCCGGCTGGGCATCAAAATAGAAGTCTCCTATTCCAAGTCTAGTTTCATTAAAAGGGCCTGATGGAATAGAAGAGAAATCTTCAGAACCAATAACAATTCTCTTTCCCCAAATGGACCACTTTGCCCACTTTGTAGGATCAGGGTTAAACCCTGTTAAACCACCGCCTGTTACACCAGCATCCCAAGCGGGCCATGGTTCCGGGTTATCATACCCGAATTGTACTCCAGTATAAGAGGCTATTCCTTCTACTTCCGAACCAAATCTATTCTTTCCGCCATGATTACAGACACTATGCTGTATAGAGAATTGAGATTCACTTAATGAACCTGTTACTCCTATATCTTTTACATCCATGAAACAATTATTAAATTCTGATTTATACCCAATATCATAATTTAATATTAAGTTACTCGGGCCTGCAATTATATTTGATCCATTAAAAGTAGCATCCCCAATCATTGTGAGAATACATTTATCCTTTACTCTTATGCTAGTAGTTTTGACTACCCCATGAACACCTAACTCTAACCCTGCTGTACCATCTTCATTTACAAACTCTGTCTCAAGAATCAAATTTGAACAATCACTTATATTAAGAACAAATGTAGACTGAGAAGGATCAGATGCCTTTATTCTCCAGGGACCGTATAAACTATAATCCCAGGCATCTAAAGTAAATCCTATCTTATCTACATAGTAGGGGTCGGTTTCAGTAAGAAGCCTTGCCCCTCTTATTTTATAAGGTAAAGTGTCATCTGTAGCACTAACAAACTCTGTATAATTAAGCGGGTCACTTGCGGTACCTATTCCTCCAGAGGTATTTATATTCAAATCAACATAATAAGCATCTCCTGGAAATTCTATTATTATGGGACCAAGAGTTATGGTATCACTACCTCCAGGCCCTGTAACTGTAAGCCTAATATTCCTTTCCCCTACTTCAGTATACTGATAGGTTGGATTCTGCAGATTACTGGTACCTAAGCTATCCCCAAAATCCCAATCCCACGTCGAGATATTAGTAGACGAAGCATCAGTAAAAGCCACAGCCAAAGGTAACGGCCCAGACGTGGGGGTAAATATAAAGTTAGCTTTTGGTTTTATCGATATCGTAGCTGTTTTAGTACTAGTATTACTAGGCCCAGGACCTGTAACAGTAAGAGTAATAGTATATACGTTATTAGTTAAATATGTAATAGTATGAGGCCCCTGTGTCGAAGCCGTGTCCCCATTACCAAAATCCCACGCCCAAGAAGTAGGACTCCCTGTAGAGGTATCCGTGAAGGTTACGTCTAATGGATTCTTTCCAGTTGGTGGCGTAAACGTAAAATTTGCTGTTACATTATTATATACAGTAATTAAATTTATTTGTTGCTGACTATCTATTAAGCCATCTGTACCTGTTACTCTTAATGTAACGCTATATGTTCCTGCTGTTGCATATGACTTTGCTATAGTAGAACCAGTACCAAAAGTACTATCTCCAAAAGTCCAATCCCAATTAGTTATCGTTACTGTAGAACCTAGCCCATTAAAAGATATAAGTTCTCCTGTTAGTGCAGATGTAGAACTAGCATAAAAAGAAGCTAAAGGTCTTACAGATACTACTCTTTCTTTATAGCTACTACCTCCAGGCCCTGTTACGGTATATCGTACAGTATGTTGCTTATTAAGTGTATATACATGCGTAGGGTTTGTAGCAGGAGAATGTGAGGAGCCATCTCCAAAATCCCAATCTCGTGAAGATATAGTCCCCCCTGAAGAGTTATCAGTAAAGCTAACTGTAAGAGGAACTGTTCCACTTGATGGATTATATGTAAAATCCGCTACAGGAGCATCAGGAGGAGGAGGAGGAGCTGGATTAACAACAATTAGATTTGTGCGAGTGAGTGAATCTGTTAATCCATCTATTCCCGTAGCAACAAGGGTAACACTATACGTTCCTGCGGAACTGAATGTATGTGAAACAATCGAGCCCGTTTGTGTCGGCCCATCATTAAAATTCCATGTCCAGTTAGTTACGGTAACCCCAGACCCGGTACCATTAAAAGTTACTGAATCTCCTGCTGTTATAGTTGTTGTAGAGACTGGGGTAAAATATGCTTTAGGCTTTACAGGAAGGATCTTTGTTAAGCTTCCCGTCCTTTCTACATCCCCACATAGATGAGTCGCATAAAGAACTACATTATAATTTCTATTATTAGAAAAAGTATGAGTAGTATTTTGCGTTAAGTCATGTGGGGTACCATCTCCAAAATCCCACTCCCAACTATTTATAGGCCCTGCATAAGTTGCACTACCAGATAGGTTAAAGCTAGTTGTATTAGGGTAACCTGTTGTAGGGTTAAAACTTATACTTACAACTGGGACTCCTGGTGGAGGTGGGGAATACGATACATCTACATATGATCCTACTGTATGACTATCTATACCATTAAAACGTACAGTTAGTGTTACATACCAATACCCAGGCAATACATACTGGTGTGATATAGTAGGATTTGATACAGATTGTACTGGACTACCATCCCCAAAATCCCATATGTAACTTGATATATTAGTATATGAGCTACTAGCATCAAATGTTACGGACTCACCTTCAATAATAGTAGTTGCTGATTTAGAAAAAGAAGCAACAGGTCTTATATTAACTTGTACTGTAGCGCTTGAGCTTCCTCCTGAGTTACTGACTGTCAGAGTAACTGGAAAACTTACATTTTCCGTGGAAGTAACTGTAAAAGAAGATCCTGTCCCAGTATTCCCTCTTCCATCGCTCCAACTACGGGAAGTAATAATTCCTGTTGATACATCATTAAAAGTCATAGTATAAGGCATATTGCCTGTAGGTACTGAAGAAGGAGATATAGCAGCTACAGGTGGTATTACTGCTATTGCAGTTATATAGTTAGTCTTAACATTAAGTACATCATACGTAGGGGCAGCAATATTATATATAGGGCCATAATTAACTCCACAAAATCCAACAAAGGTCCCGCAAAATCCTACACTATACGTTCCTGCGGAACTATACTCATGCGTAGGATTGGCTGTATTTAGAAGAGTTGTTGAATCCCCAAAACTCCACTCTGACGTATTTCTTAGTATCCCCTGAGAATAACTTAGGTCGCTAAAAGCTACTGAAAGAGGAACATTACCTGATGTAGGGCTACCAGAAAAATCCATAACATTACTAATAGCTCCCCTATCGAGTAAACCTTTTCCTGTGCCTCTACAAGGAGATGGTATAGTAAGTTCAAATCTTCCTTCAGCAGCATCTAAAAATAAAGGGTCAGCGTATAAGGTACTAGTCTCTGTAGTTACTGTAGGAGCATAAAAATATAAGGAATCTAACCTACTCCTTATGTCATTATATAGCAAATTAACAGGTATTAGTATTACAGCTTCATGCCATGAACCAGCAGGAGGGGTATTATTATTCCATAATATATTGTTAACTAAATCTATAGAGTTACCACTTATACCATCTATAAATAATCCACCTCCATAGGCTGCGGCGTTAGCATAAAAAGTATTATTTACTATGGACTCGCCATAACCCGCCCCTGGAACTTTTATACTATAAAATAGCCCACCACCCGATCCTGATGTAGTACTAGAGAAGTTTCCTACAAATAAACAGTTTTTTACAAGAGTATTATCCTCGCAGTATACAGCACCGCCTAAAGTTGTACTACTGTTACTAAAGAAAGCGCAGTTTCTTATAGTCGTTCTAACTAAGGGGCTTGCACTAGTAGCGTATATAGCTCCTCCAGGTCCCCCCCAAGCGGGGGATATAGAACAACTATTAAAGTAGCAGTTCTCTACTGTACTACCTGAACCAATAACTAAAGCTCCACCTGCATCAGCTGCTACGCAGTTTAAGAAAATACAGTTTCTAATAGTTACAGTTCCACCTGTTATCGCTCCACCACTAGATACGTAGGAAGATATTGAGCCATATAGGTCAAAAAGAAGACCATCATATGTTGTCCCCGATGCGGAGAACTGAAAAATTCCAGAATAATTTTGTATAAAACGAGCAGGATGGGTAAGAACATCACGCTGAGTTAAAGCAGTTTCGGTGCCTGCAAATCCACCATATATTTTCAGATTACTTTCATTTACTACATAAGTACCTGTATAAGGATGAGCATCACCATTATCCTTTAACCAAATCTCATCATTAGAAAATGCGGCACTAAGAGCGCTACTAAGGCTACTATAGGCATTAACCCAAGATGTACCATTATTTGCACCTGTAGCCAGATTACTTACATATATAATTGCCATCTTTAAGTCCTTCTTACCCTAGCTGTAAAATATACAGAGTATGCCCCTGGATCAACATATGTATGTACAGGAGATCCCAAAACAGAAAAAGCAGTACCATCTCCAAAGTTCCACTCTCTACTTACAAGTTCATAAGGTGTAGAGATTATACTTTTATCTGTGAACTTAACATTTAACGGTACTCTACCCTTTTTTGGATAAGCATCAAAATCAATCTTCATAACCGTAATAACTCTCTCATATATCAGGTTAACTGTGTCTGTTCCATCTGTTACATTAAGCTTTAATGTATGTGACCCAACACTTGTATAGGTATGAGATGGACTTTGTTCTGAACTTGTTATCCCATCCCCGAAATCCCATGCCCAAGAGGTAGGTGTCCCCAATAAAGCAATACCCGTAAATTGTACAGTTAACGGTAGGCTACCAATATACTTATCAATAGTTAAAGAAGCATCAAGAGCCATGCAAAAGCCTTTGAGAGATAAAAATAGGTCCTATCGATAAGGGGAAAATATTAATAGATAATAAACTTATTCCGTGGATTCTTAGGTTCATAGTGACCACCATTCCACTGCGTAGCTATATAACGATATTAACTCAAGCTATGGAGTCTAAGTCATCTAATCTTCCTGCTATGCCTCTAAGCGATTGAGTATAGTTAGAAAAATCTACGTCCTTGCTCCAAACCTGCAATTCATCGATCTTCATAGTGCTGTTTGGGACTACATAGATTTTTTTTGAGGATGGAATAATTGGAGTTGTATTTACGCTTTTAGTAGAGGGTACTATCTTTAATTTGCTACGGGCAGAGCTAATATACATCTTTTCTTCGGATTTATTAAACATAACAAATGTCCATCTATGAATATATATGATTGGGTCTACAGACCTCCATACATATTCATGCGTCTCAAATATTAAATGTTTATCTAAATCTACATAAAATTTCCAGTACTCATTAGTATCCGAATTTTCTGATAGTAATATAACAAAATCTGGCTCTTCTACTTTTTCTTCAACTACTATATAACTATCTAGTATTTTTACGTCTTCTTCTATGTCATTTTTTACTATTAATTTAACAGTATATATTCCTGGTTCCGTATATACATGCACTGCTGATGTCGTCTCATAATCAGTAGAAGCACCATCCCCAAAATCATAAACTGTACTAGTGATGGCTCCTACAGAGGTATTTGTAAAAGTAACCACCAAAGGTGCTCTACCTAATGTTATGTCCGCTGTTAGATTTGCTGTAATAGTCATAATATTAAACTGTTATGTATTGTGAAAAAGTATCTGAACCGACTGAATTCGTTGTTGTTAAACTTACTCTATATGTCCCGGAGCTACTGAAAGTATGCTCTGTATTTCTTGTAGCACTTTTGTAAGTATCTCCAAAATCCCACATCCACTCCTCTGGGTAGTACGTGCTACTATCCAGAAACCTAACCTTCAAAGGATTTGTACTATTTATAGTATACGTAAAATTTGATATTGGTTTAACACTTATTTTTATCCATGCTGCTACTATCCCTGTACCTGTAAGCCCTAGATACGTATTTCTCTTAAATCTTGATGGCGCTCCTTGGTATTGTACAGAAAAACAGCCATCGACGATACCTGATTCTAAAGTATAAAAAGAAGCCCCAGTAATACCTATATCCCACTGTAGGTCTCTTTCATATATAGAATAGTCTACTAAAGTTTCATCATCATTTTTAAACTTAAGGTATAACTGTAAATCTTTATCTGGGTACCATCCAGTTGAACCCTGTATACCGTAGAAACCTGTTAATCCTAAACCTGTATCTCCCTGTAACCCATTCTGACCAGTATATCCTACGTGTCCTGTATTACCTAATATTCCTGTATTACCTAATACTCCAGTACTACCTAAATCTCCTTTAGCACCCGTTGTTCCTTTTATCAGTTCATCACTAATCGTAAAAGTAGCCATCTGTGAGTATTCGTTCAAAGATATTACTTCGGTAGCCCTATTCCTATTATAAAGAATAAACTGAGCTATCGGGATGTGGTTTTGTATTACCTTATGTGATATAGAAGTAACAGATGTGCTAAATATTCCTACATTATCAAAAATAAACTTACCTGTTTCTATCTTATAATATACATTCACTACAGCATATTTATTAGCATCTTTAGGCAAATCAAAAAACTGTTGTGAGCTTATAGGAATGATAAGATTATTTAATGATACAAAAGTATTATTATAAAGTACGGTGCCAAGATTAACTACATAATTTGTAGTACCATCTATACCTTTTACTATAGATATAGTATTTGATTTATTTGTCTTTAGTTCCATCTAAATTACATCCTAACTATAGGCTTATTCTGTAATCTATAAATACCTACAGATGTCTCAGCTGTTTCTGTATACCCAGGTTGATACTCTATATCATCATCCTCGAAGAATCCAACCTGATTTTCAGTTCTTGCTCTGTATACCTTTGAGAATATAAGGAGAACTAACTCCCCTCTTACAAAAGGAGAAATTATATCAGACCTTATTCTGGCAAGCATAGGAATGAAAACTTTTCTTGGATTAGCAACAGACATATGCTCAGCTTGTATTCTGAACTCTTCGCTACAAGCTGCATAGTAGGCCCTCCCAAGTTTATCTCCAACATTGTTAGGTTGAGATAATGTAAGGGAGGACCCTACTGTTCTACCTATTATTGCAGGTAGTTTTACAAACCCTGAATCTATACTGAAGTTGCTAAAATCTAAATCATCCACGTTGGTAAACATATTTTCACTCAAGAAATCTGGATCATTAACCGGAATGTTATCTATAGGACTTTCATATGGCTCACCTTTAATATCCGGTGTTGCTCCGGTTCCAAGGTTAGAGATATATAAAAACTCAGAACATTTCATAATTTCAACATCCAAACTGTCTGGCAATGAATTGAGAGTCTGATATGGGCGATATCTATATAAGATATTAGTTGTAGTTGTTTGAGTCAAATTCTCAAAAGTTATCTGTTTGACTAATAATGGTACATAGATAGTCCCAGAATGGGTTGTCACTCTAGGATCTATTCTAAACTTAGCCGCCACCGTTCCCATACCTGTTATATCAGGTTCATCATCCGTAGGACTTATTGAAAGGATAGGAAGTACTGTATATACTGTCTCATCCGGTATTATAGAAATTTCAGGATACCAAGCAAACATCTCATACTGCTTCTCACTTGTTGAAAAAGAGCTTATACCAAGAATAAGACCATTCAGTAGTTCCGGGAAAGCGGAGCTAGCATTCCTTAGATCAATAGTAAACTCCCTCTGATCGTCAGTAGTCAACAATACAGGGAACAGAACAGACTTGTAAAAACCTTCTATACCCTTTGAGCTAACATTAAAATTGACCATATAAGGCGCTCTCAATGCCTGCTGGTTCTCTCCCTTATGATTTAAAGGAAGACCCAAATCATTAGCGGTGGTAGCGTCAGAAGTTGTTGTAACTTCCATAACTACTTCCACAATAGTATTTGAGGGCACCACAAAAGCTTCATCGAGATAAATCAATATGTAGGTCTTATCGACCCCAGAATCAGTAAGTTCCCTATCTCTTAAAGAACTCCAAGTCCTGAAATCTTTAGAAATCTTATATACAGAACCGTTTATACTTGAAACACTTTTGACTGAAAAAACCCCATATCCGCTAAGATTCTTCGGCACTCTAATAACACTTGTCGGTTCAATTGCCTGGAAGAAGTAATGGTATTCAACAAGGGAGCCTCTGAATTGTTGACCATGAAATTTCCTTAACGACCTCTTAAACTCTATATCATTCTCAGGTAGATTTCCTATATCCTTATATAGATTCTGCATATCAACAGTATTCTGTATAGTCTTTGCTGAATAAAGAATAGTGTAGTCCTTATACCCAGATACTCTCTCATCAAGATATTCTATAACCTCGTCGTTATTAAATACATTTATTCCTCTGTAGAACAATGAGCTATTTGTGTCGTCTGGGATATATTTCATCCCCAAAGGCTGAACAGGTATTCTGGATAATCCAACCCCTGAAAAATCAAGGTAGGTTGCAGTTATCTGATACTGTATATTATCTCCTGTTGGATTATTTCCAGTAAGAGTAAAGACGACAGAATCTGTTCCCAATCCTTCCCAGGTTCCTTGAACACGTTCACTTGTTACCGCAGAGTCTCTTATAATAAAGGCGCTATATAGTGCCGTCTCATTGATATACAATGCTTTTTCTCTAGGGCCAAATGTTAGCTCAGTCTCAACAGGGGTGATATTAGAATTCACAGTTTTGATATCATCTCGTATCACTGCCGTAGAAGATACAGCACCAGTAGCCAGATTAGTTATATCTCCGATACCAGTATAAGTATCTACTGAGAGGATAGAAGTACTAAATTGAGTTCCCCTGTTATCTTTATTATCTATCTTTGTTTTAAGCTGATTCTGAAGAAGAAGATCTAAATTCTTCTCAAGAATACCACTCATAGTATTTACTACAATCTTTCTACGTATATCTACTATATCATCACTAACAATTTCAGTATATGTTAGCCCGTCAGGTCTAATAGCATTTAATTCATAATATGTAGAACCATTTATGTTAGACTCAATATTGAATGGTGAAGAATTCCTTCTTGATACAAAGAACATAGGAATAGCCCAGCTGTACCCATCATGAGTATTTCTGCAACGAGATCTCCACAATCCGTAGTCTCCATTACTACTCCCCATATTTTCGAAAGTGTAACTTCCAGCATCAGTTATTCCAGTATTAGGACCCATACTATAAACGTACTGCGCCCCTAATCCTGCTTCTGGGAAATTGAAAGGATCAATACCATCTACTACTCGTATTCTATACTGTATTTGAACCCTTTTTGTTGTCTCTACTCCTACATTAGGGTCTATCATATTATCTTCTAAATAGTCTGTAGCTTCAGACTGTATATTACCTTCAGGATAAATTCTTCCTTTAGTCCTTACTTCTAAATCTGAATCCTGTTCTTCGTATTGATTATCTATATTATTAGGATCATATTTTATGATTGTTCCCTCATATCCTACTACCCATCCTAAAGCCTCATTAACAAAAAACAAATCGTATAGGTCTACTCCCGTACCCGCGCTAAGTACTCTCCATTTAGCACCGCTATTTTCTGTAGTGATAAGTAATCCATTAGACCCACAAACCCATGCTCTATCTTGAATAGAAAAACTAATATCTGTAGTTGTTCGATTAGGAATAACACCAGAAGAAGGTCTAAGCTCAGAAGGCTTATTGATAGGGGCAAAATCAACAACAGATTGGAAAACTCTAATTTTCTGCCTCGATGCATCAGGCAGCGCAGCATCTGAGGCAAGATAAGGGCTAGTAACAGCGTTGATAGCATCTCTAAGCTCTTCTGCATTAGCATAGTTATCCAAATTAAGGACTTCTATATAGCTCCTTCTATCTTGAACTCCTACCCACTCAAGGACTAAAGCGTTAGGGTAGTTAGTTGGTGATATTTTATAGGAGGCTGAAGAGAAGAAACTCCTTGAATTAGGATATATTGTTACAGAGAAATCAAGAGGAAATTCTTTTTGAATAAAAATACTATATAATGTATTTTCTTTTGTTGGATATAAAGTCGTAAGAGATGCATACTCAGTACCCGTCCATATATTATTGGTCATATTTGACCAAGATCTTCCCCCATCTGTAGTCTTTAATATAATGCCATTTCTACCAATGACTAAACCGTCATTCAGATTAAAAAATGCTACAGAGGTTAAATCCTCTATTACCTGCAGGCTATTCGATGCATCGATTATAGTTTGAGATGTCCAAGAATTTCCACCATCATTTGTAATAAGTAAAGTGCCAGTATCTCCTACTACCCACCCTACTGCTGTATCAAAGAAAAAGACACCATTGAAGTTTGTAGAAATACCACTAGTCTGCTCAATAAGTTCAAAATTTGTACCATCAATAGTAAGCAGAACTGTACCGCTATCACCTACAACACATACTGTTGTATCATCTATGATATATAAGTCATTAAGAACATTAGTTATGTTAGTAGTAATCACTGTCCAACTTTCTCCACCATTGACCGTCTTAATTATATACCCGTTGTTACCAACAGCATATCCTAAGTAAGCATCATGGAATTTAACTTTATTGAAAGTTACTGCAACAGGAGTTTCTTTTGATACCCAATTATTACCACCATCTATAGTTTTAAGTATAACACCGTTATCCCCAAGCGCCCAACCAATCTGGTCATTAAACATATAAACTGTATTAAGGTTACTAACTTTACGAAGATTCTGAGGTTTGGATTCACTTGTTCCCGGAGAAAGCAAAGATCTCCAAACTTCTAAGAAAACTCCATCTACTCTACTTCCAGAGCGAAGCTCAAAATCAGATAGATTAATAGCATTAACGTGTGGCAAAGATGTTCCTGTATTGGTTACATAGATAGGCCATCCATTTACCAAAGCTACCTCAGGTTTGGAACCCTCAGGGTCCTGAGTATAGAAGTAGTTCTCTAAAGATTTATCAGTGAAGAAGGGCCTGTAACTAAGCCACCCAGAGGGCATATGTGCCGTACTCTTCTGAGTAAGAAGCTCCAATTGCTGCTGTGCTTCATTCAGTTCGGAGGAAAGAGGGGGTTTACCCTTCTGAAAAAATACTTTATCATAGGCATAACCAAGGCCATCATATACACTAAATACTTCATTTCCTAAATTCTTAGCCATCTTTATAATCCTTTTTTGACCGCTGAATCCTCTACTATATCTATGTCCTTCAAACTTACAGAATCTACTAACAAATACTCTATCTCACTTGTTGTTATATCATGGGACAATATCTCATCAGCTGGATATAAGACATAGTATGCTGCTTTGTAATTCTTAGTCTGCGGAGGGGCTCCATCTTTTGTGCTTACAACGATCTTCCCATCAGCCTGTATATAGGCTCTTCCTGGCCCTTTAGCTACATCATTCGGGTTAGTCATAAGAAGAAGAGTTATATTATCTTCATATATAGCTCTGAAAAGATTAGATTCCCCACCGTTTTCAGTTGTGCTGTATGTAAGAGCACTGTTAAGAGTCCTGTATGATGTGACTCCACTACTACTTGTTCTCTGGTACACTTCAAAAGTAAGATTTCCGAGATCATCTAATGGAATGAAAGAGCCATTTCTCTTCATCATTCTCTGTAGAGGTAGTTGAACACTTTTTACCCCAGGCACTTTCCTTACGACATCAACAAGAGCCGATTGAGTAAAAGTCTCTCCCATCTTAAGTTTATCAAGATAATTAGATATAGATGTCTGGATACGAGACTTCATTATAGTTCTATCCGATTCGATAAATCTTTGATCAACACTCCCTGACTTTACAACGACCATACTTAAGTCTATTTTATTTCCTATAGCCTGCTTAACAAGAACATCAGCTGTCGCATGCTTCATACTATCTACGGAAGTCTGAACCTGTGAAATAAGACTATTTGCTGTGTAAGTTACCAAGAAATTTTCATTAGCTTGATAATCTACTGAGACCCTGGCTCCAGATCTTATTTTACTAAACTGAAGTAGATTAACGTAGGTGCTATCCACCTCACTGCCTACTGTGATAGTATAATCTATGTTGTTTTTATATATAATAGTCAAATCCTCGGAATTCTTAACTACTATAGATGAAAGGTCCACTCCCTTTAGATTCAGTTGAGCGGGAAGATTAAGTATCATATCATGGAGTTCCCCAGTTACCGTCCTAAATTCAATATCAGTCTGTCCAAAAACTCTTTCATTATCTTGAAATAAGAATTCTATCCCATAACTTGACAATGACGACTCCCCTGTTAAAAGAGGATCTTCTAACTCTACAAGCCTGTATTGGTCCTGTGGAACCTGTGACCCATCTGACCTATAGACAGAAACGATATCTAATACAGGCTGATGTTGCAAAACAAGAACATTAGAACTTATATAAGTATAGTCTACCTCTATAACATCCAATGTAGCCATACCTATCACTAAATTTGTCTGATTAGGGGATAACAGTATAGTATCACCATCTCCTATGATACTATAATTAGTAAGGCTGTAATCTTTTCCTCTTGTTATATTTCTTACCCTATTAACAATAACAATCGGTGTTGTAGATGTTACTTTTGGATTTTTTGTTATTACTCTAAAATCAGAGGCGCTAGTTACAAAGAACTGCTCTCCCGTCTGTTTCCCATAGACATCAGTTGGATGCTCAAACTTGAAAGCCACCTGGTCTGCATACTGTAATACACGACTTCCTTTTATATATAGGTCTACTTTACCACCAATATGTTTATTGGAATCAGCATCAAAATCTCTTACCATGAGACCGTCGCCCGCTACTTCAGTCCTTACCTGTTCTACTCCTGGTATGTCCATAGCGACTCTTGCATACCCTGCCTCAGTCCCTCTATCTACAGATGCTATACCAAGTTTGCATCTCTCTACTAATTTGGTATTGTTTTCTCTATTCTCTCCAAAATCGGTAGGATCTTCATTTACTACCTGAACTGTAGATGGTAGGCCAGTAACTACAGTTATTGAATTAGCTGGAACATTTCCGCCAAATCCTGCTAAGGGAGCCTCTATATCTGCTACTATTTCATACCTATTTTTTATAGTATTGAAATAGTACTCAGGGTTTGAAGCATCGATTATTCTGGTGCCTATGACTGAGAAATTTACAGAATTTATTCCTTGGGAAGAATCTCCTGGATAAGTAACTATTGTCCCACTCGATATTATGATACTGGTAGTAGGAGCGCTATTAACATAAAATGTGACTTTTCCACGAGATTTAGTTGCTTCATTTCTTATTATATTATAATCAGATGCCTTCTTATCAAACTGATCATCTATTAATACCTGAAGAGTGGCTCCATCCTTTATATTTAAAGCGTCCGCTAATCTCTTCTTACCTATATTATAACTCATAGGGTCACTGACCCCATCTCCGTCACTGTCATCAAAAGTTAGTAAAGCATCTAAAGATAGTATCTTAAACGCAAAATCTTGAATTACGTAATATCTTTCAAACTCATTAGATACAGGATCTATAGTATCCCTTACTACAGATCCACCTATAACATTAATTACATTATTATCGCTCATTAATGTCTTTGATATGGAAAAAAGAACATCAGAACGAGACCTTCCAGGTAAGTCTCTAAATTGAGAAGTCAGATTTAAAAATCCACCCTCTAACTCAACAGAGAAGCTACTCTCAATCACTTGATTCAAAGACCTATCAAAAGCTACTGCTGTAGCTGCAAAATAATAAATGATATCTTGATTAAGAGTCGCGCCATCAGAAAGAAATACATTAGATATCTTTCCCTCTGTTACCAGTCTTGTAAGTACCACTGAGGTAAGGGAAAAAGTGAGATATTCGTTATCTACCTGCCTTGTTTTTATAGTCTGAACTGTAATATCCCCTGTGGTATCCGTAATCGAGGTATCTGCTATAGCTACTGTTTCTGTTTCAATATCATCTATCTCAGTAACGTAGGTTTCATTCATTTGGACATAACCGTTAGACCCACCACCAGGGGTAAGACTTACATAGAAGTTCACACCTACTATATCACTGTTTGAATTAGGAGTAATGGCATCAACTGGAACCATTACTTTTATAGTATCCTTAGCTCTTTTTATCTTTACCCCAGTAGGTATACCTATACTTGAAGTTATGGAGGTATCCCTAACTAAACTTGCAGTAACAGAGGAAGTAGTACTTTCCTCTATAAAATATCCTGGGCCCTGATTAACACTTATTCTCTTTACTGTTTTAAACTCAAAAAGTATACTATCCCCATTTAAAAACTCAACTATTCCGTCTGTACTTAGATACCACGGAATCTCAGTTACATTAATATATGTTGTTCCTACTGTAATACCTGTTGTAGTCCAATTAGAATAGGGGTCTGTAACTCCGTCTCTTGTAAGCAGGTACCTAAACTCTACGGTAAAAAAAGCATTGTCTTCTAATGCCTCGGGGTCAAAAGGAATAGTCCCTGAAATATCCTGTACAAGATTAGAGGTATAGTATATACTACTCGTACCTGGAGATGTCCAAGAAGTTATAGGATACAGTATTATAGGGGATGCTACTGTCATTAACTAGCTATCCTTTGTCTAAGTTGACTCAACTCAAGAAGTTGAGTATATTCTAACTTTTTTCCACTTTGAGCTGTAAAACTAACTACAACCTGCAAAGTAGTAGGGTCTGTTTGATCCTGTTGAACATCAACGGAAAGAAGCTGTCCAAATAATTCTCCCGATGAAACTGGACGACCAGTAGCCACCAGCTGCTTCTGCATGTCCTTCAGTTTATCTATTGTCGTATTTATTTCTTCAGTTATCTTAGTAGTAAGTAATTGACCGTCTAAAATCTTCATACCTATCATATCTTGTAGTCCAGTACCCATCCATGTCTGATACTTATTACTCCCTAACCTTGTAACTATATACTTTTCAACGTTTTGTATAAGAAGAAACTCATCTCGCGTAGTTAGTAAGTCTCCTCCAGAAGTATATGTAAGATCATCCAAGTATCGGGCTCCTTCACACTTTGGGCAAGAATTAGTAAAAGTTGTATAGCTTACCTCTATAATAGGATTAAAAATTTTTATCTTCTGCCTCAAGGATAAATATGACATTTTTTGTAGTGTAAGGTCTGTTGTATCTTCCTGTACACTATAGGCACTCTTATCTACTAATATAAAATTAACCTTAAGAGCTACGGATGCTTTAGAAGCTATTGGATATGTAACGTCTATTCTCTTAGCATCCAAGCTTAAGACACCTGTATCCCAGTTTATCTTATGGTCACACTTATTCTGTATTTTTAAATCGATAGACATATAAAGCCTCAATAATTAGGAGATTATTAGACTCTAAGCTCTGGGTCATCTATAAGTAGTTGGTCCCTAGCTTTTTGTGCCTGAATAACTCTTTTATCCATAGCTACCCCATTAACATAGACAACATCAGCCTTCTTTATGAAGGTAGTCGTAGTACCTGATGCTACCGCAGTCTCATCACAGAAAGGAATGCTTCCTCCATACTTTTTACGTATTTTGTCTCTCCAAAATTGCTCTAAAGACTTATTAGCAGCCCCATATAGTATATTCTGGGCATTAACAAAATTCTTATCCAAAGTAACCATCTTCTTAATGAGGAAACTAAAATCCTTTTGTATATTTGCAGCCAACTTAGTCCAGTCTCCGTCTGCAATCTTTAAAGCTTCCGCAAACTGTTTCAACTTAGCATTTCTAACTTCTCTTAGCTTCTTTATCTTGTCACTAAGAAAGACAGGGGTATAATCTTTAGCAATAATATTATTCAAAGCCTCTGAAGATATATGATTACTTATCTTATTCTTAAGTCTTTTAACTTTCTCATTATCTATAGCCTCACCACCAGATAATGCTTTAGACTGTCTATCTATAATAGACAGTTTTTCTTCTATAAGCGTATCCTTATACTTTCCTAAAGTATCTAAAACTATTTTTTTATTCTCTACTTTAACAAATAGCTGTATTAAATTTTCCCCTACTTTGAATTGTAAGTAGGCTATTAAGTCAGTAACTGTATTTACTCCTGGAAAATTAGGTACATCTAAGGTATCTGTAGCTATCTCTATTACAGCTTTTCTCTTTGTATTATATCTAAAAGTTCTTTGATTCAACTTTTTTATAAAGTCTGTCATAGCATCTGTAGTACTAAGGTCATTAGGTATATCATGTACTATATCTATAAGATCTATTAAGGCATCAATAAGTGTATTATACTCATCCAATATCAATTGGTATTGGTTATACTCTGAATTTTTTTGTATAACGTTATTTGACCAGTTCTTATACTGAACCTCATACTTTCTTACCAGTGTGGATAGCCTCTGTTCCTCTAACTTCAGTCTTGCTATAAGATAGTCATAGTCTCTCAAAGTTTTTTCAAAAGGGATGACTTCTCGTATCTCATTTTCAGCTTTGGCCTTTTGTTGGTCAGTGGGATTTACACCATATGACTTTATATTATCCTGGCGTGTCTGTTGAGACTCAGGGTCCTTATCTGAAAATTCATTTCTTTGATCAACGGGTGCCGTATCTTCAGGATTACCAGTTTTAGTTAGTATATCCTTACCTAATATGAATCTTGCTCTTTGTTGCAATAGCTTAGTAATCTGAGATTGCAATTGTTTCTGTTTTATCTTAAGTGAGTTTTTTATCTTATTACAAGCATCACCTGAAGTAGCACTAAGTTCCAAAAGATCATAAAAAGTAACAACGTCATCTTTTCTATCGGTTACTCTTACGTCAGAGTCATCTGGCCTAAACATTATTTGCCCCCACCTATTAAAGTCTCTTGGAAAAAGTTCCAAGCACTCATTGAGTTCTTAAGCTCCCTTTCATACTCATCAGCCTCATTTTTTGGAAAATATAGTTTTGCCGTGTCTTTATTTATAACTGGAAAACCAGCTACTATCACAATTCCAAAATATACCCCCCTCACATCTACTGCCTCGGGGTCCATGGTAGCTTCGTTGAACCTCTTAACAAATCCTTCAGTTCCGCCCTGCTCGAAGTCCAAGGTCAGGTACATGATAGTACCCTTTAATCTATAAGAAAGTAGTATATTAATAATGTTCTTTATAGATGTTACTATTGAAAGATACCCTTGTATCTTATTGGCATAAAAATCCACAAAATTTGTAGCAGCGTCACTGCTGGTTGTCGTAAACCCAATAAGAGACTCTGAAAAAGAATTCATCCGATCAAAAATAAAACCAAAAGATGGCCCTAACAGGGATCTAATACTTAGTGATAGCCATTGAGTTTTTATGCTCTCTGGATCTACTGTATTACCATCCTGATCCAAAATCATATACTTCTGAAGCTCAGAGATAGGAATGCACTTAACTGGCGTAGCTGTTACTCTATTAGATGCTATAGGACTCCTTATATCCTCATATATAGGCTTCTTTGTAAACCAGTTTTTACTAGGTACGCTATAAACTATGTAAAAGTATTTTGTTCCTTCTATTACGTTTTTATCCTCCAAACTATATTTAGGTCTTCCTATTAAAGACTTTATATACACAGGCTCAAAATCTGAATCTTCATAAATCAATATATTTTGGTCCGCCCCATTAACAGTAATAGATTTATTTACTCCATCGTATATTTTGCATCTATATACCCAAAATCCATGGATACCATTAGTCCCAGGGTGGTTCCAAGATATAGTAATTATTGGAGGATGATCCTCCAGCCATTCTTTCTTCTTACTTAAACTTGGAGTTGCCATAACATTAGTAGGACGAGAGGGCATGGGATTACTTATACCAAAAAGACTAGCTAATATTTCAAAATTCTCAAGCATATTAGAAAAATTATCAGGATCATTCTGACCCGCCATCCCAGCTATAACAAGCCCTCCTACTTTTGACTCTGGACCAAACTTAGGAGCATAAGGATCATTTATATCTAAGCATGCTGAAGTCACTCTCGCTTTTAGCTCATCAAAACCATAATTAAGTGGGTTCTCAAAGTTATATACCCTTTTATCTACGTCTGGTATTATTACTGTAGCTGCAATAGGGAAGGAAGCTAATGATTCTATGAACTGTTGTATCTTCTTAACTAGAACTCTTATAACTACCCCTAATAATCTATTAACTGATTTTATGTCACTTGATACTAATCTTAAAAGCCTTACTGCTATAGTAAGTGGCTTTGTAACAACATTGTCCATAAAAGTCAAAAATTTATTAGCACCATCTACAAAATCCTTATACTTAGATACATCTATACCTAAAGTGAAATCTTTCCAATCGTATCTTCCGCCAGATTTATTCAATATATTATTAGAATCATTTAATGAATCTGGAATATTAATATCATTAATATCTACAGTAGTCGGACTACCAATAGACTTATCTATCTTAGGTACTACATATAATGATTTTCTACTTGGTACAAATCTAACAGACATATCTACCTCTTTAAATATTCTTTATACTTCTTTTTCTCTTCCTCTATTACTTTACCTAGTGCTACCATAACAGGCTCAAATAGCTCTTTCAATATAGGAGCATCACGCTTTGTAGGCTCAATCATTTTCCATTGAGCTTTTACCCCACTGCTCCCAGTAAGTTTGCATCCCGACTGTTCGATTTTATCTGTTTCTGGTACACCTCTACTAGCTGGTCGCATCCGAACTCCTTATGGAACTTTAAAAATATCCAAAGATATTTATTGTTTATTATAGCTTCATTCTGTATGCTATTTCCAATCTGCTGAAACCTACCAATTTTTAAGTAATTAAGGAATTGGTCGGTACTAATACCAAACTCAAATTCTGAGAAGTCATCTCGATTGTAGAAATCTGGAATTACAACTCCATTCTCATCTGTCCAAGGCTTAGCCAATCTGCGCTTGATGTACTGTAACTGTGAATTCAAATTATAATCTGATATTTGATAGAACCTAATATCTCCCAAAAATCCGAAATAAATATGTGCCCCGCTTCTGTTTGTAGTTGAAACAGTTGATTCCGGGGAGTTAAGACTCATATTTATAGCTATATTATTTAGTAGCCCATATGTTGTTCCTTCTACACCTATAGGTAACACTGTTACTCCAAGAAGATGCGTATTTATGTCTCCTTTGATAGTAGCTACTAAATCTACTAAGTTCCTTGTACTAAGACTATCTGTATACGTTTTATTAAGCTTTGTAGCCGTAATAACTTTTGGTAACCCAGACCCCGAGATACTTATAGTTCCTGGGGTATCCATATTAAGTAAATATATTGCTGGGTATACTCTAAAGTCACCCTGTAACATAATAGTCTGTCCTGGAACTATGATAGCCTCTCCAGGTACCAGATACTTACAAGGATATCTCTTATACCCCTCCACAGCCGTGGCTGAAAACCCTGTAGTGTCTGTATCACTATTTATATTAGTCATCAAATTAGAGAAAGACCCGTTCAACCCATAGCTTATGGTTTTATGCGTGTACAGATTACTGTCAGTCCCTATACTTTGAGTCCCCTCAGAATCTAATAATTCAGCAGATGCTGTAGAGCCGCTATTAAGTACCTGTGATATGAATAATGCAGGGAAGTCCACAAAAGGCTTTAAAAGAACAATAGCATCGCTTAGCTCTTGCACCGTATCATACAAAGAGTCCGTAAGGTCAAATGAGGGTGGTGTATAAGTTCCTGTATATGTAATAGTAATTTGTACAGTTAAAACTCCACCTTGTATCGAATAACTACCATTAGATATAAAGAATCCTGTTCCTGAGGGTCCTGGAGTTATTGAGATACAGTCATTAGGAAATGCTTCCCTTCTGAGAATATTTCCTACTGCGGAGTTTAATACTGCAGCTGATAGAGCACCCGAAACTGCAGGATTCTTTACAGCACTAAATACTGGATTACCAAGATAGTGAGGAATGTCTAAGGCATTCAAGGTACTTGTTAAAGTATCAAGGGTATATGATGAAAGTACAAAAGTCTGAGTAAAGTTATAATTATAGCTATAGTTCGCAGATAAAGTTAATAAAGAACCTGTGCTATCCAAATTATAGGTTTCCGAGGTAACGCTATTATAAGAGCTACTAACACCCAATCTTAGAGTTTTTACATCAGCATCCAGAAGAAGGGTACTTGCTTCATTCACTATAGACGTATCTAAAGGCGGTGTCGCTATAGGTACTACCTGATAAGTGAAGTTTTTACCTAAAGAATCTATAGTGATTACATCATCTATCCCTAAGTATAAAGTATCCAAATTTGCTTTTACCACTCTGGTTATTGCTGTCTCTGGAAGATAAGTGTACTCAAATAATCCATCGTTACTCCTGTTAAATTTTAAATGGGCAAAAAAGTATTTATTGCATGCAGGATTACTATTAATCCTATTTATTAATCCATTACCCCTACCTGATGTATCATATAGAAGTTCTCCTTCTATCAAAGGAATAGTACAATTAACATAATCACTCGTTAGTATAATGTTATTCTCTACTATTTTACCTTCACGCACTCTGTATACTACTTGATAATAGGCGTTATTATCCCAAGAGTACAAATCAAAAGCCAAGGTATCAACTCTTCGATTTGAGAGTAAATCAGCTCTTGAATCCGCAGGACTATTTGGGATGAATCTATATGTTGTTAATTCGCTATATCTTTTCTCAGCCATCTCAAATGTGGCTGATTGACCCGGCTTTAAATCTTCACTTTGTAACGTCCATCCTATAGTAATATTTCCTTTGTATTCTGTCGTAGTTCCGTCTTGTAATCCTGTTATCGGGTCATAAGTAGGAACCAATATCTCTGCCTCATAAGGTAGTGCTTGTGCCTTATACTCTGATTTAATCTCATAGCTTTTCATCTGGCCCTGATCTGTTATAGAAGAACTCAAATCTGGGTTAGTTACCTTAAAAATCTTATCTCCACCAGCACTCCTTGAAAGAGATAAGTATGCATACTGAACTTTAATAATATCTGAGTCACTCATTCCTATTGAACTATTAGTAGAATTTGTGGCATCCAACATTATTTCCTTACCATCAGCTGATATAGTATATGTGCTAATATCATAGTCTTGTTCTTTACTTATATTAGTAACTTTTGCTACAACCTGTATCTCTGTTCCATAGCTTTTACTAATATTTTCATTTTTAGTTTTAATAGTATATGTACTACTATCTCTTATATTAAATTCCTCAGTAATTTGTCTGGTAGAGTCTATCGCTGTGGCTAATGAATAGATAGTATCATACTGTCTTAGATTATAATGAAAAGAAATTGTAGTAGAACCTATCTTAGTAAGCACCAATTCTTTTAGTATAAATACTTTAGGGCTATCTAATCCCCTATTAATCATCTCATTATATTTTTCTTGAGACATTGGTGTGCTTCTATATAAATCTATCTCACTCTGTGGTGTACTATAATCTCTAACTTGTCCATTAACATCTGTATCTACAAATTTATAGGACATAGACCAGGTAGCCTTAGCAGGCCCTACAGTCAGAACTTGAAAATAGTTTGAGGGAAAATCTGTAGGAGATACCGCCCAATGTCCTGATACAGGTAATTCTAACTCATCCAGGATTTTTTTGTTTTCGTTATTATTACTTACATATCTTGGGAATACCTTTACATTAATTCCTCCTGTAACATCTAATCTTAAATAGTCGTCCACTTTTTTATCCAAAAATAATACTCTTGGATCAACACCTCTATGGTCATCTACATTACACACTAATAGAGTAGCTCCAGTATCTGGTATTGCGACTGTCGGCACGTCATTGACGGGTCCCGCAGTATCCAATAGCCTCTTTCCAATTACTATTTTTGATTCCTTATCAGAAAAAATTACAGTGGGGTAGCTGCCGTAAGGATGGAACTCAAACACAGTGGTACAGCTTATAAGGTCCTGGCCATCATCCAAATAGAATTGATTAACAGCATCAGAAAGCGTTTGAAGAGTAGTATATTCAGACAACTTAAATACTTTGGTTCCACTCTTAGGACTATTTACATTAGGATTAGCCTTAGATTTGAATATAGCATTAATAACTAATGCGTGGTCACTCACTGCAGCTACAAAGTATACCCCGTACAAAGGATTAGTCACCGTATAGGTAGGATGATTAGAATTAAATTTAAGGCTAATTCCAGGAAGTTCCTTGAAACCTATGGTCAATACTCCAGAATTTTCTCTTATACTATCTCTCGCATCCTTCTGAAATTGAGTGCCCTCTTTTAAACTAAGTACCCATCTTACATAGTCATTAGTCCATGTAGATAAATTATTTGCATTTGTAGTGATAGCTAAATCCTGCTCATTTCTAAAGTTCGTATATTTACTCTTTGCTGTAACAGCCTCATAATAGGATTTACCTATAGCTTCTGAGGCGTTCGGACCCTCAGATATAGTTTTTGCTAAAGGACCCTCATCACTTATAAGGAAATCCAAATGTGGAGCATACGTAGGTATACGCCCAGACAGCAAATTTGAAACAGATGGTAGGAATCCATCATTTGCTCCAGATGACTTTTCTTTGAAAGTGCTATACGGACCATTAAGTATACCATCTTGATAAGCCCTGGCTATTTTGTCCTGGATATCAAATTCATCCCTAATTATGTCCTCTTCTATCTCCCAACCTTGTTTCTCTCTAAGAAGATATCTGTACATATTGTCTGGCATATAGAAGTTCTGAAATATAGGAGTACCAGTAAATCCATAATCTTCTGCGACATCTTCTCCATCATCTACTGAGAACTGAAACCAAAGATTTCTGTCTTTTGCCCTAAGAACAAATCCTTCTATGTACCCTTTCTTAGTATTTGGAGTATAAATCTTTTCAAATGATATATAGAAATACTTCTTTAGTCCTACTATCTCATCTGTATCTTTTCTTGCATCATCTGTATTATTATATATACCGTCTCTTATAGAGGATACTTTTCTTTGATCAAAGAAACTTAAATCAGCAATATTTATAGGTATCGTTTCTATCGGATCATACTTTAACGTATCCTCGTTATATGTACCGTAAGTCATTCTTATATTTTCTGCTGGTGTTGGCACTGGGTAGGGTAAAAATAATATCTTCAGCAGGTCATATAAACTGAACTTTTTAATTCTGTCTGTGTCTGTCCTCTGCCCAGTTATCTTCCCACCTACAATTTTTGCACCAAGACTAAAGTTGTCATCATAGCATGGAAAAAATGGTACTGTTTTTCTATTTACATTTATGTTGTATCCTTCACCCGATAATGCTGCTTCATATTCGGTGAAAGTTTTTGTTTGGGTCTTATCTGCGGAAAGCCTTTTTATCTTCTTTTCCCACTTCACATCCGCAGGATTCTTATAATCCCCTCCAGATAATACCTTCATAGTAACTGTCTTTATTCCTTCTTCTTTAAAATACTGACCGTCTTTTAAAACTAGTACCTCATATGTCCCACCTTCAGTTGTAGAAGTATCTGTTCCGGTAAGTATTCTCCCTATGTCATAATAATCCTCTGACTCATCAGGTTTTACCTGATCTCCTACATCTATCCTCTTTAGGAAATCATACAACCCTGATGGTTTAAAAACCTTATCATCACTGCTTATAGCTTTAGTATATCCTGATACTGGAGTTTCACTCTCCTGACTTAAAATCGTATAATCTAACCCCTTAGTCCAATAGGGATTAACAGACTTTACTCTACCCTCTATAATAGCTGGTCTCCCATCCTCAAATGTATATTTGATGTTATAGATGTAGCACTCATTATAGGACTGATACTCAGTACCAAATCTATCATAAAATAGAGGGGCAGAATCATCATAATCCATTGGAAAATACTTACTAAACTGCCTTTTTATCTGATTAAAGTCTTCTAATCTTGTAAGGGTATAATCGGGGTTATCCACTACAACATCAGGAGCCACGGTTAATTTTTCAACACTATCATCCGTAAGACTAAATGTACTACCAGATTTACCTACTGCGGTACTATGCCCAAATTTGAACCCAAGAATAACTTGCTCTTCAGATGTGAAGTTTCTAAGTCTATGCTTATACCAGTCCCATAGTTTAATATATAAGTCTTTCTTAATCTCTTCGTCCCTTAAGAGGTACTTAAGATTTATAGTTCCACCCTCATATACCCTTACATTATCGTCCCCAGCTGTATCAGAACCTTGACCTCCTCCAGTAGCCTTATTTCCCATAATCTGCTGAACTTGTGGGACTGTGACTATCTCCAAGAAGTCTCTTTGTGTAAGCGTCTGAAGATAAAACTGATCCTGATTAATGTAGTCCATGTAAACGAATACACTGTAACCTTTTGGCAATGAAGAAATAAATCTACAGCTGCAGGTTACATCTTTTCCAGCTACATCAGGAAGAGCGTCTAAACCCATATAACTTAACTTGAGCCTATCTCCCCTAAGAACTGAATCGGTAAGTGTAATTGAACCACCCTCTATGATGTAATCTATCTCCGGGACTAATCTGCGTATATTCAAAGGTCCCAGAAGGTTCCATCCTATAATAGCCCCAGTAGTTTTAACTGAGTAGAAATCTCCAATAGGCCCATCTACATTTCCTGCTATAGCAAAATATCCAAACAATCCTAATCCAAGCTGCTCACCTGTTGTCCCTAAAACTACTGCAAAAGGCTTATTTCCTGTAACTACAGAGTCTATGTTTTCTATTTCATCTGTGATGTCATATACCGATTTATTAACATAATTAATTGTAGTCGTCTTAACTGCTGGTATAGGAGTGGGATCTGTTTCAGTAATTTCTAATCTATCAGAGAAGAACTTTATTGAAGCAGAAGAATTATGTCCTACTGGTCTTGTGTAGCCAATATCAAAGGTTTTCTCAGCAACAAGTATCGTATATGGTATAGTAACCTCTCCGCCTGTCTTAGGAAGAGCATACTTAACAAACTTACCTTGTTCCAGTTCTTCCTGATATGCTGAGGCATCCGCTGTGAAAGGAGTAAATCCTGATACATTGAAATCCTCATAGGTATCCATATTCAGTGTCAAATCATAGATATCTGTAAAATCACTGAACTTAAACTCTACTTCTTTCCTTGTTCCTCCGTCCAGTATCTCTATAAGAGTAACTTTATCTTCATCTATCTTTATATGCCCTTCTCCCGTGCGTCCTGGAGGAGCAGTATAAGTTATAGAAAAGAAAGGTTCCGTAGGTTTTTGACCAAGTAAAATATTGTATGCTGTAACCTGTACATAATTAGATGAGTTCTGTATCTTCACATTCTTATTAAGTGTTGCTTCTAAGACCACTGTAGTATTAATATTAAACTCTACGCTAACAACAGCATATATATACCTACTATCAAATTTTACCATAGTTCCCGGTCTAAAGTACTTTACTACGTCTCCTACAAAAGTTATCTCAGAAGTATCATAGTTGATTAAAGATATTGCGACTGGCGCTGTTACCCAAACTGCATTATCAAACTTATAAGCGTTAGGATTAACTATGTTCTCTCTTATTGTATCTTTCAGAGTTACCTGGGTATCTGTTGCTGTGGTTCCTGATATCCCAGTACTCCCACTAACTTCATAATAAGAAGTTGTACCAGATACTCTATTCTGGAAAGCCATAAGATTGCCATTAGTGAACATAGAAGTCTTATCTGTAGCCTTAATAGTAAAAGAAGGACTATTCTTAAAAACTTCTAATAGACTCCACTTATAAAGCTCAGGTATAATAGTCACGGTATAAGGAAGGTCAACTATTATTCCTTCATCAAATGGTATAATAAGATCTGCACTATAGTCACCTAAAGAAAGATAGTAGTCTTCGGTATTTAGGGCAGAAGAAATAGTGAAAGGTCTGTACGTTGGTATAGTACTATCTAAGGTATGGAATGTTGAGTCTGTACTTCGTATTGCTGTAATAATATCCTTAATTGTTGTATAGTCTGAAAACTTATATACATAAGCATTAGGATTTAACTTACCATCTACATTCTCTGTTATGATTATGCTTTGTTTGTCAATTATTATAGACCCTGTTCCCTCATGATTCATAGGAGCTGCATAGGATATCTGGAAAGCAGGCTCTGCTGGATCAGTTAGGATAGGGAATTTGGAAACAATGTTTACCTCAGATTCTTCATATACGGGGGTCCTTGATATCTGTACGACACCATGAGGCGTAGTTTGTAGCGCTGGAAAAATATTTACTGCGACTGTTTTATCTACTTCATTAGCTGAAGCAGAAAGTACTGTGTAGACATATTTGTTATCCAATAAAAGTAAGCTATCTGGTCTAAGCGAGGTAAGAAGAGCTAAAGTATTTCCCTTTAAACGTATTGAGGATGACTTAGGCATTGTCGTCTTATCTATTGTAGTGCCTTCGGGCATATCTTCCCAGTTCATAAAATCATCAAACAAACTGAAAGAGGGATTCCTGATATCATCAGGGAAGTCAGCATACAATTCTATATGTGTATTATCCCCATCAAAAGAGACTGACTTTATCTTGAAGAAATATGTATTCTCAGGATCAAAGTTATCTATCCTTACTACCATCTCTGGATATAAAACATCAGTCCTATCAAATCCTTCTATAACAAAATAGTTGGTCCCTGCTGAGAATACCGGGAAAGAATACTCTACAGGGGCATACGGTAAACTATCCCCTTCAAAACTATAGGACGAAACAATAGTATCATTAGCGTCTGGGACGCTATTTATATTGTACTCTGGTTTGATAGTCAATAGCTTTGTCTTAGAATCATACTTGTACTTTGTTATATCTAAACCAACAGTACTATTATCAAACCCAAGATTTACAACTCCTGTTATCCCTAAAGATCGTACCTGGTCTTCTGATATTCCTATAGCTTCTGATAATCCTAATGCTATTAAATTATCTATCCCTAAGGCATAAAGTTGTTCGTCTGTATAGTTCTTAAATCCAAATCCAGGCTGCCCGAGTATTTTCACTGATAAAAATGTCTCAGGGTCTGATTGGTATGTTGTCCTCGTAGGGTCATCAGAGGCTTTGAAAGGGTCTACTACAGGCACAGAAATCATCGGGTTCTGTATCTGATATACCATATTAAGAGCGTCCATTGTTTTCATGGAATCATCTATTAAGGTCATCTTATAGGAAGTATTACTTCCAGGAATGGGCTGTAGTATGCAGTTAATTTGAGACAGAGGTGTGTATGTAATTGAAAGAGTCAGGATCTCTTCATTAGGAACAAAAGTAAGAATACTTATTTTTCCTGTTAGGTAGAATACTTCATAATCTGTACCTTCAGTCATTACTGTGGAGCCTGCTTCTCCGGTAATAGCATTTCTCCATCTTTTTGTTAAAGTAATGGTATTAGGCATTACAGGGAATTTTTTAGTCTTTATATCAACAATAGGAAGATCCTCAGATTCTTCATCCAATCCCTCAACGAAATAAGAAACAAGAACTGCTTCATTCTCTTTCATTTCTGTTTCTATACTTATTGCTCCAGAACTGTATTCAAGTATGTAGTCTGACCCTCTTGTTAGAGCATTATCATCTGTATCCTCGAAGTACATTAAACCAGTTATACCTTCTAACCCTGAAACAGGTGGTATAACAAGTTTACTCATATTTTGTACATTTTTCTCTCCAACCCCTTTTAATATGCTTACCCCATCCCATATAATATTTTTTTGATAAGTTACACTATCTATAAGGACTTCTGAATTATTGTGATTTATGAAAGCACATAACCCACTTGGGTAGTCTATCGTATAGTTATAATTTCTATTCTTATCCTCTTTATTTACTTGTATGGTTTCTGAATTAGGTATAATATTCTGAATAGGTGTTAGAAAATCTTGGGACTGTGGTATTACTTTTCTTTTAACTACATTGAAGAATCCCGTAAATGTGGAGTCTATCCCTTTTACCTGTACTTCCTTATCAAGTTTGTCCAAGAACTTTAGATACGCAACTTTTCTGTCCTGAAAAGGTGGGAACGGGAACTTATATTCAGGCTGTTGACCATAGTTGACTACGTAGTCTTCTCCTTCTACCTTCTTTATCGTACTTCCTGTATGCCCTATAAAGACCTTCAAACTTGAGTGTGGGAAAGGTATAGGACTAAGAGAAAGGTCAGTTACAGAGTTCTCTGCGTTCTCCACAAGAGGCTTATAAATACTCTCAACTGAAGAGATATCAGAGGCCGAAGGAGTAGCAGAAGGTAGCGGAGTAAAAACAAGCTGATCTCCGGGGAATGTCTGCATTCCTGTATAAAAAGCTGTGTAAGGTCCTTCAGGTTGTATTCCCGTAATTGCCCAGACCTGATCGTTTTTATTGTAGTAGAACTTCCCTTCATCATTGAAGCTCTTTACCTGTTCAAACTGTACACTTCCTAATTTCTTTTTCCTAAGAGTACATGATGCCCCTGTAGTAGCCCCCGCGTAACTTTGAGTCAAAAGGATATCGGTACCTTCCATACCTGTGACAGTATAAAAGTCCATTGTTTCGTCATTGCGAATGACATCACCATAAACCACCTGGGATGGGTTGATACCCGTGACATTCTGCACTACTTTGCTATTCTTTATGAAGTCAGCATATCCTTTAAGATTGTTGGCTCCTATAGATGCCTGAATAAGATAATTAGCCCCTGTAAGATGTGCGTCATAGGTAGCGTTTGTGTCAAATGTAAAAGTAGAGGGCATATTTTTTAGCCCAACACGAGTACCTCTTACTTCTGTCTCAGACACATCTAATGTGTTCAGTTTAAAAACTTCTGCAGCCATTTAATCCTCTCTAACTAATTTTTGTGTACATCGAAGGTATACCTATAACGGCAACTGGTCCTGCTGGAGGTACCGGAGCTACTACCCCAGCTGTCATAACAGTAAAAGTTGCGGATGACTTTAAATGAGTTGCTATACCAAAAGCTAATATATTTGCCAAATCTTTGTTATTCTTTCCAGTCATTCTTCTTGATACCATCTCTGCTAATATCAGCTTTGATAGTACTTGGTCACTTATTGCTGTAAATTTACCAATACCAGCCCCTGTAGCTATTCCTACAGCATTACCACTGAGTATCATACCTAAAAGTGCTTGACTCACTCCCAACGCTATGGAGTTAAAGAAGGGCCTCATCTTAGTACCCGTGAATCTTAAAGAAGTTGCTTTGTTGATCATTAAGGACCCCATAAGCTGTGGTACTATGCCTGCTACTGCTATACTAGAAATCTGACCAATAGGTCCCATTAACCCGTTTAGTGTACAAGTAACTAAATTTGGTATAACAAGATACTTAGCTACTGCTCCACCTATTGCATTAGCTATATCTTTATTATTTTTCCCCGTAAATCTATTGATGGCAAACTGTGCCATTATAGCTGAGGAAATAAGGTTAGACTGTACTGGCATAATATACTATATTCCTTATCCTTTTTAAATAGTAGCTTTAACAGTATTTGAAGCTATTAAAGGGGCACCAGTTATATAATCCCTATGTGAATTCCTGGTAATAACACCACTAGATAACCCACCAGCTCCTTTTAAACTAATAGTAGCCCCCTCAACTATTACTCCTGCTCTTGCCTGAAGAAGCATCTTTGTAGAGGCTTTGAATTGTCCTTCTCCTGCTACAGTTTGAAATATAATCTTTCCAGCTTTAGTTTTAAGAGATACATTTCCTTTAGTCTTTATTTCAGCTGAAAAATTACCAGTAGTAGTCTTAAAACTTCTATTACCACGTATTTTGATCTCTTCAGTTATATTTCCACTCTTCTGTATAGTTAAACTTCTATTACCACTTATACTCTTTATAATTTCTTTTATATCACCTTTAGCTGGGTTTGGTTTAGGATCTATAATAAGTTCACTGCTGCCATTTGTTATAGTTGTTATCCTACTACCAAAAGCTTCCTGCCCTTGCTTAACTACTTTCAAAGAATAAGAGTCACTTACTGATACATTCATATTAGTACCAATATTCAAAGCATAGGCCCCTGTAACCTGAACCTCTTTCATACCATTTATCTTCAGTCTATCAGCAGCCTGTATGATAGTTTCTCTGCTACCAGTAATTTCCTCTCTTAAGCTACCTCCAACTTTTTCTATCTTTTTATATGGGTTAAGGTCTACAATTTTTTTCTTACTATCCTTGAAATCCCTTAGCATATCATCTATTTGACCGTATCTGTAATAAGCCATACCATCAGACCTTATATCTAAGCTTCTACCACGAATGTCACGGTCTTTATCCGTATGCTTTCCTAATACCCACTTCACTCCGCCTTCAGTAACCAAATCCCAAGAGTTTCCCTTATTATCTTCTTTTCCCCATATCTCTTTCTTATTTCCTTTTGCAAGAATTGACATGGAGCGTCCCCCGCCCAACCCTCCACCGGATGCTGCTGGAATGTATTGATAAAAGTGCCCTTCTTTATCTATACCAAAGAAAGCCCCATTCTCATAGTTTCTTGTTTGAGGCTTATAAAGAGTAATCGCCATTCCATACTTTTCTGGGTTCCCGCCTGTGAGAGAAACTAAATCAAAATTACCATCTTTGGCGAATCCATCTTTGAATAGACTTACTCCTAAAAGTTTTCCATATGTATTTCTTTTGTTAGGATTATTTCCTGCAAAGTTTCCCAAACTGAAAATGGCAACGGGATTTCTATTTGATGTGTTTTTAACATTATTCACGTCATTGAAAGAAATCTCACCACTAGCTTGATCTTCTACTTCAATTGTGTACTCGGTATAGTGGTCGTCTGAGAATCCTACTTCTCCGGGTCTCAAATTAAAAACCACTCTTCCATCTTTTAGGGTCTCTTTGTTACCATAGTGCCCCTCACCTAAATTTGATATTCCTAAAGAGTTCCTCTGTATAGTTCCGGCATTTATCCATACTCCGCTTGAAAAAATATAATTATTAAGTGAGGTCGATATAATAGATTGGTCAGAGGACCTCATGAAAATCTTATCTCCTAATCCATCTTCTAAATATGCATCATCTCCCAGGAAAAACTCTGTCCCCCCAGATGAGCCTAAACTGACTTCTCCAGGTCTCAGCGGTTTGAGCCTATAGAAGAAATCATTCTTACCTGAGTAATCTATATTGTCGGGCCATCTCTTTATATAGGAGGGTTCTAATCCTGCTGAAAACCTAGGTATATATGCGATAGGAGCTACTAGATTGCGCTGTACTGCCAGTATTACTGTTGATCCTTCTTCTGGCATAGAAGATATAAAACTTCCGACACCTGAGTATGGTTGTGTAATAGGTATATTATATGATGTTCCTCTATTATCATGCAGCTTAATAATCAGGGTTTGTTTCTCTACATTAACCTGTTCAATAGTACCCACCTGGAAAATCATATCTTCTCTCTCACGCATACCAAGAGAGGGTTTTTCTCCAGGGGAGACTCTTCTACCAGTTAGTTTTAATGCTTCCGTATGAAAAGACATATTACATCCTTTATTATCTCACTCTTAATTCTGGTGCTGGCTTTAACTTTGCTCCCTGAATAACTTTTATACCATTAAAAGTATTATTTTGTATATCAGAAATATTTACATTAGTATGATCCGCTGGTGCAGCAGTAGTCATTTGTTTTATTAAACTATCATTAATTTGCTTTATCGGTACCCTACTATTATTTAATAATGGATTATTTGTATCAGGAGTAGTCTTTGTATTATCTGGGCCTGGAGTATTTACACGTTTTTTTGTAGTTAACGTATCTTGAAGATCTACGGCTTTCTCTATAGGAGTATTATCCGGTACCGTTTCATCAGTGTATCCAAATTGATATATAGTCTCACCGTCTGAATTTCTATAATAGTTTTCCGTTGAGACTTTTGTAGGTCTGGCGCTCATTAAGGTATCTACTTCTGCATCAGTCTTTTGTATAGGGTCCAAAGTATCTATTAATCCTCTTTTATACATCTTAAGATTAGCACCATATGGGAATGCCCCTATGTGCCTGTACCCATTTATATCTGTATACGGAATAGTATCATCAGTCATCATAAGTAACTCATTGGACACCACTGCGTCTGGAGTTCCATAATTCAAATACCCGTTTGTGGGGTTCTGCCCTGGAATAACAGTTATTTTGGCTTTAGAAACCTTATAGAATCCTGTAGTTTTAGGACCACTTACTAAATCTGATACTCTCAGCAGGTTATCTTTTAAGATATCATTATTAATCCTTTGAGTGTCCAAATTAGCATCCTGTATGGCTGAGATGTCCCCATTAGTCACATTCTGATTTTGTTGCTGAATATTTAATTGTGATGCTGCTTCAATAACAGGATCTTTCGGAATGTTGTCCAAAGATCTTATATTAGTATTCACATCAAATCGGTATACATACCCTTTTACTATATTTCCAGGAAATGACTGTTTTACAGCCCCTTCAACAGCGACTGTTCCATCAGGGTCAAATACCCGGTCTCTTCTAAATTCAAGAGATAAATCTGTAGTGGCGGAAGTCCCGAATGTAATATTATGTGTTATCCCTGAAACATAATAATAAGCATCTATATGCCTTATGTACACCGGATACCCTAATCTCATTTCAGGTCTTAATGGTATAGATACACTACCTGTGAAAGCCCTTCCGTTTATCTTAGCCATTTCAGCAGCAGCTAACAATCTCAAGGTTTTAGCACTATTTCCATATCTAAATGCAGTAGTCTGGTACCTCAGTCCGAATCTCTTCATAAGATCATAATCTATATGGAATCCGATTATCTCCATTTCTGGATTAGTAGGTCTCATGGGGCTAGTTGCTTCAAGATACGTAACTATACTATTAGAATCTACTGAGGTACTCATATTTATGACTTCATTAGAGTCTATAACATATGTTGGGAGATTAGTATTTACTACATCCATATTATAGAAAGGCGGCTTAAATATAAAGCTACCATTAGTATCCGTAAAAAATTCCATTTGTGCTTGCTCACATACCTCATTAGCTATTTCAAGCTTAGTCATCTCCAAAGATTCTGACCCATCACCCCAATTTTCAAATGAGGCAAAAGGCATACATCTGGCTATCATGTTGAAGTCTAAGGTCAATTTAGCCTTAACTCTCGCAGAGAAATCATATTCTGAAGTTTGCTGAGCATCTCTTACGCTAGGTACAAGACTCTCCCACTCTATAGGCTTAGTCAGACCATACATTTCTAATGGAATTCTTTCTCCCTGCTGTGAACTTTTGTCTCCCAAATCCAAATTAAATCCAAATCTTTGCTCCCAATAACGTGTCATATCTAAAGCAAAAGAACCTAATAATTGGGCTGCATTATCTTGAGTAATACCCCCGTAATCGGGTAACTGTGTAAACTTAGATAGATTCTGATATACAAAATTAGAGGTGGCTTGTCTAACAACTTTACCAGTACTATCCTTGATAGGAGACATAAAATACGATCCACTAAATAAAGCTAATATTATTTCCCATGGATTAAGATTCTTAAATAGCGTAGGAAACTTCTCTAAATAAGGAGCACCGTATAAGCTATTAAAGGAAGAGGGTCTCAAAGTTACTTTCTGCCATTTCCACCATACCAACATATCAGAACATGTGATAGAGAAGGTAAAACTACCACCACTATAGTTCTCAGTAACATCTGTGATTAGTCCCCAAAATACGGGATAGTATTTGGTTTTGTAACCGTCAGAGGAATCAAGAAATCTACCCTTCATATATATTTTTA